ATGTCAATTCATCCCATGACTAAAGTCACGGGTGTTCTTGACATACTTTATAAAACATTCATCTTCTCACCACATCCGCATTCACATACTGGCGCACATAACATGTTATATTCAGGATCTAATCCAAAATCCTTAAGTTTAAAATTTTTAAAATTCCATACAAAATCTATAATATTCATACTAAATCCTCCTGTGTTATACATTCATAAGCAAAGCCTTCATTTGTAGTATAGTAAATGTGTTTTATGCCTAAATCCTTGATGGCAGCCATACATGACGGACATGGCCTAGACATACCATAAGGTTTATCATTTCGTTTTCGATATATATATAATTTTACTTTGGAAAAATCTATATCCAAATGTCGGATGGAATTGATACAGCTAATTTCTGCATGTATTTTAGGAAGAAGTGTTTCCTGATCAACGTCAGTATTTCTATATTTGTTATAATATTTCTGTACTGGATGAGTTTTATTAGTATTACAACCAATACCAACAATATTTCCTTTGTATACTGCCACACAACCGATATGTACGTTTTTATAATCAGAAATATCTGCAGCCTGTCTCGCTTTAGATAAATATCTACGATCAGTTTTAGTAAACAAACTCATCCACTTCCTTTACTGTGGACTGCTTTGCTTTTAATTTTTGTGTTTGAATAATATTTCTTCGACACTGTTCATCAATTTTTCTGTCTGCAATAATCTTTTCTGCGAAGTGCGATCCATGTGATAGGGTAGTAGAATTCGGATATGGAGAAAATTCTGTCAACTGAATTACTCCTCCAAATCTTGTATTATCTCTTAAACTTCTGGTGCAAAATCTTGTGTTCTCTTTCATAATTAGTATCTCCTTTGATTTTCATAATTTTTAAATACATTTTTATCACTCCTTGACTATAGGGATGATTAATAGTTCCTAATTTTATATTCTCTAAACATTCATCAACATTTCATCTTTTTAACGCTATCTCCAAGTTCATCAATAAACGGACTAGGAGTCATAAGATTATCATTGTATGATGCAGTAGAAGAGAGATATAACTCATTCTCTGCTCTTGTAATACCCACATATAATAACCTGCGTTCATCATCGAGATTGTCACTTTTTGCATGTGGGAGCAGTCCATCATTCAATCCAACAATGAACACGATTGGATATTCCAAACCTTTTGCTCTATGAATTGTTGAGAGATGTACTTTATCATTATTCTCCATTGCAACTTGTCTATTGATGTCATCTAAGTACAACATAAACTCGTTTAAATCAAAATACTTTTCTGCAATATTCTGAAAAGCATCCATATTTTCAATCTGTTCCGAAAATCCACCATCATCAGCCTGTTTGCCCTTGCTAACAAAATCATCGATTTTAAGATAGAATCTCAAATATTCAATCATCTCACCAACCGACTCGAATTTTCTGTTCTGTAGTGTATTAATAACTTCATATAATTGATCAATTCCATTTTTGAAACGCCAATTTCTGCGATCAATCGTAAACATTGCATTGTATAAAGAAGTGTTTTTCCTCGTAGCATTTTCTTTGACTTCAGCGAAAAATTTCTGGTCTAACCAACGATTTGGTTTATTATATACATACGAAAATGCTGAACTATCTCCTTCGTGCAATGCCAATTTAAGATAGGAAATCAGTAACTTAATCTCTGGTAGTTCCGTAAACATGACCCCATTAACAACGTCATATGGAATCATATTTTTAGACATGACAGTTTGCAATATTGTCAACTGGGCATTTGTCCTTGCTAGAACAGCCATATCTCTATACTCATTGTTCTCTTTTTTCTCTGTGATCTTTTTACAAATCCAAGAGGCTTCATCATATTCACTTACAAATTTTCTGTATTCAGGGAGCTGATGTGTTCCTTTAGAAGCAATACTTTCTACGTAATTTTTATCCTTACTGTCAGGAATATGTTGTGCTAACATATTCGCCATGCGTACAATATCTGTACTACATCTGTAATTCGTGTTTAAATGGACGATTTTCACATCAGAATAATCCTGATCAAACTGCATAATGTATTCACTTCGCCCACCACGGAAAGAATAGATTGCCTGTAAAGGATCACCTACAATCATAGTATTTTTATTATTAATTCTTTTAAGAAGAAGAGACTGTGCCATAGACACATCCTGAAACTCATCTGATAACACGTAAAGATATTTATTCTGATAAAATTTTAAAATATCTGGGAATTTGTCAAAACACTGATTTGCCATATTCAGAAAATCATCAAATTCAATATAGGACTTATCCTTTTTATAATCTTCATACATTTTATAAATCTTTTTCATCCGATCATCAGGATACGGATCGTCATCTGAATAAATCAAATCATCTGTTGAGCCTAGCATGTTTGTCTTTTGAATTCCCAAAAATCTCAGTATTCCATTATAAGGAACATCATCTTTGTTCTTGCATAATCCAAGTAAATCACAACAAATTTCTTTCAGTGCTTTTTCTTTTTCCCAAGATGCAGTCCATACCTTGTATTTTCCATATCCATATGTAGAAGTAATAATTTTAAGAGCGAGAGAGTGAAAAGTTTCTACATTTACATTAGCTACTCCAAGCTTTCCCAATCTCTGCTCAATGCTTTCTTTTGCCTTTTTACTGAACGTGACAGCCAAAATAGTAGTGGGATCAACTCCATAATTCTTAACCATGTTTAAAATTCTATATGTAAGTACAGATGTCTTTCCAGATCCAGCTGCAGCAATGACAACCATATTTCCGTCTATGGTGTGAATGGCTTCTTTTTGGTTTGTATTAAATTCCATTTTTATATCTCCTTTGCTAATTAATTTGAAGCGTGTATTCATCTTCAACTTTACGTTTATTAATTCTCTTCCCAAGATATTCAGTTTCATTGTTTATTGTCATTTCGCACAATCCCTTAAAACACAGGGAATAATCATCTTTACTTTCATAGATCGTATATTTTCGAGGTGATTTATCAAAACGTTTTTGGGCATTGCCAATAATCATCTCTGTGAAAGTATCATTAAATTTTTTGATAATATTGGATTGATGTGGGAATTGATTTAGAACAAAACTACATTTGTCAAGATCGATGTAATAAGCTTCATATGACTTATAGACAAGTTTGATTTTGCGTTTATATAATTCATCTTTGAGGGCTTCATTAAATCGTTGTGATTTTTTGCTGTAATATCTTTCTGATGCATTTGTGATATTTGCTTTTTCATCAGCAACCTTAATACAAGCAGCATAAAAGTCCATATCCTCTTTAGACGCTTCTCTAGTTTCCAATTTAATATTTGCATGAACAACTCCATCTGAATCGATTTCAACCATCTCGTCGGATACTTCAGAAGTGATCTTGTACACATCACGCCAGATGATAAGACCTGCAGATTTAAGATAATCCAGAGCATTCATAATATAATACTCAATCATATCATCTGATTTATTATAAAATTCATTAATAGTATCCAATTCGTATTTAATAGCTCTGCTAGTTTCCTCTTTATTATATTTACAGAGATTATAATTTTGATTAACCATATTAATTTCTCTGGCCCATTTACCAAGCGTGATATCAATTTTTCGATTCTGATCATGTCCATTAATAATTTTTTCCAGTAATAGTGGAACAATATATTGATATAGAGAAGCATTCATCTTCTTAAAATTAGCTGGTAAGATATATGGATAGACTTCTGTAATCTCATATTCTCTTTTACCAAGATCAACAATTTTACAGTATCTGGACATTTTTTCCAAAAGAGTCCTTTTGTTCTTTGTTAGAAGCTTACCATTTTTGATGTACGACTCCTTAACAGCAGGGCTTGCATACTTGTTTACGAGATCAATTTCTTTAATTTTCCCTTGTTTTACAACCATTTTTTCCATTTTTTGATTTTTCCTCCTTTAAAATTCCCTTATTTTTTCTGGGAAAAGTTCCTCTCGAAAACGGGTACCAAAAGTTCCTAATATATAATATATATAGGGAAGAAATGGTACCCGCATTTCACCCAGTATTTATAAGCAAAAAATTGCTCTATTTTATAATCTGTTTATAATTGGTTAATGAATACTTTATACATTTTGCATTAACTGGTGGCTGCTTGCAGTCGCCAGAACGATGAGCAACGTAGCGAAGCGAAGTAGCGGAATCGTTGGTAGCGTGGCACACTATTGTCAATCCAACCGTGTAACCAAAAACTACCGTAGCCACTTTTAATGATCAATTCCAATAATAAAAGAGTGGTTCCTACTATATTTTCTCCATTTATTATTGAATAGTTTTATAAAATTGTTCTCTCATCCAGAATTGCATCAACCATTTCTTCGAATAAACTTCTGTATTCTTTGTCATAAGCTAGTGCATCCATGGTCATACAATTCTTTAGATTATTATTATGACAATAGTCATCTATCATCTGATTTAAATCCTTATCTGGATATTGTTCTCCAAATTTTTCAAATAATTTTCTATATAATGTTTTGTAATCATCAATTCCATATTTCATCATAATTCGCTTAAATTTAGGCATCATAACACTTACCCAATATGGCATTTTCTTAATTGGTAATGTTTCCAGTATAGACATTTTGTTTTCTAGTGTAGTCAACCGTTCATTTAGCTGTGCAACATCAGTATTATATCTATCATATAACAAGCTAATTGCTTGATTCATATCATTTTGAGCCTGAATAAGAGTTTGAAGGGATTTAATAATTGGCTGTAAATTTATAGATGTAAGAGTATTATTTCTATATCTTTCTACGATGTCCCATACCCAATCCATAAATTCGTCAGCTTTCTTTTGATGGGACCAACGGCAGATTTCCATGACACCTCGTTCTGTATAGTAAACACGTTCTGTAGTTAAATTATTTCGACTACCTCCAGATTGGGGGTGATCGAAAGTAGAATCCTTCACCCTCAAGCATAATGATTCCAAACGATCTTGATGTTTCAAATGGATTTTTTGAATTGCTTTAGAAGGATCTTTATATTCCAATGCTTGTCCAATTTGTTCTCTTGTCAATAGAATGTCGTCATTCATATTTTTGTAAAAGCTGCAGTTTAGTTCTCCAAATTTTTCTGTTGTGATCAGTTTTAAATTATTGCTCATAGTAAATATCTCCTTTGTATTTATTATTTTCTTTGATATTTATTTATTCTCTTTTTGATTTGAACCATTTTTAATTTTATGATTTTGTTAATCTTTATTTTCGAACATAAAAATAGCAGACAAGATTTCTCTCATCTGCTATTAAAATTATTTTTGTATTTTGTTTTATTCTATTTCTGTATCAGTTAACCATTCTATATCAGGACTTGCAATTAATCTAGCATTATTATATGCCATATCTAATGTTAGACAAGTGAATCCTTGATAACAATTATCTAATTTTGTAACAGCTAATGCTAGATTTGGTTTTCCTTCATCGGTATCTAGACACAACGGTAATAGTAATTGGATTTTGTCTTCATAACATTGCGGTATTGCTAATTTATAATTTGCTGAGACTCTACGTTTCATTAACTCAACTGCACCTGTAAGAATACACATTTTATTTTCTTTTTCTAGAAACCCTTCTGGTAAACGTTCTTTATTTCTTTCATCTTCTAGAATATGCTTAAAATGAATGTCTATAGGGTAGTGCCAATCGAAGAGTAGTAGTGATGGATCTTTGAAATAGTTTGCTTTCTGAGGTCGTTCTGATATTCCATGCTGATTTAATTCATGTCCAGTAAGGAAAGAGATATTATATTCTGAATTTGAATAAGCATAGATTGGCTCATAATATTTCGTAAACAATCCTGTGTTGAATAATGCATAATTTGTTCTATAAATGATTTGTCCATCCGTTCTAAGCTTTTTATATGTATGAACCAGGTAATTTGTTAGAATTCCATTATTAGGATATGTTTTGTTTGACCAATTTTCTTCTTTTGCTTTCCTGGCAAGCATATCTGTATAATCCTTCCAATTTACATTGAAGTGTGCCATATATTCCATCCCCTTCGTATTTTTGAATGCTGTTCTAAGTATATCATATTTTCTGGATTCATGAAATGGATCTGTGGAGGTATATTCTGGTAAATATAATTCACATGAATAAGACTCATACGAATCTTGTTTTAGAGGAATATTTTGTCCTTGTAATTTAGTGTAAGTATTTGTGTAAGCTTCTTTGGCTGATTCTGCATATACCATAAAGATATGATCGTATGGTTCATAACAATAAGCTGCAGTAGTTGGTACTAAATATGTATTCATAGCTTAAAATCTCCTTTAAGATATAATTTTTCTTTTGCAAAATATTATTCTCTCATTGGAAATTTTATTTTTTGATTTTTGAATGTAGTGTATTGAATGGCAAAGATGTTTTGCTACTGTGGTTTTAAATACCCCTCCCTATAACACATTTGATAGGAGAGTGTACATATCATTTCTTAGGTGTGATCGTGGGAGAGTATGCGAGATTATTTTTCTAGGACGGATTTAGATGTGTTTGGTGGATAGTTGTTAGGGTATAGATATAAGATCGATTTAAAACTTGTAGAAGTATCTTTTTGTATAGGGTAGGTGATTTTATGGTCATCTACCCTTATTTTATTTGAGTTATTTCCTATTTAAAATGTGATACTGACACTAAGTTTGATTCTGTACATATAATTGTTTGCCAGTAAAGTTGATCCGAGACAACAGGGAATTGATATTTCGGTACGTTTTTCTAATTTATTATATCCTACTACAGATATACGAATATCATCTTCTGCAGCGAGTCTTTGTAATTCTTTTAAATATTCATCATATGCAGATTGGTTTGTAATAACATAAGAGATTACGCATGATGTTTCTTGTACTTGTCCAGAAAATAATCCTCTTCTATGCATGGTTGTTCTTGTTTCACAGACTCGTCTGACATATTCTGCAGCTTCTGGTTCGCCCGAATAGGAATCCGGATAATAGCAAGAGATATATTTATGATTGCCTATAGTTGTGTACTCATTATGCTGTGCTTTGGAGCGTAAAAGATCTTTTACACCAGAATAATCAAGTCTGGCATTTGTTTGTGCTTCAGATGTTGCTTTGACCTGGATCTGCTTCTGTGTTGGGGTAAGGCTGGACAATTCATCACGAAATGACATCATTTTCCTTCTTTCTTTTGTAGGTGGACAGTTTATAGGGCGTATGTGTTTGAATGGATTCTAGATTGATTATAATACTGTTTTGTCCTTAGATCAAGAGTAGGGATGATTTGTGATGGTGTTGGATGGAATTGTGGAGGAGTGATGAGTAAGTTAATGTAGAAGAGAGTAATTTTTGCGTGGTGAAATACTTATCGTTGGAGTTTGGGATTTATATAGGTTATTTTGGAACGGATGTGTGAAAGTTGGAAATGAAATATGAATGGTAGAGTGATTTTAAGGCTTGATTATTGGGGTTAACGATAAAGGGTACGATAAGGTGTTTTAGGGTAATATAATTGGATTTTTGGCTTGATTATTGGGCAAAATGGGGATTGTTTTTGGATGGGTGGAATGGGAGGGTGGTGAGATAGGGATAATGGTGAGATTGGGTGGAGTGATGGATTTTGGAGTTGGTGTGTGGATGAACCAGCTATGTGAGATTTCAAAAAATTCAGATAATTTACTGATTTTAACTACCCCCGTCTGAACATTTAGACAATGAGCAGATCACAACGTCATTTTACCCCGAAAAACAGGTATTTTATAGGGCATAACACAATTCTAATACAATTCAAAATATTTTGACAATAGATAAAATTTTTCCTATTGTTTGGTAAAATAAAAATTTTTGACCATGGCGCGCTCTGCTCCGGTGACAAGGCGAAAAAAGGCAGTAAAGTGTGACGTAAAGTCATATGTAAAAATTTTACATATCGAAAATAGTAATGATTACTATTATCAAGTTATCCACAATGGTTTTCCACGTTATCCACAATTTCCACATATACCAATGCTAAACAAAAAGTTTACCAGTACTAAACCGCACATTTCTATAAATTCAATAATAGTAATCATTCCTAATTTCTTAAATATGACCATTAGTCATAAAAATATGACCATTAGTCATTCTAAACCGACCATTAGTCAACCTTCTATTCCGGCGCGCTCTACAATCAATACCCTTTTTTGTCCAGATCTGCTTTTATTAAATTTTTGATATATTCGGCTTTATTCACACTATTTTCTGAAATATATCTTTCAAATCTTTCAAACTCTGATAATTCTTTTGGAGTGTAGCGTATTGCGACACTTTTACATTGCGAGTTATATTTTCTGACAGCTTTTAGTTGTGACTCATTGGTTTCTGACAATATGACACCTTCTTTCAATTATTTTATTTTCGTCACTTTGTACAATAAACTATACGTTCTATTGTATAATATTACTATTCGTCAATATGCTGCATAATACTACTATTCACGCTATATCTATTGTATATATTACACAATGACAATTAATCAACTAGCAATATGCACTAAAAATAGTTCTATGCATGTTTATATTTTGTGTATAATTTAGCTAAAAAACGCTTGCAATCTATGCATGTTTATGAGATAATACAATTACCGAAAGGGTAATAGCCTAAACGGTACGCGAACGGTCGTTTCGTTCGCGGTGTTTCTTCCTCTGTATGTCGGACACCGACCGACAAAAAAGTTTTAAAAAATCCTAAAAAGGGGTTGACAAACCCCGATAAAAGGGTTATAATAGCATTAAAGATAAGGGCAAAACCTTTTACAAGACCAAACCCATATCTTTACATAGCCCAACAAGGGCATGGGAATTGTGGTTTCCCCTTTGCACACATAGTGCTTTGCACACATAGTGCAATCTAAGTTCTTTACCGTTCTTAGATTCTAGCACAGATCGTGCAAAAAGTCCACTACTTTTAAAGTCCGAACAAAAAAACAGTCTATGCATGGACTGAGTACAGCCGTTCTTCCTAGAAGATCGACTAAAGATCAAAAAAGTGCATAGGTTGCTAGAGGTTACCCAGCGGCATTATATTATGGGGATTTACTCTATACAAACTCCCATAGTGGGAGAAAATAACCGCTTTGCGGCGGCACGGTCGGTAATGCCGTGTGAAACATTGCAAGCTCTCCCCTTTTTGAAGGCGGGAACGAGACGTATATATATTTATAGGTATATACGGGACAGGGTAGCACCCTTGGCAATGGGTCTTTCAAGCGTCCTATATTCTAGGCAGTGGGAGAGCAACAACGTTTGAAAGATACCAACCGGATTTAAAAAGTCCTTAATAAAACAGCTCAGCTAATTTAAAAAAGCTGTCCGGTGTAATTCATAACCATACTTATAACACTGGAAAATACATAAGAGCGTATGAAAAGCGCGGGGGAGCAGGAAATAAGGTGACACTTAGTTCTCAGTATAGGGTAACACCTAGCTTATGACTTCCGCGCCTCTTTCATTACGGAAAATAAATATTACATAGTATAAAGTGGCAGCGCTACCAGTCTGTCCTTTTATAGTGTGCAATAACACACCTAAAACAAAAACTAAAAAAATAAAAATAATGCACCTGTGCGTAAAACAGGAGAAATGGAACAATTATGATGAACTTAAACATTAATTTTCTGAACGAATCCGCAACTGTAGAGCAGGTGAAAAACCTGCACGTAGCTATCAATCATGAAGGAACTGAGATGAGCATTCAGCTTTGCAAGGATGACATCTCACGGACTGAAAAACAGATTTCTAATCTGGAAAAAGCAGAGAGTAAAACAGAGGATCAGAAAGAAAAGGAACGGGAGGCGCTCAATGCGAAACTCGATGATTTGAAGGAGGCACTTGAAAAACTGAAAACAGATGCAGCAGAAACACTTCCAGTCTATACTCAGGTAGTAACCGAAATGAGCGTTAAAAACGAAAATCATTTCGGAAACGACAAGGACGTAGTGCGCACTGTATTGCGGATTTTGGCAACCTGGGATAACTCTAAGCTTATCAAGTACGCAATCATTCCGGCTTTCCAGTCTCCAGAACTCTACAATGCACTGGAGGCAATCCATGTAAGTTCTAAAGCAAGTGATGACGGCGCGCTTGTTATGTCCAATGAAGTAAAGGAAGCCTATAAAAAGGCTTCCGCGGAACTTGAAACTATCATTAAGAAAACTTTCAGTCTGCCGTTTGAAACTCCGTACACGACAAAAACCCGTGTAAAACTTACGGCAGAAGATAAGAAACTACTGAATGATTGTTATGTGAAAGGATTCACTAACAAGTTTTCAGTAGACGAGAAAACAGGCAACGTGGATTTCAGCAAAAGACAGGTGAACACACTTGTTAAGGCAAAACGCAACAAGAAAACAGGCAAGGTAGAATATGACTATTCCGGACTTGCGGTAACGATTGCAAATATTGTGATCAAACATTATTTCAAATAATGACCATTAGTATAGAAAAAGGGCGGTGCAATTCCGCCCAATGGTTTTACAAAAAATAAAAAGGCAACCATGCCAAAAATGGTAGAAAGAAGGTAAATTATGGCAAGAAAAGAAAGATATGAATACGCATGTTCACGGTGTGGTAATAATTGCTGGGGATGTTTCTATGCAGAAGAATGTCCAGTATGGAATGATCAGCAGGACGCAGAACCGACGCAGATTCCTGTAACTGAAGTCTACATGTCGCTCTGCGAAGGTAGACACGAGATTCCACAGGCAATTGACGGATCTATTTTCGGAACGGAACTTGATCCGCTCGATCTCTCCGGAATGGAAAGAGAAGCAACAGAACAGCTCCGCGGCGTTTTTACACTAAACCTGTACGTAACAGGTCTGACGGTTGCGCTCATTGCCGTTCTTAATGTGTGCAGAGAACAGAAAATCAAAGTTACTCTGTATCACTATAACAGAGAAACTGGAAAATATTATCCGCAGGAGGTAAAATAGAAATGAAAGTGTATAAGATATTTAGATCTGAGGAAATTCACAAGGTAGATTTTCCAATGAACACGATTATTCTTTCCGCTTCAAACGGAACTATGATCGTAGCTTTGCCGGATGCTTTCAAACGGCACAATAAAGGCAGAATCAGAATAGAAGTGTGGGACGGTTCCCGTTGGATTGTCACGACCGCACAAAATAAATACACGGAAATGTTGTGGGATTTCCAGATCCGAGAATCACGGCAGCGGCGCAAGGCAGAAGGCAAAAAGTACAACGGGAACTATTCTGCCATGATGCGCCATGAACGTGCAAAGAAGAAGGGAACTGGTGGCGAGTTCCTGGGCAAGTTCTGCGGAACCGTCACGGATTATGAATGCGCAAAAAGAACCTTGCATGATTTTCCACAGTCTTATACTGTATTGTATAATTAAAAATTATATGATAGAATGGAGGTGAGGAGGAAAAAGAAAATGAAATTAGATTATTCAAAACTTTTCGACAGAATGAAAAGCGAAAATATAAAACATTTAGATTTAAAAAAAGAAGTTGGCGTTGGGGGAAGTACACTTGATCATCTGCGGAAAAATGAAAGTGTCACAATGGAAACAATAGGGAAATTATGTGAATATTTTCGTTGTACACCCAATGATATTGTTGACGTCATTTTTGATGACGCTGACAACGCAAAAGAAAAAGCAGAATTGCAATCTCAGATTGCAGCTTTGCAAGAGAAATTAGAAAAATTGTAATAGGTATATCAGGCACTCTAACCATTTTTGGTTAGGGTGCTTTTTTTATGCCCTTTTTTAATTTTGATTTTCAAACTAAAAACGCAAATCCAAACGCAAACCAAAAAGGAGGAACAGAACTATGTTCAAAAAATTAGTCATCACACTCTTAACAGCAACAACTATCTTTTCCGGAATCGCAGCGATCAATACAACCGTATCACGGCAGAACTCCGCAACGGAAACCAACAACCGAAAACTTGACTATTCCGCCGAACATGATTACAGCTACGCCGATTCGTTTATTGCTGACGTAGTAGATTGGAATACTAACGGCGAAGAACTGGCACTTATGACAAGTGACGGCTATGAATTTTACGCCTATAAGTCTGCAAACGAATATGAGTTCAACAAGGCATACGTGGGACTTAATGACATTGTAGACGTAGAAAAGGCAGAAGGCAAAATCCGAATTTATACAAAAGATGGAAACGTTTATGAGATTTTCGGACTGACAAGAGAAAACTAAAAGGCAAACATAAAATTCTATCTTGTACAGTTATAACAAATATGTTATAATAAACTTGACGAAGGAGGAATATAATAAATGTATACAGTAGAATTTTATAAGGACGCAAACGATCATTGCGAAATTGGAGAATATTTCGCAGAGCTTGCGGAAAAGGCAAAGACAGATAAAAACGCAAGAATCAACATGAACAAGATTGCAGAATATATTTTGTTGCTTAAGCGAAACGGCACAAGAATCGGATATCCTGTAGTCCGACCGATCGAAGGAGATGTTTGGGAACTGCGACCATTAAAGAATCGAATTTTCTTCTTCTACTGGAAAGAGAATAAGTTTGTGTTACTAAGTCATTACATGAAAAAGTCGCAGAAAGCGCCGAAAAGAGAAATCGAAAAGGCAAAGGCAAATATGCGAGACTGGTTAGAAAGAGAGGGAAAATAGCTATGAAAGCGCATAAAAATTTCGAAGATATGTTCAACGATCCGGAATATTTTTCCGAAGAAGACAAGGCAGAAATCAATTTTGAAGTCGCATTGATTGAGAAAGTAAAGGAGATGAGAGAGTCCAGCGGATTCTCTCAGACCCAACTTGCAAAGGCAAGCGGAGTTAAACAGTCAGCGATCGCCAGAATGGAAAGTATGAAAGCAGTGCCGCAGATTGACACACTTATTAAATTGCTTGTACCAATGGGATATACATTAGATATTGTCCCATTGCGGAAATAGTCCTTATAAACTAAATACTGTATACATTTTAATAGCAGCCATCACGAAAACGATGGCTGTTATTTTTGTACTCAAAATTCGAAAAAGGCAAATAGAGAATAAAACAAAAAAGCAAAGGAGAAAAAAATGAGAGATAAAATTTTAAAAGTAAGTTATATCCTGGCATGGATCGGCGCAATCTGGTTCATGCTCAGTTTGGAAGCTAGTATGTGGAATATTATTCCATCTCTTCTGTGTATTGCGTATGTTTATGCTTTTGGCGAAGCGAACAACGGAAACTGGATCATTTCGCCGCACTAAGAACTATGAATTATAAGTTATGCACTTATAATTATGCATAATATATACATAATCAAATTAATTAAGAAAGGGAAATTAAAAATCATGAGAAAAGTATTTGAAATCAAAGTAACAAGTAGCGCAAGTTTTTATTCTTATCTTGCATTATCCGGAATCGACTTTGAAGCAAAAGAGAAACCGGAAGTCATCATCTTTACCTGTGATATGACAGAAGCAGAATTTGCGGCAGCAGTCCAGTATTGCAACAAGCTGGCGGAAGAACGGAAATTCAACGAGTCTGTAGGAAAATACAAGAAACTCCACGAGGAATATCTTACTTTGCAGCAGGTAAAGGAAGCGTTAGACGATCTGTTCCGTGACATCAGCCGTCAGGCATTTTACAAACAGAAAGAAGCAGAAAGGGAACTGGCGGAAATCTGCTATCAGAAAATTCTGGAAAAGGCAAACGGAAATCCATTCATGACAGAAACAGAAATTACAGAGCTTGTGACTAAAACCGGATTAAAAGTTCTGAGAGAATGCGGCAAGATTGTAAAGGTTGATTTCGGAAATGCATTCATTGACAAAGAAACAGGAGCTTTCTATATCTTTGACGGAGCAGTAAGAGCAAGAATGATTGATGAAATTTATTATAGAATCCGGTAAGGCAAAATTACAGAAAGGAGCTGATGCACAATCACACAACGCAAAATAGAAAGCTGGTCACTAAACCGCCGTATAGAATCTTTACGGCAAATGGATCGTAGACTTGCAGAACTAAACATTGCAAGCCGTGATACGATCTGGAAAGAATACGGTGGAGGACTAAGAGAAAATGAAAAGGCAACGCTTGAAAATTGGAAGCGAATTGCCGAAGATGACATACTGTATGATAATGCTATATATTGTTATATGGTATGTACATTAGAACCATATACATTATGTGGTTTCGAAAACTGAACACAGAGAATAGAAAAGCAGGTTGAAATATACCTGTTATTTTTATGCTCAAAATCAAAGGGAAATTCAAAATAATAAAACATAAAAAGGAGAATAAAATTATGTGTAAGAAATTTAAAGAAGTAACAGGAAGAGAAAACAAAGGGAACGTAGGAATGTTAAAAGGTTTACTCAAAGATGCAGTTGATAGAAATGCACCAAACGAGGTTCTTTCAGTTCCGGTTGACTTGTTGGAAATTGATCCATCTTATCAGATCGAAGCAAGAACGGACAGAAATTTAAATTATCTTGTTTCGAATTGGGATGATAACCAGTGTCAGCCGTTACAGGGCGTCCCGCACTGGGAAGAAGGCAAAATTTACCTTTTTGATGGTTACGGCAGATGGATTGCTTCACAGATGATTGTAAATCCTAAAGATGATTTACGGGTTATGGTTGCATTAAATGCACCGCAAGATCCAACGGAAAGAAGAATATATGAAGCTAAAATGTATGCCTTCCAGAATAAATTTGTTGCAAAAATGACAGCTCCGCAGACACACGGCGCTAGATTAATCATGCATGATAAAGCAACAGAAATTCTTGAACAGCTCAAAGGTAAGTACGGTTTTGAATTTGTACAGAGTTCTGGCAAGCGCGGGCATCAGTATTAGGAAGCTATACAGAGGCACTCGATCTTTGCAAGAAGGGAGAAAACGTGGCAGATTATGTTTTTGATATTTGCAAACGTGCAGGCTTTGACAGAAAGGCAAATGGATATAGTACATATGTGATGAGAGCATTACGAGATGTATATAAACTGTATCCTTATACCAGAACTGAAAATGCAGAAGTTCTCGTCAAATATTTAAGAGGTATTGATCCTCTTTTTCTGAAAGCGAATGCGGTTACAAAATATCCGTTGCTCGATTTTAAAATTGCAACAAGTTTATTCATGGAAGATATTCTTGTTGAGAAGGCAAAACGGAAACATGTAAGAAAAACAGAAGGCAAACATGTATTTATGATTCAGCCAGAACCTGTACAGGCAAAATAAATAATACATAGCAAGCAATACATATACATATTTTACATAGGGAGTTCGGAATAAGAAAGCACCACCTTATCCCTCCACATATATATAGGAAGAAACACCGTCAGCCTAGCTAACTGATGGTGTTTTCTTTCACTCAAAAACACAAACGAGAAAGGAGAATAATGATTATGTCAATGGATGATTTACGGAATCTGCTTTCGGATGACGAATATGCAGGACTTGAAGAGTATTTATCCGAAAGCGAAAGTGAAAATTAAGTAGTTAGACAGTGCAGAGAAGGTAAGTTACCTTGTCTGTGCTGATGTGATTATTTGATTCAATCACGAGAAAGAGAGGAAGAGAAAATGAAAGAAACATTACGGTACAACTTATTAAAACAGAAACGGTTTACAGATTTATCTGTAGAGCTGGAAACAAACGATGATCTTTGGAATGAAGTTTGTGCGATGTTTGAAGGGAAATTGCAGGAAAGCGACAATGAATTACGTGTGACATCTTTGGTGAATTACTGCAAAAACAAAGAAGATGGAGAAATTTTCCTTGAATCGTTAGAGGAGAACTTAGGAATTAATCTAATCGAATTTGTATAAGGAAGAAGGGAGAATAAAATGGAAACACGACATAATCCAGCTGGCTTTGATTATGAAATCATTGCTCAAAAGAAAGAGTACGCACTCATCAAAATGGAAAACACAGAAGAGTACAAGATCGTATCCGACATCTGTGCTGATGGAAGTTGGGCTTACACTGCTGCCTCATGGATGTATGGAAATTATGGAACCTGTGGAACGCCAGAAATCTTTGTTTTACAGAATGCGATTGATTCATTTCGTTACAAAACGGAAAATTATTATATTCCACGTTCACGCCTGGAAGAACTTGCAACACAATGGAAAGATACTCTTCTGGAAGAATGTAATATGACAGATGAAGAACAGTACGAATATTTCATGAATGAATGTGCTATGGATGATGCAGAATTAGAATTTTTCGGATTATTAAAAGGAGATGATGAATAATGTCGAGACGACGAAAGCCAAAGGAAGTTCTGGATTTTGAAAGGGAATATTTATTTCCTAATGGATTCAGAGAAACAAGAGTGAACGGAAGAGATGGTACTGGATCACACTTACATTATTTAAACCGTGTAACTCACAAGAGAATTGAAGTAAATACACGGCTGAATAGAGAAGTAAAAGCAAGACTGATTAAAGAGAATAACCTTGTGTCGAATAAAAAAGTGAAAGGAATGAAGAAAAATGAAAGTCCCACATTGCGCCGTGTTCGATCCGGATCATTACAATATTGTTGACATTACCGACTATGAAAAGTACCGTCAGCACATCGAACAGCAGCGCGAAATGGAAATTCAAAAAGAGAAAGCAAGGCGCAAAAGAGAAATAGAACGCCGTAAATACATAGCACAGAAAATCTTTTGTGTGATGCTTATGATTGTTGGATATCTACTCATTAGATATGCAAGCGATACCTGGCCGTTAGGGGTAACGTTCATTTTATTCGGGCTGTTAGTAATCACAGAAAGGAAAGCGATTTTATGGTGATTTGGATAAAAATCTTTGATCGGTATGAACCCGTACTGTATATACAGAAGGACACTTTGCGGCATATGACCGTTTTGTATGTAAGAACAGAAAATACAATGGTTGATGTATATATGAGTCTTGACGGTCGATTATTTGCAACAAGAAAATCTGTAATGGAAGGAGGCAAGGGAATGTGTACGTTGTAGCAAGTGATGGTGTAGAAACACAAGCCAGAAAATTAAAATCAACTGTTTCTGTTCCGAAAGCGAAAATGCTAGTAGAAAATTTGAGAGATACAGATTATCTCGGTCTAAAATATTGGTTGGAAGATGATGATGGGAATGAAATTGAAACGGAGGACTAAATCATGGCAAAAGAATTTATTTACAGCAAGACAAGAGAAATTGGAACTATTGGTAAAAACACAGTGGAAATCGGACATTACACTGTTGATGGCAAAGAAATGCCTGATAAGGTATACATGGTCACGAAGTTTTCACGGAAAGATGGAACTGAAAGCACGAAGGCAACTGCGATCTGTAGTGTGGTAGATGCAAATGAACTTGGTAAGCTGCTGATGAAGGTAAAGTAAGGAGGAATACATAATGGAAAACTGGATCAAGAAAATGAATGAGATGTTTGAGGAAAACGTATATACAAACGAAGGACGCGTCACAGTAGATTATTGTGAGAATGCGAAATGTATTCTTATCAATGTGTGCGGTGACACGACGATCATCAAAGATCTTGATAGACTTAATGATTTCGGGTTGATGATGAAATGTATGACAACAGTTCGGAATCTTTATGAACCTTATAATGATTAAAATACAGCAAGGCAGTTAGGAGAATAAATACCTAGCTGCCTATTTTATTACAGAGAAGGGAGAATAATTATGAGAGACTTACGGCCAGGAGATAGAATTCATTGTCAGGGCATTGTTTGTACAATTAAAGAGATTGCATGACAGGAGCCGTGGGAATGGAGAGAGGCATATTACTTAGAGTTTCGTGATACAAACGGAGTTTATAGGTCGTGGAAACAGAATTACGATGGCAGATTTGCGGATCTGGAATAGATAAAATGGAGATGTGAAATATGGATTATGAGACAAAGCACAGATTATGGGGATACTATGAGGCGATTCAAATTTGTAAAGAACTGTGTGAACAGCAAGGATACGATGTAAATGAAATATGCGGAGATAAAATTCTCAAAAGGAAAAGAAAAATTCGTGAAATTTATAAACGAGAGAATGAAAAACCAGAAAGACATATTGTGCATGAAAATGGAATTGACGGGTATATTGAATTACTTCGACTTCCAGAAGAAATCACTACAAGGGAAACAGCGGATGAATGGTTCCAATATAATGAATATATGGAATGTGTTCCTTCTGTGTTTGATTGTACGGGACAGAGATTTACGAGTTGGTACAAACTTGTTGAAAGAAATGGAAGATGGTGGGCTTACCATTGCATTTCTATGGATGTGTAAAAACAATACGTGAATTAATTCAAATAATAATGAAAAGGATAAAAAAGAATGAATGTTTTGAGAGTCGAATTAGTAAGAGAAGTTGGTAGATTAAGAACATATAAAATTATATACAACGAGGACATTAAGTTTGAAACAACACTTGTAGGAAAAACATTCAATTATGGCGAAGGAATAGATGGTGTTATCCCTGAAGCTGTACTTGATTTTGTTGAGAAATGGATTCTTGAAGAGATTTGAAAAAGAGAGACGGTGAAAATTGTGGTAATAAAAATCTATAGAAATAAGAAAAATAAAAATAAATATATTGAAGTTCATAATGACGGATATTATCACAATGCCGTCAAACAGTATATGTACTGGACAGAAGTCAATGTTAAAAATCTATTAGGAGATAGAAAACTACATAGATGGAGAAAAGGAAATTTAAAAGAATTACTTGAAGATTATGAGGAGGTTTAAATTATGTATATGCATATTCACACTACTGAAGAAAATTATGAATACAGAATGAAAAACATTATAAAGGCACTCGTCAAAGATTATGGACTTAATGAATTAAATCCGGAAGAATTACAATATAAGATATGGACAGACTATGCAAAGGAATTTGCTCATGCCGTTTTACAAGATATGGTTGATTTTTCCGGTGACGAATTGTTTGAGGTTGGAGAGTAAAAATGTAGATTTTTACGGATAGAATAGCAATTCCAAAAGAGAGAATAACATAACGAGATAGATAAAAGCAGAGATGGCGTTCTCTGCTTTTTCTATAAATACATACAAGGAGGTGTGTAGCTATGCCGTACATGAAATACGGAAACTGGTATATCCCAGGATGCAGCATTGCTTTTCCAACAGAACGAGAAGCCTGGGAATATATTGAAGGCTAACAACAATGGGGCAATGGAAATTCCATGTAAGTCCCCAATTCCTTGAATAGTTATTATAACAGAAAGTGAGAGCGATGTAAATGAATAAAACAGAATGTGAAAATTGTAAAAGAGTTATGGAAGAAGGAATTCGAAATGCAAATCGGGCGATTAAAGAATTTACAGAAGCAAATGAAACCGATAGCAGAGTGCATTTTGAAATTTTACGGATGAAAGCTGAAAATCACAGAGGATATTCAGAAGGTATTCTTCAGGCACTTGTATGTATTGGTTTTAAGCATGATCGGATGAGAGAATTAGAAGATTTACTCGGAATTTAGGAGAAACGGAAATGGAACATTGGGAAAATGACTATGAAGACAAAATCTTATCATATCAGGAAAGTGAAACAGATGAATGTGGCAGCTGTGAGTATAAGCAGAATTGTAGAAGTCAATGTATGGAAATTGCTGCAACATACAATTCTAATTTAAAAGCGAGGTACCTGAACGTGGCAAGATTTGATATGGTAGAACCCATAAATTAATATTAGATGAAACAAGATTTTCATTTGGATTTTAGAATTGGAGGAAAATATTATGGTACAAACAATTAAAATTTCAAACGCGGAAATGAAGTTAATTAACGATTTACTTAATCTTACAGGCGATGAAATTTATCAGAAATATGGGTATAAACGAGATGAGACGATTACACACGCCGCAAAATTCCCAAACGGAATTGAAGTGGATATTAAATTAGTAATTTGTGAAGAAGAAGCTCCATATACAGAAGGGGTATTATTCCATAATGGGTTTGAGTTGACATGCACAGAGCCAGGTTGCACATATGACGGTGAATGGAATTTTGAATGTAATGGAATTGAGTACACTGTTTTTGTAGAAGTAGAAAACTGATGAAACGATGATTTATAGGGTGGAAAAATATGAATTTTATAAAAATTATTTGTAATTCATTTGAAGAAAGAGATTACATTCATGAACAAGGTTGTATTGTGAATGAGAAAAATTGTGACAAAGGTAAACATTATGAATGTTGGAAGTGTCCATTTGCAACTTGTAACATTTCATTCGAAGTCAAAGAGAACAAAAAGAAATGATGATTTGTTAGATAGAAGTGTAAACGTGAATTATATAGATGAAACGTAGATTTCAGGAGGAAATAACATGGTGTATGAATGGGAATTAGAAAAAGTAAAAGATTGGACAACAGAAGAGATTAAAAACAGAATTTGGATGTCAGTTGATTGTAACCAACCTATTGCAGGATGTGTTTCTGTTGAAGCTTTAAGAATGGAACTCAAGTTAAGAGGTGAAGAACCGATTGGTTATCACAATACATAAATAATAAGAAAGCGAGTGGATAATATGACAAGAGAAAAAGCAACTGAAATAGTATCAGAGTTTTTAAAAGAAATGAATCCTGAAATGTGGAGCGGAAATGGAAATAAACCAACATCGTTTGATAACAGAGCTTGGCAATATCCATTAACAAACGAAATTAATCTTGAAATTACATTTGTTAATAACGAAGAAGATGGATGGTGTCATTATTGTGATTTAGTATATGTATCTGACAATTCTTCGTTTGATATGTTGAGTGGGTATGGAATTAATTCCGTACAGAATATTATTGATACAGTATTGGATTTATGTAGAGATTATGAGTAGTAATGAAATGGAAAGTATTAGGAGGAAAATAATATGGATATTGAAGAAATGATGATGGACTTTATATTACATAAGGCAAACAATGAACAGATTGAACAGTTTTTCGGATATGCAAACCATGATTTCAGTAAAGAGGATATTGAAGATAATCTAAGTCAGATGCCAGATGATGTATTTGATGAACTGGTAAAAGAATTCGAACTCCCTACTGATGGAGTTAAATTATAAATGAGGAGTGATTTTATATGAGAAATAGTTACGAAAGATTGAAGAGTATACAGACATCCTTGATTGAATTATCAAATAGCCTTGATGAACAGTATTGTAAGATGTATCAGGAATGTAGGGATGAAATTATTAATGATAGAAGAGAATATGAGACAAAGAAAAATGAAATGTATTCGCTTTATGAGAAAATTTCAGATAGTGATTCAATGAGAATGACATGGATCAAGAATAAATTACCGTGGTATATTATAAAATTTTGTAAAATTACAAGTACAGAAATATCTTTAAGAGACACAAGTATTTTTATTGGTGTAAACTTCGGTAAATCGTGCATACCACATTGTTATATTGAAATTACACCGAAAGATATTGGGTGGAAATAACAGTGAAACGGAAAGTATAGGAGGAAAACATTTGAATAAGGAAGAAAGTTTGGCTTTTTTACAAAATTGTATAGAGAAAGTAAAAAGAGCAACAGCACAGGATATTCAATTCTATAAAGAAGTTTATGACAGAGAATATGCTTATAAAGAGAAATGTTTGAGAACAAAGGAGATAAAAAAATGAGAGGAATTACATGTACATTAATTAGTTTGACATGTTGGTACATGGGAAGCCATATGTCAAGATCTAACTTGACAATTAAAGGAGCTTTAGCGCTTACAGCATTTGGTATGTTGCTGTGTGCGATTGTATTTATGGCGTTTGGAATATAATTGAAACGGAAATTTCAAAAGGAGGATTGTGAATATATGACTATTGAAGAGGCAAAGAAATTTAAAGAATATAAATTCTTTTTAAACGGAATTGAAAATCTAATTGACGATCTTCGTAAAAATTGGATGGAGAATATGGAAGAAGATGGAGAAAGGTACATAGGGGTTGCGGTTTTAGAATTTGGATATATAGATATAGAATTAAATATTCTAACCGAAGAACAGGTATCTCGTATTCCGTGTTCTGGTAATAAAACACCCGTTATTGATTATTTTGTTTGTATTAAAAACATTGAATGGGAATCAGATGGATATGCAGATTGGAATGTGAACGTAAATTGGAATTCGGATAACTGGGCTTCCCAGTTAGAACGAGATATGTTTGCAGCACTTGAAAAGTATAAGGATGAACACGGGTACAGATACAACCGTCCTAATTATGGTGTTATGTAGGAAGATAGAAAATTATTGGAAATAGATGCATCAATGGAATGGTAATTATAATTTGGGAGAACAGAAAAAATGGAAAAACAATATATTTTGAATGGTTGTAGTCAAAATGGGTATCAATGGGATGGCTCATTATATGAAATTTCACCAAAAGCTACAGTTATTCTAATTCGTAAGAGACTGATTAGAGATAACTTATATAAATTAAAAAGTGACGGAAGAATATTAGCAATTCCTGAAAGTATTATCAATAGATATTTTGTTGAAACATAGATGAAGATAAAGATTTGAAAACGGATGAAAAGCACATTTTATTAGGAGGTAGAGTTATGAATGAATTATATATAAGCGACAGTAGTATTTATTTTAAAACAAGCGAAAACACATATGATGAAGCAATGGATGAATTTCTAAGTAAATGCGCTTCTGCTGGAATTGATATTTACATTGAAAACGCAGTACTTAGAGATTCTGACGGAAACGATGGTGAATAAAGTATTCAGGTTGAGGTGTTAGTGTGAACAAAAAGAAATTACTGCACATTATTATGAGTAGTCTTACTGAGAACTGGTGTTGCTCTGGTGTAGACGGAGATGAAAAAGCTTACGCTTGGACAGATAGTGAAATTGCAGCTGATGCATTAACAGAAATTCTTTATGATCTTGGGTGTGAAGAATTCCATGAACTGAACTCAAAGAGGCCAGATTATAGAAGAGACAATATAGTTATAGATGGATGCTGGAGAGCAGTATTTACAGAAATGTAAATGAGGTGATTAAGTGAAACAGTATACAATATATGTTTGTGAGACATGCGGATATGAGAGCAAAGATGCTAAAGAAATTATGCAACATGAAGCAGATCATCTAGGTCTTACAGTTAAAGAAATGGAACAATATAGAGCTTTGAAGTCTTTTGCAAATTATATGGGTTCTGTTGTATCACATACAAAAAATGAAGCAACAGATAAAGCATTCGATGATGCAATTCAGAATTTATTGGATTTTGAAAAAGAGCATGGAATTAAATGAAAAATACATTTTTAGGAGATGTATCTTATGGATATTATAAAGAATTGGTTTGAGGATAACGGCTATGAAGTTGATGAATATGAAACAACACTACAAGCGAAAACAGATACAATTTTATTCCTGGTTGTAGAACCACATAGTGATACAAATGGAAAATGGTTATTGCGAGCAGCTGCATTAGCATCTTTTGACAGATGGGCAAATTCGACAGCCGTTGAGGAATTCTTTGATACGGAAATAGGATTGCGTAATTATTTAGAAAATAATCAGCTTTACATCTATAAAGATGTATTGAGAAGTTTATCAGAAGAATATGAGGAAATGTACAGAGTTAATTATGAAGATTAATTATTTTGGTGAGGTGATAATATGTTGAAATGTTTAATTGATGTTTCTGTTCCAGAAGATAGTAAATGCTCTAAATGTTGCTTTTACTGTGATGAAAAGGATAGTTGTGAATGCAGATGCGTTGGACTTGAAGAATGGAAAACAGAAGAAGAAATTGAAAATAATTGTATAGAATGTGAATAACAATATATTTGATCGGAGGTTGATGATATGAACAAATTACAAACCATGAGAGATAGAATTATAGAGATTGCAGAAGAGAACGGATGGAAAGTTGATATTGAATCAAATGATGGTGACGATTTTTCTTATGAATTTTCAAAGTACAGTCCGGCAGATCAAGATTTTAGTTTTGAAGCGGAAATGAAAGATAACAATGTACATACATTACTAAATGATATTGAAGAATATTATGATAATTATGATTGCAGCTATGAGGCATATTTGTGGCTAGATAATACGTGACATGGACTTAATGGCGCGCCATATGATATGAAAGATGTTTATGAAGATATGGAAGCGTGTAAAAAGATGGTTTATGAATTATGGAAATTGTTAAGCGAAGAGGACTGGGAGGAATATTATGAAGATTAAATATTACGAATTAAATTGCGGAGTAAAGGCAACAGAAGAAGAAATCAAAAATGGTACAGAAAATGGATGTGAAATTAGTAGAGGTCTTATAGATACGGAGTATAGTATAGCAATCAAAGCAGACCATTATCCAACTTTTGAAGAGGCAGAAGAGTTTATAAAAGATGATTTGAAAAGATTTGGATATGATGGTGTTTATGGAATTACACCATTATCAGAAGAGGAATTACATTCGTTTTTTGATACTGAAAATATTGATAAATGGAAAGTATTAAGTAAATGAAAACCGCATTTCAAGGAGGTGCTATTTTATCCAATGCGTCGTAAAACCCCTTGCTTTAGCTGTGGGGAGTGTAAACCGATTGAATATAATGAGAACGATGAGCCTATTAATTTGTAAAATATTGCAAGAATAAAATTATTGACAAAAGGATATACTTTGTATATACTATTATTAAGGTATATCCGTTGTGTATACTTGACAGGGAGGCTAAAAGAATGACAATTGCGAACAGAAAGGAAAGCATATTCATTTCACAAACAGCCATAAAAAAATGGGGGAATAGCCAAGGTATTCGCTTATCAAAAGAAATCATTAGTAGTGCTGGATTAAAAGAAAACGATAACGTAGAAATTAGCGTAGACGATGGCATTATTACCATTAAAAAGGCAAAACCAAAATATTTAAACTTGAAAGAAAGGCTTGAAGCATTTTACAACAAACCGATTGATGATATTTATGTAGAAAGTAGTCAAGAGGTTGATGTAGGTACTCATGTAGGGAACGAAGTTTGGTAAATTATACTCAAGGTGATATTATTACAATGGATTTCAATCCGCAGCAAGGACATGAACAGTCAGGAAGAAGACCAGCGCTTGTAATAAGCAATGATATTTTAAATTATCATAGTGCCATGGCAATGGTGTGTCCAATTACAAATACAAATAAACATCATCCGTTTCATATCGAGCTGGACGCCAGAACGCAGACAACGGGCGTGGTATTATGTGACCAGGCAAAAATGCTTGATATTGGAGCACGTAATGGAAAATTCAAAGAAAAATGCCCAGAAGACATATGGAAAGAAGCTAGAGATTTAGTAACAAGCTTTATGTAAAAATGTAAATGAATATGCGAAACGAAGGAATCATACAGAATAGTGTATGGTTCCTTTTTTTGTTGGAGAATAATAGAAAAATGAAACAAGGATTTCAGAAGGGAGAATCAAAATATGAAAACAAATGAAAGAAAATATCTAGAAATTAGTACAGCACATTTAAAACAGAAAACTATTAAAGGACTCAATGCCATGGAACCACCATATACTTATGAATATGAAGAAGGTGTTTTTATCAGTGTACCAGCTCAAAACGAAACCAATATCAGTGATATGCCAAAAGATTTACGGATCTTACTTCAGTATGCATGGATAAATGAAATTGACTTGATCCGAATGGATAGAGACGCAGATATTATTGATGATATTCCGGCATATGACTGGGAAAAAGAAGCAGATAACGAAAAGTTAGCAGAAAAAATTTGTTCATGTCTATCAGATGGATATGATGATGAAGAGCATAGAGAGGAAACTGTTCAAGATCTTGTGTTAGCATTTGAGTATAATGATATGGAAATGTTGAAACTGGTGCTAAATTTGTTGTGCGAACGAGTTGAAGATATGGAGGAAGTAGATATAAAGCAAAGACAATATATAAAAACGGAGGTCTAAATGTATGTATACATATTAATTTTGTTATGATGAAAATGGAACTGATTATATTGACCCAAGAAACGGAGATGAAAAATTATGGCAAATTTAACACACTTATTCAAGGTAAAACAAAAAGTTAAGTATCATGATCCAGACACAGGTAAATGGCATAATGGAGAAATAAAAGAAACACACCCAGATCATGTGATTGTAGATATTCCGGATATTTCAGATCATTGCTGGTTAGAGGAAGATTTGAATTTGGAATATCTTTATCCAGAATATAATTTTGATGTGTAGAAGCAGATAGCGATATGTTATTTGCTTTTTGATTGCAGAAAAGGAGAATAGATTATGAGACAGTCAGATTATACAAAACATAGAGCGTTATCACGACATGAAAGTTATGTAAAACAAAAAGCAAAGTGGAGAGATAAAGCAATTGAATGGCAAGCAGATATGTACAATCAGAATTATTCGATCGAAGAATTATCTAATTGGAACGATTTCTTTGAAAAGAAAGGAAGGATGTATGGGCTGCTTGTAGAATTTAGAGAAAACGGAATTTGTTAGGGGGTGAATAATATGAAAAGAATGTGGAATCTTCCAGACGGTTCACGGATTGAAATTGCTATGAAAAAAGTTGAAAAATAATTATAAGAAAGGCGGTATAAATATGGTTGATTGGTTTGGACGATGGACAGAAGAAAAAGATTACTCACAATATCCGAAAGAAAAATGGTGCGATTATGATTACATGGCAGCATGGATTAGAGAACAGGGGTATGAACCTAGAACTGAAATGGAAAATTTAATTGATACGATTTTCTTATACTACGAATCCAGCGAGGAAGTTAAAAAAAATGGCTATTATGCAATAGAGGATAAAGAAGCATTAGAGAAACATATAGTAAGCATTCCTGATATGGCAGAATATATACGCGATTCAGGCGGATTAAAAGAATTTGATTTTTGAGCAAATGGAGAATATAAATGGATGAAAAACAAAAATATTGAAATATATTTTAACGCATTTAGGTGATAATTTTTGCGGATCTGGTATTGATTCTTATGGACGAGCATATGCATTCACAGATAGTGAAATTGCAGCCAATAGTTTAGAAGAAACTTTATATAATATGGAGTATGAAGCCAGTAAATCATCAAAAGAAAATTTAGAATCTGATTATGTAATCCAAGAAGGCATTCGAAATGGAGGATGGTGTAAAAGGTTTGTCCAACGATATGCCGAAAAATATTCATCAAATGGAGGTAAAGAATATGAGAACAGATAAAAAGTACATGATGATTGTGACAGAAGAAGATGATAGATACGATGCAGAAGATGGTTATGATTGTGATTTTTATGCAGATCATCCATGGGAAGGGAATTTAATTGATATTGTGTATGGCAACAACATTGATGAGTTACGTGGTAACGGTGAAAATGAAGGAATGTTTTATATGTTATATTTAGCTGAAAACGGAGAGAGAATTGGTTATGGATGTGTTGATTTTGACACTATTGAAGAAACAATTTCGATATCTGAACTAGAAAAATGCAAAGATATGAACACTACTTGGACAAAAGATGATATTATAAATGTATTGGTCGAAGATGGCATAGAACCAACCAATGTAAATATTACAAAAGTTATTACAGCGGATTTTGTTCAAAATTTCAAGGATAGAATTATTGAGCTTGGAAATGAGATGATTTCGTGGCAGGTCAGTGATGTTTTTAAAGAGAAGGGAGAATGATTATGGTAAATAAATATGATAACATACAGGACACAACAGATAAAATCTATGAATTTTGCAAAGACTACATTTTTGAGCATGGTTATGCTCCGTCTTATGACGAGATTGGAAAAGGTGTTGGAATTAAAAGCAAAGGCACTATCCATTGTAATATGCATAAATTATTGAAAGAAGGTAGAATTGCAACAGATTTAAAAGAACTTGCGTCCAGAGGGTTCCGTATTTCTGGTTATATTATCATGCCGATAGGAGTGGATAAAAGATGAGTAAGACAAGAGAAACACCATGCTTATACTATATTTGCGCAGGACAATGTAGTAAAGGGAGAGAAGCAGATCACAATCATTATTGTCAACATTGTGATAAATATAGGCCACGAGCAAAAGTACGACACATCAATCAAAAGAAAGAAAAATTGAATAAAATCAGAAAGGAGGAACGTTATTAACCGGTACAGAAATGTGCCGGTTTTTTGTTGCAAAGAAAGGAGAATATATGAAAAGAAAAACGTTCAAAGAATATTGTCAAACAGATGTGCGTAAGTTCGAGAATTTAGAAAAGAAATGGAACCTAACACAAACAAGTATAAGAAAAAAGTTGATTAGGTATGTAGAACTATATGGATATGATTTGTCGGAATCAGATATGGAGTTCATCAGGGAGTGGGTGATTGAAAGTGCTTACAATGTTTTGAAATTAAATCATCAGTTCGATGAAGAATTTAAAAGCCAAAACAAAAATATGGAAATTTCAAAAGATGAATTAGAGCTGATGTTTCCGTCATACATTTTTGAATAGTGAATTTTAGGAGGAAGATATTATGTCACTTGAATATGCCGTTGGATACTATGGAACCTTTGTCGCAATTGGGGTCATTATTATTATAATTATTGCTGCAATTGCCGATTTATGATTGGAGGAATAAAATGAATGAAAGAGTCCAGACAGGTTTAGAGGAAGAAAAACTTAAATATAAACGAAAAATCGAAAACACTATGAAAGGGAAGTCTAAGAATCTACAAGACTTCCTTTTATATATGCATGATTTATCAGAAAAGACAAAATATGTTTATATGTGTGATGTATTAAAATTTCTAAAGTTCACCGGAAAAGAAAAAGAAGAAGATCTCGAACTGAGAGATTTTGTATCCTATATGGCAAAAATACAAGATAAAGACAATGGATTAGAAACAGTTTCTTCTTATCAAATCGCAGTTTATTCTGCGTTAAAACTTTTTTCAAAATGTATGTTTGCATATAAAATTTTTTCGAAAAATTATATGGAAGAAATTGCGAAGCCAAAAAAGAGAGAGCAACAGAGAACAATAGAAAGAAGAGAAAAGAGTTATTTGACACCAGAAGAAACACAAACGTATCTTTATAATGTTGATCATAAGCTAACAGGAAAAACAAGAAAGCCATCAGCTATTTGGTCACAAAGGGATATTGCAGTTATAAAACTTTTCCTTTCTACAGGTGTACGTTGTGCAGCGTTATCCAATATGGATATAGAAAACTTAAATATGGATAAAGGAACTTTGATTGTAACAGATAAGGGAAAGAAAGTTCATACATTCATTTTAATTCCAAAAGTTTTAGATGAATTGCAGAAATGGTTAGCATACAGAGATCAACTTGTAACAGCACGCGATACGCCAGCTCTGTTTCTTGGGAAAACCGGAAAGAGATTGTCAACAAGTGCAATTTCAGATATTACAAAAAAATATGCTTGTAACATAAAAGGAAAAACAATTAGTCCACATAAACTAAGGGCAACATATGGTACCACATTGTACAACGCAACGGGTGATATTGTGCTTGTACAGAAAAATTTACATCATGCATCAATTAATACAACGCTGTTATATGTAAGAGGAATGGAAGAAAAAGCACAAAAAGAATCTGTAGAAATCATGAAAAATATTATCTAAACATCAACGAGGCGGTAGACTTCCTGTTTATCGCCTCATATAAGAAAGGAAATTATTATGGTACAAATTTTAGAATTATTCGGTGGAATTGGAAGCCCACGGTGTGCATTACGGAATATCGGTATTCCTGTTAAATCAATTGATTATGTCGAGATTGACGAAGCAGCGGTTAGATCATACAATGCAATGTTCGCAAAAGATCTTCACTATAAAACACAAACAGTGGTCGGATACAATCTTCGTCCAGATATTTTGATACATGGAAGTCCATGTTTTACAGGAGATACATTAGTATTGACTAAAAATGGTTTTAGAGAAATAAAAGATGTTTCCGTTAATGAAGAAGTTGTTTCTCATGATGGTTTATTTCACAAAGTAATTAATGTATTCAACAATGGCGAAAAAAATATTATAAAACTAAAAGCATCTAATTGTCATGAAATAAAAACTACTAGCAATCATAAATTTTATGTAAGAGAAAAGACATATATTCACCCATTTATTGATGGGAAGAAGACGATGAAAAGAAAATTTTCGGAACCAAAATGGGTCGAAGCTAAAGATCTAAATAAAAATTATTTGGTCGGAACCCCAATAAATCAAAATTCAATTGTCCCCAAATGGGATGGTGTTGAGTGTACAAGGGGAAGATCTAAATATATTAAAAATAATCTGAACATGAAAGACGAAGGATTATGGTATTTGATAGGAAGATTTTTAGGTGACGGATGGACAAGAACGAGGAAAGACAGAAACAATAATGTTTCTAGCATGATTATATGTACATCAAAAATAAATGGCGAAGATAAACTATTTGAAGAAAAAATACCAGAATGGGCACATTACGTAAAAGTCGAAGACAATACGACATATAAATATCAATTTACAAATAAAGAATTAGCTACTTTTTGCAATCTATTTGGAAAAGGTGCTGAAGGTAAATATTTACCTGGATTTGTATTTGATATGCCAATTAATCTCGTGAGGAAATTAATAGAGGGTTATGTTGATAGTGATGGATCATGTAAAAAATATACATATTCTATAACTTCAGTTAATAGGAAACTATTATATGGAATTGGGCAGTTGATTGTGAAAGCATATAATATACCGTTTCAAATAAGTAAATTTAAACGTCAAGAATTTGGATGTATAGAAGGAAGAAAGATTCATCAAAAAGACACATATACAATACGATGGACTTTAAAGTGCAATAGAAGAATGTCAATTATTGAAGATGGATATTTATGGTCTCCAATAACAAAAATTGAACATACAGAAAACAAAGAAACTGTTTATGATATAGAAGTGGAAGAGGCTCATTCTTATACGGCAAATGGATGTATAGTGCATAATTGCCAGGATATGTCTATTGCTGGACATCAAGGCACAGCTACTGGAAATGGAAGAACAAATCATGGAGCTGGCGCAGAAGAAGGGTCTGGGACAAGATCGAGTCTTATGTGGGAAACAATTAATATTATTAAACAGATGGGAGAATGGAAACCAAAATATGTGATTTGGGAAAATGTCAAAAATGTCAGAAGTAAATATATGGTGCATAATCACGACAGATATATGGAAGAATTAAGTAAACTTGGATATACAAGTACATATGAACTATTAGACGCAAGAGAGTTTGGTATCCCGCAAGCAAGAGAACGCTATTTCACTGTAAGTTGTTTAAAAGGAAAGGAATTTGATTTTTCTGATCTGATTAGAACGCCAATGAGAAACATTCATGAGTTTTTGGAACAGAAAGTTGATCCAGTATATGAGGTAACACAACCGAGCATTCTGGAATGTATTGGAGCATCCGGAATTAGAAGAGCAACCGTAATTGACCAATATGCTTATACAATCACGACTCGCCAGGATCGGACACCTGCACAGGTAATTGACTTACATAATGGAAAATACAGATATCTTACAGAAAGAGAATGCTGGCGACTTATGGGATATACGGATCAGGATTATGAAGCAGCTGCATCTGTCCAACAGAAACGAGGAAGATATAGAATGGCATTATATAAACAGGCTGGCAATAGTATTTGTGTTCCGATTTTTGAAAGCCTGTTTAGAAAAATTTTGTTGGGTGAAACTGCATAGAAAAACTATGTTATTGCTGAGGAATATGATATAATATAAATAATTATATAAAAGTTGGAGGAAAATAGAATGGGAGAATATTATAATACAATTATTTTAAGACATGCTGAAGGATCTTATACGAAAAAACAGTTCAAAAATTACTCTGAAGGAGATTGTATTTATGGACCCAATACTGATCCAGAAGAATTAAAACGATGGACATACGATCAGCTCAATGAAGCAAAAGCAGAATTGGCAAAATATAAATGTACATATGACGAGCATCCTGATTGCGTTGATGTAGAAGAATATGCACTTGAATATTGTGACACAAATACAGATGGAGAATTTGTGAATGGTTCAGATTACGATTTAGCGAAAAAATAGGAAGTATAATATGTTAAAAACTATGGGTTATTATGAAGAAAAACATATTTATACGCATGAAGCAAAAGAGACAAAGAAATGTCCAATGGGATGGGATCAATCATGTTATAGTTGTATGCATTGTTTTCCTGGACATTATGAGCGACCTGATGATTATGATGGAAAAGACGTTTGTATGGAATGCAAACGATAGTTTTAAAAGAGAAATGGGATTGTTACAAAGACAGTCCCGTTTTCGTCATAATGGAGAATATAATATTGAGGTGATTATATGAAATATCCAAAAGAAATATATTTGGACGGTTATACATATGTACAAATGTACGAACATGAAAAAGGTGGAATGTATTATCATTCAAAAGAAAATCCAGATCTAGTTACGAATACTTGTATAAGTCTATATCCAGATGGAAAACTTACATTTTTATGGAATGGAATTGAACAAAATTATGGAAAATATGACATTATAAATAACAGAAAATTTGAAGAATAATAAAATGAAACCAAGTTTTCTTTGGACGGAAAGGATAATTAAAAATGACAAAGCATAAATATAGCGTATATGGAGTTTTTCAAATGGACGGCTCATTATTTAGCGGTACTTGTGTATCGGATGATATTGTTAAGGTAATAGAAATGTTTAGAGAAAAAGGGTATTCTATATGGAATATCGAAAGAAAAGAACAAGTAAGAGTTAATGAACAAATTGGAATACGAAATATAAATATTTTAGGTGGATATTCTGCCGATTGGAATAATAAAAACAATATATATGGTTTATACAAACAGATAATAAAAAATAAGCCAGATGCAATTGACAAAATAAATACTTTAGACGAAGCAAAACAAATCTTGAAAATGATTACTGAAAACATATATATTAATGGAAAAATATATGAATCGTTGGATAAAATTTGTAAAAAACAAGAGGAAATCTAGGTTTACTACGGAAGGAGTAGTTGATATGGAACAAACTTTTTATATTAGAATGAAAATTTGCGATTATTATACAGTTTATATAAATGATGATGGATATGAACGAAAAGAAATGGTTCAAGAAAATGAAATTGACGGATTTATACATTGTCTAAAAGTTTTAGGATACGAGGAAATCTAAGTTTACTTACAAATTAAGGAGAAAAATATGTCGAAGAAAATTATATATACAGATGAATTTGGAAACAAAATAGATATTAATTCAATCGAGGGTATTCATGTTATACTTAACGATATTTTTATGACATGTGATAATGAAAACAGTTGTTTATGCGTTAAAGAGAATATCAAAGCAAGCGTAGAAAAATGTTGTAAAACCAGAAAACTAGAAATCAAAACTGGCAAACCTCAAGATAAAAGTAGTATTTGGTAAGTAAATTTAACTTTTTCTATGGAAGGAAAATATTATGAAAAATGAATTATATGTTGTAAAAGATGTTCCGTGATATTCAGAAGATGTATCTAATTATTGTTATGTAGTTAAAGCTGTAAGTTATGATGAGGCAATAGAAATAGTAAAAAGAAAAACAGGTCATAACTGGAAATGGGAAGCTTCGCTTGCAGACAACGATGAAATTTGGCAATGAAAGTTAAATTTCAAGTGGAGGTAATAAAAATGAAAAATAAAATTAAGAATTGTGAAAAATCACGTTTAAACGCATTATGTATACAAGAAAAATTTGCTTATGATATGTTTAAGTCAGCAAAAAGTGGTAAAGAAAAAAAAATTTTATAACCATGAGTTAGAAAGAATTAGATTGGAAATGGGAAATATTGAATACAAAGAAAGAGATCTGGAAGAGATGTTAGAATACTAGGAATGCATGATTTACTTGGAAGAGGTGATATAGGTGGCAAGAATAATAGATAAGCCCAATAAAATAAAAGCAAAACTAACAGTAGAAGTTGAAGCTGAATTCTATGATGATGAAAGCAGTGAAGAAACTGTTAGATATTGTGTTGAGCAGGATCTTGAAGACGCTGGATTAAATGTTATTGATGTGTCAGTAGATAATACTATGAGGGATCTTCGAGTTAAGATTGAACAACTTGTAGAAGATTTTGAAAATAGTATTGGAAATCGTAATATGAATGATTTAGAGCAAGGAAAATATGATGGATATAGAGATATATTGGATTTGTTAGATGAGGTGAAATAAATGAAATTTAAAAAAGGTGATAAAGTGTTTCACAAAAATTTAAAATTGTTTGGAATATTTGTAGATTATGCATGGGAAAATCCAAACGAGGAAGCAGATGTTGATTTTGAAATGGAAGATGGTTATATTGAACAGCGACATGTTTCAATAAATCAGTTGCAGAAGTGTTCAAGTAACGAAGAGATTAGAAAGAGAATTGGAGGTATAACAGTGGACGAATTAAGAATTAAAATCGAGCAGCTTATTGAGGATTTAGAAAATGAAACAAAAAATCGCAATATGAATGACTTAGAAGAAGGCAGATATAAGGCTTTATGCGAAGTATTGGATTTAATTGACGAGCAGAAGAAATGACGATTTCAAGAGAAAATGGGAGATGATCGTATGAGTTTTAAGTCAGGTAATATTGTTAGAAAAATTGATACTTATTGGCATGGTAGTTTAAATGAATCACGAAATGATATAGGAAAGTTGTATGTAATAGAGTATTCATATGGAGAAAAATATGGTGACGGAACTTGTTACGGTGGATACTCAATTATGGATATGGAAACGGGTGGTAGTTCTTCTTGGTGGAATGAAGATTGTTTAAAATTTGTTGAAGAAGGAAGTGTTGAACTGATAAATCAGTTAAAAATAAAATGCAATCGAGTAAAAGAACAACAAAAAGATTTAAGTTGGATCAAAGAAAATTTTAGTCAAAGCTTATCTGCAAATTCTATTCTGACATTGTTCAATAAAGTAGGATATAAATGCGCCTTTGAAAGAAATGGTGAATACTATGCTTTAATGACTGACTGGTTAGAACTGTATCCTATATTTAACGCTATATTTAGGGCGGATAAAAATCAGATGATGGAATTTGTTGACAAAACATTTAAAGAAGATTTTAAAGAAAAATATAAGAATAGTTTTTCCTCGTTTTATGAAGAAGTTGCTGCAATGTGACATAATGAAAAATTGCTTTCGTTAGGTGATGAGGTGAACAAATGGACTTAGATAATATTACAGATATTGAAATATTAAGAAATGAATTGAAAAAACATATGACTCAAATGAAACAGGATAAATATTCTAATGATGGAGAAAATTATCTTTTCAGAAAAGGTTTTTGGTATTGTTTTATTCAAGAAACATTTGGTGTGACAATTTATTCTAATGATGATATGGAACATGAATGTTTCTTTGATAATGAAGTAGTAGAAAAATATTTAAATGTGCCAGACGTTTTTTAAATAGAGGTGAAAATTTGAATTATAATGACTTGTTAAAAAGAAAAGGATTTATTTTAAATACTTATCCAGAAGGAAAATTCTGGGAGCTGGTTATAACAGAGGACGAAAATAAGAAAGAACATATTTGTAAAGTATTTGGAGCTGACATTGAATTATTTGACTCAAATACAACAGATATTGATACGCTTATATTACAGTGTACAGAGAACTTTACAAAATGTCTTTTTTACTATGATTGCAATCCATTTGATATGGAAACTAAAACATTTATGAAATGTGTTGAGAATATGTGAGCAATGAAAGATTGTCTTAAATGGAAGAATGGAGATGTTTACGTGAATAAATGTAAGGATTGTAAATATTTCAAAGATGATTGTGAATTTGCAAGTGTTAATAAACAATTAGGTCTTGACGGAAATTTTGTGGCTTGTGGTCAATTTGAAAATTTATCTGTGATAAGAGATTGTTTATCTTGCAGTAATAGTTTTCCAGAAGAAGGGGATCTCGATGGAGATACTCTTCATTGTATGGAGCAGAATGGAAAAGTTGTAGATGATGATTTCTATTGCAATAATTGGAATTAATTAATGATTGCTTTCAATGGAAAAGTGGGATGATTATATGAAAAGAATTAAAATGAAAGATAATACAACAAAATTTGTGTGGGATGGAGATAACTGCGTAGATAAGTACACAGAGCTTATAGAACAGTATTATTACGACTCAGAAGAAGAAAGAATGGAACATAAAAAAGAAATGGAATCAAATGGATGGAATGATTCTGGTCAGGTTAGGGAAATGGTAAGTGGTTCTTTAATGCCATGGGCGAAAAATCCTCCTGTACATGTCTGGTTCGGAAGTTATTATAAAACAATTAGAGAGTAGATGAAAGACTTCACTAAGGAGGTGCAGATTATGAGAGAATCAGAGGTGAAAAATATTATAGCTGTGGAGATTTTAGATAAAATGAATGACCAAGGAGGAGCTTCTGTATTAAGAGAAATTTTATTTAATCCAGAAAATAAAATTGATTGGGAAAATATTGGAAGTAACGCTATTCAAAAGCATATGCCAGAATTAAAAATGTTTGGCTAATCTTTGCAATTATAGAGAGATGATGAAAGATTGTTTTCAGAAGGCAGGTGAAATGTTGTGACTGAAGCAGATATTAACAAATATGTTGTCGAAGAAATGGGATATGCAGAAGAACAAGAAGATAAAATTTCCATTAGGCTTGATTTGTCAAATGGAGAATCTGTAGAAATCTGGTTTGACGAATATAATGATTGTTATACCTGGAGCAATGCCTCCTATGGATACGAAGATACTTATGCAGTAGTACAAGATATTTGCGAATGGATGGAAGATAATTTATTAGAAGTAATAAATATAGAAACCGTATAATAATTAATATAGACAACAAAAGGAAGAAACAAAATATGGATAATATAATTTATATGTTTGACATTCCGTTATTTACATATGATGGATATGCAGATGTGATGGAAGATGGAACTCAGTATCAAGCACTTGAATGGAAACTGATTGACATGGAAAAATATAACGGAAAATATGTTGTGGTTGGTTTTGATGGATCGTTGAGAATTTATGAAGCTGAAGGTGAAAAATTGTTTGAAGGTTCATTACTTGATTCAAAAGATTTTGTTTGGCATCTGAAAAATAAAATTAAATAAAAGGAAGTAAAAGCATGAACTTAGAAAATATTAGTAAATACATGTGTTTAATTCTCAGACATAAACCAGAAGCAATTGGCATTACTTTGGATGAACATGGGTGGGCTAATGTCGTCGAACTGATTGACGGGATTAGGAAAGACAATCCTGGATTCGATCTGGATCATCTGTACGAGATAGTAGAAACAGATTCGAAGGGAAGATACTCTTTTAATGAAGATAAAACACTGATCAGATGCAACCAAGGACATTCGATTCCTGTAGATGTAGAATTAGAAGAGAAACAGCCACCAGAATTTTTATATCATGGAACTGGCGAAAAATACGTAGTGTCAATCGATCAGATTGGGTTAATTCCAAAAAGCCGGTTATATGTTCATCTTTCAAGTGACGTTGATACTGCAGAAAAAGTCGGACAAAGACACGGAAAAGAAATTGTGTATCAGGTGGCATCTGGTCAGATGCATAGAGATGGATATAAATTTTATTTGTCTGTGAATAATGTTTGGTTAACTAAAGAAGTACCAACAAAATATTTAGAAAGGTAAAGTGATCGATATGAAAAATGTAAAAGCAATTACAATGAGCTTTGGAGAATTTAAAGACTATGTTGGAATGGTTTTAAACGGAGGGATAAGATGAACAATAAGGCTATTTGTAGAAAAACCGATGAACATTTTACAGAAGGTAAAGAATATGAATGTACAGCAGCTTATTCAAGATATGAAAGTGCTGTTGTAGATATTCTTGACAACAACAAAGAACTCATGACATGTGAAATAAACGATAAAGATTTTCAATTTGTTTTCAATTAATGAATCAGACATTTCAAAAGGAGAGAACAATGGAAAACCATATGAATGCTCCTATTCAGTTAGAGTGGACAGATAAAGATATTTTAAAAGATTTCGAGAAATACAAAGATAAGAAAGCTGTATCCAGAAGATTTTGTATTCCTGTATCTCAAGTAACAGAAATCTTAAAACGGAACGGTTTGAATGAAAAATGATTCCAAAATATTTGGACTATACAGTAACACCTGCAGATCTAAGAAATATGTCAGAAGAGAATGTAATAGAATTAATGATTTTCACAGATCGAGATCGAAAAGATAATGAGGATGCAGAAAGACTGTATTGGTGGTGTATACAAGAAATCAATTTTCGAATGGATTTGAGCGGATCTGAATATGAGCAGTAAGAAAGCGATGGCTGGTTTAGTCATCGCTTTCTTTATGATATGCTGCAGCTCTATAACGGAAATTCGCATCCTGAATTTCTTGCGAGATATGTTCCATTCGATCGATATATTCTGTAACATGTGATGGAATTTTTGTATCCCATTCGTTTTTATCGGAAGTAAGTAGATCGTTCGGGGTGCATTCTAATGCTTCACAAATTTTTTCAAGAGTTTCAAAGCGAATGCTTGCCATATTACCAGAACAAATTTTTGATACTGATGGCAAAGAGAGATCAGTAGCTTCTGCGAATGCAGCTTGGTTTTTATATTTGCTCAATATTAAATGTTGAATATCTAATTTAATCATATTGCACCTCCGTGTCAATGATTATAACATAATTGAATAAGAAAATCCATAAAGACATGTTTATATAAATAAAGATAAATTGTGATATAATAGCGAAAATAATAAAGATATATTTATAATAAGTATTGACATATTAAAGATATGTTGATATAATGAGTTCAACGTAAGAAAAACAAGAGAGAAAGGAGGAACCGGGTATGGATGTACATTGTGGCGAAATTAAACGTGGTGAAATCTATTGGGTAGATTTCGGGAAAACGAAAGGATCTGAACAAGGCGGAAAACGCCCAGCACTTGTTGTCCAAAATAACATTGGGAATAAACATTCTCCAACAACCATAGTCGTGACAATCACATCAAAAAGGAAGCCCAATCTTCCTACTCATGTCATTTTGGAAAAAGATGCGTTGAATGGATTAAGTTCCGATTCGTTAGTAACATGTGAACAAATTAAAACAATAGATAAAGCTAGATTGTTGGATAAGATCGGAGAGATTAGTCCCAAAAAGCAAAAAGAAGTGAACAGAGCAATGCAGATTAGTTTGCAGACATTATTAATGGAGGAATGACAAGATGATAGAAGCATATGAATACTCTGATTATAACCAAGCGATGCAGAAAATGAAAGAACTTGAAAAAAAGAATAAGAAGTACAAAATTCTTATTTATACAATTGATTATGATCAAAATGAAGAAAGTAAAAAAATAACTACACCTGCTGAAGGATGTAAATTAATTAAAAAAGCAAAAACTATTTTCCTTAACAGAGATGAAATCATCGAACATATGCAATTATATTCTACGATACAAGATATCGAACACATCAATCGAGAAGGTATTATGCATGACATTATTTTACCACATTTAAAAGAATAAAATGGAAATATTTACCGCTAGAATATGCAAGTTAAGAGGTATAAAATGGAAATATAAGGAAAGATAAAATTATAACAACACAAACAAATGTTCGAAAATATATTGACAAGAACATTAGTTCGATGTATTATAATTTTGTCGAACAAAAATAAAAGAAGGGAGCCATACCTGCGTTGGAGCGCATACGGTATGAATCCCTTCCTATACATAACAAGCAAAACAAGCAATATTCATATGTGTTTAAGGTGTTGGAGCATCTTAAACGAATAATAGCAATGTCCTGCTTAAGATCATTATACATATTAATTTGCAATTCTGCAAGTCTATCTTGAGCAGTTCGCTATTATTTCACAATTTTACACAAACAGAATAGGAGAATAACCAATACGTAAAGGTACTTATTCATTTGATGAACGATAAGAACCTATATTAAGTTTACCTATTTTTAAAATTAAATAAAGAAGGAGTGATCAGAAAATGTACTACATTATCACAAATGGAAAATATTGGGTGATTGAAAATCCAATACGTCCTGGCGAGTACATGGAATCCACAAAATCATCCAATGCAAAACAGTTTACATTCAAACAGGCTAAAAATCTGTTGAATGCACGTAGCAAAAAACTAGGTTGGATTCGGAATGGATATTCCATGGTTGGAGAGGATGGAAACAAGCCAACAGTTTCTCCTAAAGCAAAAGGGAATGGAGGTGTATTTTTAAATGAAAATGACATTGTAGTTGATCTGAACTTACTCGATCAGATTGAAGATGAGTGTACAAAGTTTTTAAGTTTGGCTGCATGGGATGAATCTGAATTGAGCAACATGTTGGAATCTCTTAGTACATATTTGTCTAAGCTTGATTCAGAAGAGAGTGATATTAAACATGCACTCGTTATTTATACATATAAACATGATGGAAAATTACCACAAGCACATAGAATTGCTAAAATCGGATATCTGTTCTTACGGATTCTTATTGATCGAGCACATGTGAAAGCATGTATCTATAAACTTCAGGCAATGAAAAATGCATTGACGTACCATTACTCTCTTGGAAAACTGCAAACTGAATTAAATAAAACTGGCAATGGAGAATATGAAAACTATAAACCAAGAACTGCAAAATTTGACGAAGCGATGAAAATATTGGAAGGGTAGGGTGAGCAAAAATGAGATACAAATATTTGACAGAGACTCAAAGAGAAAAATTAGAATTTCTTACACCAGAAGAAGCAGATGAGATCCAGCAAACGTATTTAGACAACGACATGCGCGAGCTTAAAAAAATCTGCAAAACTTTGATTTACAAAAAGAAAAAGTCATCTCAAGATTTACCGACACTTCATGATGCAGAACTTGAAAGTTTAGCAGTAGAAGTTTTTCTGTCGAGTTTACTTAAATACAATTCGGATGTCAAATGCACTTTTAAAACGTATTTATATGGAAATATTTGGAGAAAATATTGGACATATACAAGAGATATCGAACGTAAAAAACGCTGTGTTTTTGTTCCAGATATTGACGAAGAGACTGGAAAGCAGAAATTCGATAAAGATGGTAATCCTAAAGAGAAACCTGTATTTGATATTTCCATTTATTCTCAAATTGACGAAGATGGAATGCAGCTCTGGGAGACATTTGTATCTGGGAAAACCGTGGAAGATGTCGTCTTTCAAAATGATCAAGAAATGTCTTCATTAATGAGAGAATATACAAGTAAATTATCACGAGTACAGAGTGTAATTTTACATATGCTTGCAGATGGATTTAATGAAGAAGAAATTCTTCAAAATTTACATATTTCTAAGTCACTCTATAACGATAGCTTAAAAGCTATCCGGAACAACTCAAATACAAGAATACTTAGGAGGGATTATTAATGTTAGATGAATACAGAATCGAACAGATGGGCGTAGGAGCTTATGTTGATAGTATTGATGAGGAAGTTATTACTGTTGATCAGGCAGTCCAGAGAGCGTTTTGTTGGTCAAATGAAATGATCAATAATTTGATTTATAGTACTGTATCTCCAAAACGGATTTACATTCCCAACATTATTCTTGCAGAAGAAAAAAGAGAAGATGGGCTTACTACTACATACGTAGTGGATGGTGGTCAGAGAACAGAAGCGCTCAGACGTTTTGTGTTTGATGGGCATAAGATCTCTAAATCAATCCGGAATAGATATGTGACTTATCAAGGAAACAAACTGGATAAAAATGGAAAACCTATGAGAGATGAAAATGGAAAACTGATCAAAGAAATCAAAACATTTGATCTGGTTAATAAAACTTATAATGATTTCCCACCAGAACTGAAAAAGAGAATGAGATCATGTCAGTTGTCTGCTGCAATTTATCAGGAATGTACTCCAGAAGATACCTGCGATCTTGTCATGTTATATAACTCTACTATTCCAATGAATGTAAGCCAGAAGGCGTTTACTTACATTGGTACATTTGCGGATAAAATTAAACGGATTAAAGATAATAATCGTTTTCTTAAAGATTGTACGATGCTGAATGAGTTAGACAAGAAAAAAGGCATCTGGGAAAGAGTGATCATCGAATGCGTTATGGCGATGTTTCATTTAGAAGAATGGAAAAAGGCGCCAAGGGATATCTGCAAGTATCTTAATGAGAACGGAACAGAAGAAGAATTTGATACACTGAACAAATACTTTAATATGTTAATTCCTTACGCAGATAAACTCGATCATACAGAAGTAGCTGAATTATTTGTGTCAAAAGATTTTATGGCATGGATGACTCTTATGAAAAGAGCCTTAGATGAAGGAGTTTCACCAGAAAATTTTGGAAAATTCCTGATTGCATTTAATGACATGAAAGAAATCAAAGTCAATGATACTGATTGGATTGAAATAGAACAGGATAAACACACGAAGGACAAAAAAAGTAATTCAGCAGAAGATTGATTATTTACATACTTTATTAGTGGATTTTTTACATATTAAAGAGAATAAACCAAATGAAGATGCAGAGAGCGAAAGTATCAAAGACTCATCAGAAAATTCAGAGGGTGAAGAATCTGCAATCATTGGTGTTGATGATCGTATTGATCAGAATGATATTGATTTTGTACATACTCATGTAAATGAGAAAGTAGATCCAGACGACATCGAATTTTACAACGAGTGTCTTCAGGATACAAAAGTGTCTGCAAATGTTTATCAGCAGTGTAAAACAGCGTTAATTGCATTGATGGTTTATGCAGCGCAGAATAATCAGGATCAGGAATTTGAACAGTGGATTGGAGAATATCAGAATGCAGATGATGAATATAGTTCCAATCAGGGTATTAATTTCAGATTCATGAAACGAGATTTCGAAAACTTTCTTGTTGGGAAAGGAAACGCAGTGTAAAGAAAGGAGAATAAAATAATGCAGATGAATATTGATGACATCAAAATTTCAGATCAGTTTCTTGATTCTCATCCATCTCAAGAAAAGATGGAACGATTTGAAAAATATTGGCTTCGTACAAATCATCAAGACAAGCCAATTATTTTGGATAAGAATGGTTATCTCGTAGATGGATATATCCGATATCTTATCATGAAAAGAAATGGTGCCAAAACAATTCGGACAGTATATAAAGGTCAGCCAGGTGCGCTGATCAAAGGTGTTCATATCAATTACGATGGTATTGGTACGAAAGAATACATTTGGCGAGTGCCAAGAGTTAAAGGATGGAGAAAATTCATCAATAATCTGCAGATTGGTGACGCAGTATTATGTGTTACGAAAAAAGGTGTAAAACCAGTCAAAGTTACAGAAATTCAAAGAGAGAATATTATTGACGGGAGAGAATACAGTAAGGTGCTGATCAACAAAAAGATCGAAATTAAAACGAAATAAAAAGGAGGTGAGACAAATGAAAAGGTTAGGAAAATATTCAGGAAAGGTTTATGAAGAAAACGAGATCCAGAATATGGACGAATGTGGAACCGTAATCACAGATGAACAGGCTGCTGATAAGGATTTTATTAAGGCACATCATATGTGCGATTTAACACAATGTATGTTATGTCTTGGTTGTCCGACATCAAAGAGCTTCTTCTGAATGAAAGACTGATTTCATAGGAAAATAAATACTATATATAGTGGTCTAGCGAAAATAAAACCACTATATATAGTATACATAGAAGACCATTGTGAGAAAGTTTGGCGACCAGATCACGATGATCTTCAAAAAGAGAAATTAATAGGTTGAAGGAATTTATCCTCAGTCTTAGGATATCACATCTGAATGGCTGATTCAAGCTGAAAATCCACAAACCTATTATAAATTACATAGTAAGTTTTAGAGGGATGTAATTTTGTAGGGTTACAAATCCATCTGCTTTCCAAAACGTCTATGTTAAGGTTTTAGATGAATGTAATTTTATAGAGTTGCAAATCACCGTTCTTTTGATTGATTACGAGGATGCTGTTTTAGATGAATGTAATTTTATAGGGTTGCAAATCCCACTACTGAAATCCGATTGTAGTCTGCTTGTTTTAGAGGAATGTAATTTTATAGGGTTGTAAATCCTTGCGCGGTTTTTCCTCTTTCCGATGCTGTTTTAGAGGAATGTAATTTTATAGGGTTGCAAATCCTCAAAATAAAATAACTCTATAAAATTAAGACGTTAAATAAAAATAGACTTAGATTTAATCTACGTTATTACAACAAAATATATTGATATGTAACTCTAGTATCAAATTATATCGTTTAGATTTAAACATGCGTTACGTCTAACTTTCTTGTCGCAAGTGATTTAAGCATAAAAACTTGTAATAACATTGTCAAAGAGTATTACCGACTATAAGTCGAGTTATTAATTAAAGGAAATGAATTATGGAATATTTAGATTTTACTTTAGTAGTAGATAAAAATGATAAACCGTGTGTACCGATTTCAAACGGTAGAGCTGGTTATTTGCTTAGAAATAATAAAGCAAAAATCATTAATCATGATCCATTAGTAATAAAACGAATAGACGATTATCAAAGCGATTTTGAAAATAGAGATATTTTCGAATTAAAAATTGATAGTGGATATTTGAACATAGGATTTTCTGTCAGTGATAATTATCATGAGTATTTAGCTGGACAAGTCGAATTATTAAAAGGAATGTCGGATAGATTAACAAATCGAAATGGATATAGAAGAACGAGAAGATCCAGAATTAGGTATAGAAAAAATAAGAACATTGACTACAAAACTATACATAATCCAACATATAAAAATGGAAATGAAGAAGGATGGTTTGCTCCATCAATACAACATAAAATTGATTCACATATTCGTTTAATAGATAAAATTGCGTCATGGATTCCAGTAGATAAGGTAATTGTAGAAGTTGCTAAATTTGATATCCAGATGATAAAAGCTTTAGCTGACGGGAAAGAAATATCAGGAAAAGATTATCAAAATGGAGAAATGAAAGGATATGAAAATGCAGCAGCTTATGTTAGAGATAGAGATAAACATACATGTCGGTTGTGTGGCGCAAATAAAAATGTTGTGATTGAAGTTCATCATATCCAACCGCGTTCAAAGGGAGGAACCGATAAACCAAGTAATCTAATATCTTTATGTCATAGTTGTCATCGGAAGGTGCATTCCAATAATAACGACAATAAATATTTTGAGAAAGTCAAGAGTATGAAGTTATCGGATACATACAAAGACAGTACTTATATGAATATGGTTCGTTGGGAACTTTTTGAAAGGCTTTCTGGCAAATATGACGTCAAAGTTGGGTATGGATATCAAACAAAAATTAATAGAAGGAATACCGGTTTAAGAAAATTTCATTATACGGATGCTGTTTGTATTAATGATTACAAGGATGTGACATTAACGGAGAATATCTATATTGTAGATCAAAAACGATGCAATGACAGGAGCATGGAGACATTTAGTGATGCAAAATACATAGATGTACGTGATGGAAAAGAAAAAAGTGGTAATACATTATATAAGGAAAGGCTTCCAAATGCTCCGTCTAAACGAGTCACGCAAAAAGAATATATAAACAATATGAGACAATTTCGTGGTAAGAAAATTAAACCTGGTAAACGCACTTTTGTTTGTAATTCATATTGTTTGAAATGTGGAGATTTAATTTACATAAATAGTGGAAAGCATAAAGGAAATATCGCAGAAGTAGAATCCATGCAAAAACTACCTAATGGTAATTTCAAAATACGATTTACATATAAAGCACAAACAGTCAAATACCCTTCTATAAATATAAAACAAGAAGAATATGAATTACTAAAGAGTAATTTATTAGACAAAGTAAAAATTGTAAGAACAAGGCGTGGAATGATTTGGAGAAAATATAATCGTCTAGAGTACGAAGCGACCCATACGGATCAAGAAGGAATGGCTGTATAAATAAAAGAAAAGAGGTGAAAAACATGCTACTTACAATCCTAAGAATCATTCTAATTATCTTCGCCTGGTTAAATCTAATTGAAGAGAAGCCAGAACGAAAAAGTGAAAAGGCTTTATGGATCACTATTATTGTAACTACTGTGGTTGAGCTAGTGTATAGCTTTTTCGGAATATATTAACGGAGAATAGTAGGTCATGCGATTTAACATGTCTAAAAATGAGGTTGGAAATGGTTCCCGACGCACTCTGCAAAGAGTACCTGAGATGATGGATACGCCGTCCATCCATTTTTAGGCATTTCAAATCGCATGACTGAAATATAAAACGAGATGAAAGGCACATTTCTTTAGAAAATATATAAACATAAGAAGGAATAAAACATGGCAAAAGAATTAACAGGCTATATAGCCGTAGCAGGAATTAATCTTATGGGGAAGGAAGAATATTTTGCAATTTATAACGACGGCTATAAATACGAAAAGGGAGATAAGGTATTAGTTACTGGTTATCGTAGAGGTCAAATTTTAACAATTCAAAATATTCTTACATTGGATGATATGAAACATTTTCATGAAAACGAAAAAATCACGCAGGAAATTGTTTGTAAAATCGACCCAGGTGCTATTGACATGACAGCTTACGAAGATCGAGAGAAAAGACGAAAGGAATTAGCAAAAATACAATATAAAAAACATCAGTTAAGACAAATGATGGATGATATTATTCAGTCAACAAAAGATGATAAAAAATATGAGATTTTTGCAGAAACGAATTCAAAATTTGCAAAGCTTCTGGAAGAGTATAAAGAATTATCAAAAGAAGTGGAGGCGTGATGAAATATGAGTTTCAAAGTAGGAGATATTGTAAGAGTTAAGGATTATAAAGACATTGATTGTTCTACTTTTGTGCCAAGTATGAAATGTTACTGTGGGCATAAATATATCATAACTGAAATAACATTGTATTCTGATTGTAGTGCATATAGGTTAAATTGCGGTGCTGATTTTATATTTGAAGAAAAGTGTCTTGAAAAAGTTGTTGCAAACTCTGACTCAGGAAATAAAAATGATACATTTACATTCAATGCTAAAAAGGAGAACAAAGAAATGAGAAAACAGGAAGTAGGATTAACACAGAGGGAACGTATTGAAAACAAAATGGAAGAGTATATCTATAAGTCGGGTGTATGCTCTGTCAATATTATTGTACCAAATCGAGTGGTGGAAGTGACTTTCAATGATGATCTTTGGACGAAAGCAAAAGTAAAAACAGTATGCGACAAAAATGATACATTCTCTCTTGAAAGAGCATTATACATCGCATATGCAAAACGACAATATAATGACGTGTATACGTCAGAAGGTATTGAGAAGAAAGCTTATGAGTTTAAATATGCAAAATCTTATGTATCCAAAGTCAAGAATGCTCTGAAAGTATATGAATGTCAGCAGAAGCTCGCCGCATTAGACAAAGAAGAGGAAGAAATTAAACTTCGTCAGAAACAGAAACGTCATGAGAGAAATGAACGACGTCGTGCAAGAAGAGCAGAAGAAGCAACTAAAAAAGAAGAAGAGAGAAGAAATGAACAGATTGCAATTCAGAAAGAAGCATATCTTCAGGCAATGATGGAGTTTGAAGAAGAGAAAAAGAAACTCGAATCTAAAAAAGAAGAGGAAGAAAAACAGACCGAATCAACAAAAGAAATCGTAAAAAAGGTTGAAAAACTGCTTTCTGATGCAGAGAATACTACAGAAGATACAAAGGAAAATAAAGAACCAGAAAAAGCAAATGTAGTTGGTGAAAATAATAAAGAAGAAAGTCCGGAGAATAATGTAAAAGAAGAAACAACCAATAAGATGGAGGAAACAGAGAGCAAAGTAGAGTAAAAGATAACAAAATAGAAGAAAAACATAAAGAAGGAGAAAATATCATGTTAGATCAGTTCGTAATTTTTAAGGAGAAGCTTCAGAAACATTTCGATAAAATGTCCGCAAATGCAGATAAGTTATTCGAAGTGGACGTAGACAAGGAACTGCTGTGGGATACATATCTCGATAGCTTTGCGCCAGGAACGAACAATATTTTTAGAGAGAGAAGAGAACATGACTGTACCTGCTGCCGCCAGTTCATTCGTACAATCGGCGCTGTGGTTGTAATCAAGGATAATAAAATGGAAAGTATTTGGGATGTAGATATGTCTGGAACTATTTATGAGCCGGTAGTCAAGGCACTTTCCAAACTTATCCATAACGAAGAGGTAGTCGATGTTTTTGTAAGTCAGCTTAAAAATATTGGCACAGATAAGAACTTTGAAATGATCAACGGAAAATCTCATCAGTGGGATCACTTTTATATGAGACTTCCTAATAAGTTTGTATTTGACTCTCGTAGATCTGCAGGTAATATCCATGGTGAATACAGAGATATTAAAAACGTATTTAAACGTTCTCTGGATGAGATCACTATGGATTCTGTGGAAACAATTCTTGAGCTGATTAATTCCAATACGCTGTATCGTGGAGCAGAGTGGAGGGTTCCGCTGGTTGAATTCAAGAAATACAAAAAGGAATACGACAAACTTCCAGAAGAAGAAAAAGATTTGTATGTTTGGGAGAAATCTCTGAAAGCAGGAGCTGTTATTGGTAAAATCAGAAACCATTCTATTGGAACACTACTTGTAAATGTAAGTGAAGGAATGGATCTTGATACTGCAGTTAAAAAATATGAGCAGATTGTAGCACCCAGCAACTATAAAAGAAGTAAGCCAATTTATACTCAGAGAATGCTGGACGATGCAAAGAAAACTCTTACAGAACTTGGGTATATGGATTCTCTGAAGCGTCGCTTTGCAAATCTGGATGATATCTCAGTAAATAATATTCTATTTTCTAATAAAGATGCAGCGAAGAGAATTTCTGGTAGAGGAGACATTTTTACAGAGATGTCAAAATCTGTAGCAGTTAATCCAAAGAAATTTTCTAGAGTAGAAGAAGTGACAGCACAGGATTTCGTAGAAAAGGTTCTTCCGACCGCGAAAGAGGTTGAAGTATTTGTAGAGAATAAACATGAGAAAAACTTTGTTTCTTTAATTGCCCCAGAAAATTCGAATGCCAACACAATGTTCAAATGGAACAATGGTCTGAGCTGGGCATATACAGGAAACATTACCGATTCTGATATCAAACAGAATGTAAAGAATGCTGGTGGAAATGTAGATGGAGTGCTTAGATTCTCTATTATGTGGAACGAGGATCAGAATGACAACAGTGATCTTGATGCTCACTGTATTGAACCAAATGGTCATGAAATCTATTTTGGTAGTGATAGAAAACCATCTATGTCGAAACTTGGTGGTCAGCTTGATATTGATGTGATTGAGCCATATAGCAGTATGCCAGGGAAGCCAGCAGTGGAAAATATTACATGGCAGGACAAATCGAGAATGATTCCTGGCGCATACAGATTCTTTGTAAATCAGTATACCAACCGAGGAAGTAAAGGATTTAAAGCAGAAATTGAATTCGATGGCGAGATCTATTCGTTTGAATACAATAACCCAGTGCGTGGAGACGTAGACGTCGCAGAAGTAATTATGGATACGAACGGAAACTTTACCATCAAAGAAAAACTTTTTGGTCACTCGGTTACTTCTAGTAGAGAAGTATGGGGAGTACAGACAAATCAGTTTACACCTGTATCTGTAATCAGTTACAGCCCGAACTATTTTGATGAGCAGAATGGGATCGGGAATAAACATCTTTTCTTCTTCCTGAATGGATGTGTAAATCCAGAACAGCCGAATGGTTTCTTTGTGGAATATCTTAAGAATGAATTAGTTCCACATCGTAAAGTATTTGAAGCACTTGGTGCAAAGTGTAGTGTAACAGACGTCGATGATCAGCTCTCTGGTGTTGGTTTTAGTCTGACGCAGCGCAATGAGCTTGTTGTAAAAGTTAAAGGTGCTACAGAAAGAATTATGAAAATCAAATTTTAATAAAGGAGAATAAAATTATGAGTAATATGTTTGAAAAAGCAGTAAAAGGTAAATATCGTTTCCCGTATAAGGGACAGATTGCAGTAGAAGATTTATATGATCTTCCGCTTGGATCGCTGGATACAGTGTTTAAGACGCTGAATGCAGAAGTAAAGAAGACGGATGAAGAAAGTCTGCTTCAGACTAAATCCGAGGAAGATGATATTCTTGCGACTAAGATTGAGATTGTAAAATATATCTTTAATGAGAAACTGGAAGAGAAAAAGAATCGGCAGGAAGCTGCAGAACGTAAAGAGAAGAAACAGAAGATTATGCAGATTATTGCTACAAAACAGGATGAAGCACTTCGAAATGCGTCCGTTGAAGATCTGCAGAAAATGCTTGATGAATTAGACTAAAAAAATGGCTGGCTGGTATAAAACTGGTCAGCCAAACTTATAAGGTGATTATTATGACGCAAGAAGAACACGATCGAAAAATTCTTATTGAACGAGCAGCTGTAGAAGAACTTTTACTGAAAGAACATATTAGTGTTCCTGCAGCATACGAACGTGTCAGAGAATATGTAGATAGATTCGAAAAAAAATCGAAATTAGAAATTAGTAACGATTACTAAAATTTTGGAAAGTGAGGAAAAAATAATAGAAAACACGATGTCTGAATTAAAGGAATATCTTGATAGATTAGGAATTTCAACGGATGGCAAAACCGTAGAAGAAGTGATGTCAGAAATTGCAAGTGTCTGGAATAAACTTGCAGAAGATAAAGAGGAAATTTAATGTTTGGATTAGTCTTAAAAAGCGAATACAATCACATGAAAGATTTTGCTCAGTCAATTATTCATAATTTAAGAGATGACTTGGAATACGAGAGAAAGAAAACTCTATATTGGATGTGTAAATACGATGGCACAGTGGGAGACGATGTGTCATTTGAGGACTGGGTAAAGAGATTTGACGAAGTAAGAGAGGAGAATAAACAATGAGAACTTTAATTGTAGTAGATGTGCAGAATGATTTCGTAAATGGGAGCCTTGGATCGGAAGAAGCACAGGCGATCATTCCGAATGTAAAAAAGAAAATTGAGGAGTATTACAATCGTGGAGATCAAATTATCTTTACAAGAGATACGCATTATGACGATTATTTGAATACTCAGGAAGGAAGAAAACTTCCAGTAAAACATTGTATTTACGGTTCAAAAGGCTGGAAGATTGTAGATGGACTTGAAGTTCCTAACTGCATGTATGTAAATAAAGATTGTTTTGGAACTTTGCAATGGATTACATTGGGATGGGTTAGAGGTGATATTGAGTTAGTCGGTTTAACGACGAATATCTGTGTGATTTCAAATGCATTGATTTTAAGAGCAGTGTTTCCAAAAACAGAAATTACAGTAGATGCCAGCTGCTGTGCTGGATCGACACCTGAGAAACATAAAGCAGCACTCGAAGTTATGAGAAGTTGCCAGATTAATGTGATTGGAGAATAGAGATATGAAATTAGATCAGATTATTACAAGTCTACTGTCTAATGATTTATATAAGTACAGTATGGGTCAGGCAATTTATCATCAGTTCTCGGATTATAAAACGACTTGGACATTCAAATGTCGAAACAAAGATGTATATTTTACTACAGATATGGTAGACGAAATTACAGAACAGGTTAAAGCATACTGCAATCTTCGGTTTACAGAAGAGGAGCTGATTTGTCTCAATAGTATCAAATGGATCAAAGGTTCCTACGTTGACTTCTTAAGACTTTGGCAGCCACGTTTTGAAGATTTTACGATTTCAAATGATGCAGAATGCGGACTTAGTATTGAAACAGCAGGTACATGGCTCAATACTTCTATGTATGAGATTCCTGTTCTTGCAATTGTAAATGAAGTATATTTCCGTATGAAGTACAACTATGACGAGCTTCTTGAAAGCTTTGAAAAACGTCTTGATGAGAAATTCAACAAACTGAAATATGGAAATTGGTATGCAGGAACATTTTCGGAGTTTGGTCTTCGTAGAAGATTATCTGCAGAAGCCCAGGAAATGGTTGTGGAAAAGTTTTCTCACCTAAATGATACAATGCATTCTGCTTCAAAATTCATTGGAACGTCCAATGTGTATCTGGCCAAAAAATACGGTGTAACACCGGTTGGAACAATGGCACACGAATGGATTATGTGTGTAGGTCAGGGAAATCATAAACATAATCCAGCATATTCAAATTGGTATGCATTGAATGCCTGGATCAAAGAATATGGAGTTCTTAACGGCATCGCATTAACTGATACAATTACAACAGATTGTTTTCTTAAAGATTTCCAGCTCACATACGCCACATTATTTTCTGGTGTACGTCATGATTCTGGAGATCCGATTGAATGAGGGCAGAAGATGATTGATCATTATCAGAGTCTTGGTATTGATCCAAGAACAAAAACTCTGCTGTTTTCTGATTCTTTAAATTTTGAAAAAGCCGATGAGATTTTTAGAGTGTTTAATGGAAGAACAAATGTTGCATTTGGCATCGGAACATACTTATCCAATGATACAGAAGTATCACCACTTAACATTGTTATGAAAGTAACTGTTGCAAATGGACAGGATGTAGCTAAGATCAGTGATGATATGGGTAAATGCATGTGTAAAAATCCAGAATACGTTGATTATCTGCAGAGATGTATCGATTGGAGAATGGAACATGAAAGAAAAAATAATTAAAATAAAAAGAGGTGCTAAATATTAGAAACAAATCAAAAGATAAAATTGGAATGATATATGGGTGTTATAGAATTATAGGAATGGCAGAGAGCAGAATAACACCAAGTGGACAATCAAAACCATACTATGTATGCGAATGTATAAATTGTGGAAATATTAAAGAACTTAATGCATATAAAGTTCGTAATAATAATTATCAATATTGTGAAAACTGCAAACCAAATCAACAAGAGACTGGTACAAAAGTCGGACAAAGATTTGGAAGATTAGTAGTATTAAGTCGTTTAGAGAATAAAATGCAACCAAATGGTTCAACAAAAGTTATATGGGAATGTATATGTGATTGTGGAAATATTGTAAATGTCACAGATACACATTTAAGATCGGGACATACAACAAGTTGTGGTTGTGTTAGAACTGAAAAAATGAGAAAAATTTTAGCAAAAGATATAACAAATCAGCATTTTGGAAAATTAACGCCATATAAAAGAGCGTTTATAAAAGACGGGAAACAGTATTGGTATTGTAAATGTGAATGTGAAAATACTTGTATTGCATGTACATCTGAACTATGTTCTGGGCATAAAAAATCATGTGGATGTCTTATATCTGCAGCAGAATATGAACTAGAAAAATATATTCAGCAGAAGAACATACAGTATATATCCCAGTATAAATTTGAAGATTGTAAAGATAAAGAACGTCTTCCTTTTGATTTTGCTATATTCCATCCAGTCAATAAAGAGCTAATGTTTTTAATTGAATTACAAGGCCAACAACATTATACTCCATTTACGTTTTGTGGAGAATCTGATTTAGTAAAAGAAGAAAATTTTCAAGATAGAAAACATAAGGATGAGATAAAGACATCATATTGTAATAAAAACCAAATACCACTTTTATTAATTAAATATACAAATTTTAATGTAAAGGAACAAATATTTGAAAAATTTTATCAAGAAATTTTTGAAAATAATATCACAAATAAAAATTTTATTTTTACATCACAAGATATAAAGAACGAATATCAGATCAAACATAAACTTGTACCAAAAAGAAAAGTTGTTCAAATTGATATCAATACGAGGACTATTGTTGCTAGATATGAAAGCTTGAAAGAAGCACATAGAAGGACAGGAATTTCATATGGTCAAATTTCAGACTGCTGTAAAAGACATTGTAAAACAGCTGGTGGATATGCATGGGCACATGACGATGATAATTTGAACATAGAAGATGCAATTAAATGGGCATCTTCTCCAAATAAAACATCAGCAAAAGCAGTTTATCAAAAAGATAAAAATGGAAATATTATTAAAGAATGGAGCAGCATAACCGAAGCAGCAAATTTTTTTATGATAGCACATACAAATATACAAGCATGTTGTGCACATAGACAAAAATCATGTCGAGGTTTTATTTGGGAGTACAAAGCACGAAACAATGCCGTAGAATCAACAATCCAAAATAACTTTAATAATTTGATATCATGAGCGTTCTACAATCAATTCTAATTTACTAGGTATATAAATTGTAGAACGCTTTTTGAAAATGGATTCTAAGAGAATAATCTTACATAGAAACATATAACTATTTACATAAAGAGAGGACAAAAAACCAGTGCCGATTAAAGATGTATTAGATGATATTGACTGCATGATCAAAACACTTCACCTTGTGAAACGGGAACTGAACTATGCAGTAGTATATGAAAGTGAAAGAAACATTCTAAACGAAGATCAGTGGATCGAATTTATCGAAGATCATCAGCAGCCGAGCGGAACAATTATCAGAGAGGGATTAAAGCAGGTTAGCCGTATTTCTCGAAAACTGGCAGATGAAGTTGTGTACGGCAAAGAAAATGCTAATAAAATTTGTAGAGGAGATATGGATGAATAAGATCATCGAGGAAGATTTTGAATGTCTTGATAAGCATATAACAAAAGCATTGACATTCGATAAAGACAATGTATATAAAATTTCGGACTTTATCGAACTACTACAGAAAGCGATGGAGAAATATGGTGATAAAGAAATTGCTACACATGATATGAATTTTGACGTTATTTCAGGGATTACATGGCCCTATATTTATTTTGATGAGACTGCAGGTGTCGATAATAATGGTATGATTTGTATTTTTGAATAGAAGAAAAGGAAATATGAAAACTCAAATTAGAATGGGTGTGTTTGAATCAAATTCATCAAGTATGCATTCGCTTTGCGTGATGAAAAATGAAGGTAAATATACTCCACAAGAAATTACTCATGATATGTGGTTATGGAATGATTCAAAAACAGGAGAGAAAAATTGTATTTGGATACCATATGAGGGAGATTTATATTTTGGAAGATCTCCATTTAGGGCATTAGCAAGTTTTTCTGATAAATGGCTATATGCTTGTGCTTCGTTGGTTGAAGAATATAATGATGATACATATAAAGAATTATTACGAATTGTTAAGAAATATGTGCCGACATTAAAGAAAATTGAACTTCCAAAAAAATGTAAATATATTCCGAATAAAGATAACGAAGAATATAATGCAGACAATTATTACCAGGAAGGAATGACGGAAGAAAAGTTAAACAAGTTTCTTTCTGACAAAGAAGAACAATATGGAATTGAAATTAATTATTGGACTGATTCAGAAAATGAATTCTGGAGATTCAATATTCCAGATACTGGTTCTGTGGATGAAGATATCCTTAGTGGATTTTTAAAAAAAGAGAATATCACATTAGAAGAGTTTATTTCTAACAAAAAATATGTAGTAATTCAGGATGGAGATGAAACATGCTATTTTTCTGGAATGAAAGAAGCAGGTTTAATCAATATGGATGCAATTGATCATGAATATCCAGAAGGGGAATGGTGGGAAAGATGAAAACACAAATTAGAAAAGGAACATTTGAAACAAATAGTAGCTCGGTTCACTCGCTCGTAATGTGTAATAAAAGCGATTATGATAAATGGGAGCAAGGAAAAGTATTTCTATTTAGAGGAAGTGGCTATGCTTATCCAGATGGCAACAAACCTCAAGTAAATCATTTTTATACAAAAGAAGAAGCAATCACCTTTGAAAAATCTAGCAAGTATCATCCAAATTTTACATACGACACAGAAGGAGATCTTTTGGATTTTCTTCATGAAAATGAATGGTATGATTATGATTATTTTTGGAATGAATGGTGCGAAGATTGGGAAACTTTTGAAGAATCATTCACAACAGAGAATGGGGACACTGTTATTACGTTCGGCTATAATGGGTATGACTGCTGATAAAATTTAGGAGGATTATAGGAATGGAATTATTAGGAGCTTATAAAAATGGCAATTATCGTACTCTTATATTGAGCGATGGGACAAAGATCAGAAAAACAAATGATGATGAGTTTATTCCGGATTTTGCAGAAAATATGGATATCAAAATAACAAATTGTTGCGATCGAAATTGTCCTATGTGTCATGAAGGAAGTACGGAAAATGGCAGACATGGAGATATTATGAACGAAAAGTTTATTGATACTTTACATCCATATCAGGAGGTAGCAATCGGTGGCGGTGATATCACTACACATCCTGATGTAATTCCATTCCTACAAAAACTTAAAGAACGAAAAGTAATTGCGAATATTACTGTAAATCAGATTCATTTTGAACAAAAACAGGATCTGATAAAAAGATTAGTTAATGAAAAACTGATCTACGGTCTTGGTGTATCACTTGTCAATCCAACGGAAAAATTCATCTCCATGATAAAGCAGTATCCAAATGTAGTACTCCATGTTATTAATGGAATTTTAAAACCATCAGATATTGAAGCATTACAGAATAATAATCTGAAGATGCTGATCCTGGGCTATAAGCAGCTCCGTAGAGGGACTGATTGGTATACAGAAGATCATGAAAATATTGTAGTAAGACAGATGTGGTTGAAAGAGAACATCTGTAACATTTACGACAAATTCAAAGTTGTGTCATTTGACAATCTAGCCATCGAACAGCTTAATATGCGACGTTTCTTTACGGACAAAGAATGGGAAGAATTTTACATGGGCGATGATGGCAATTTTACTTACTATATTGACATGGTAGAAAGAAAATTTGCAAAAAGTTCAACAGCGCCAATGGATAAAAGATATGATCTGATAGATTCTACAGATGAGATGTTTAGGCGAATTGTGACAGAGAATGAATAAATGAAATCGAAATTTCATCTGGTGAAAAATTATGGAAAAAGTTATAAATGGTTACAAAATCGAAGAAATTGCCTTAAATCCAACATATTTAACAGATGATGATCTAAAAAGCCTTAAAAATCAAGGATTTAGAGTACGCTGGATGAGAGAAAACGAAGATGGCGATAAAAATATATTTATGATAACGGTTGACAAAAACTAATGAAATGTTGTTTTCATTGCAAAATATGTGAAAGGAGAATGATGTGTCAGTAGGATTCAATTGGTTCAAATCATACAAAATACACATCCATAAAGGAACCACGATGTATGACTATGATGATTCAGACATCGAATATATTGGCGGAGGCAGCACATCACATTCTGAATATAATATTGGCTTGGTGCAAGATTTGATCGAAAAATATAGTGGAAAGAGAATACCTGCTATACAAGGAGAATGGCTCGATTCAGAAGATCAAGATTTACATCTGATTGATCCAAAAGAAATGACTGAGATTTGCCAGAGAATTTTAGACGGAAGAGAGATAGATAAGGTTAATATGAGATCTCGCATTGAATGGTTTAAAAAGCTATCTGATCAAGGATATTATTTATCTTATGACTATGCGTATTAAATTGAGGAAGGATGCAGCGTGGAAATTAAAGAAGAAAAAGTTACTCAAACAGTCAAGACTTATACTTTTACAGAAGACGAATATCACGAACTAATTTATAACCAGAGAAAATATGGGTACGACAAAGCATTAGAATATATTGGATTCTGTGTAGGAAACTATAAATACAAGGTTAGTACTCTTGGAGGAATAACACAATTCATTAAAGATTTATTGGATTATCTTAAAAATGGATACAGGATGAATAATATGTATGATTTAAGCTTTAATGAATGGATTAAAAAGAATAGATAATATTTTTAAGAGAGAATATATTTTGGAACGAAAGCTAAATAATTATATCTACAATCATGTAGAATATGATGATGCTACGATTTCAGAAATGCGTGAGTACGCAGAAAAGAAAAATACAAGATTAAAAGAAAAATATGAGGATGACGTATCTAAGGGTTATCATCCTGAAGAACCGGTATATATAGATATGACTGTGTTCGGAGCAGTTGGATGAAGAGGAGGAAATGATTATGCCCATAGTAGGAGAAGGAAAAGATGTCCATGTAGAATATCACATGCCAGAAAACATCAAAAAGCTTGTTACAGATGAATTTTTAAAAGAATTTCGTGATCAACTTTTTAGAATTCATGGATACTATAAACTTGATGCATTTGCAGAATATAGTGTTCCAGTGAATACAGGAACAGGTGGTTATTCAGCAGCATTCTTTAAGGCTTGTATGCTAACAGGATCTGAGGAACTTTATAATTATAGTAGAACGTTACCATGGTATGATGCCGATTTATTTGATGGCGAAATTACGGATATGCTTATTGATAGGCATTTTATTTTAGGGTATTTTATTGACATCATCGAACAACAACTTGGTATTACATATGAAGATATTGTTACGTGCTGTGATTGCAATAGATTATGCACAAAAGATATGGTAGTAGAATTGTATGATGCAGGAGATCTTGAAGAACATGAACGTTACAGATGTTTGTATTGTAATGATTTGAAAAACAGTAAAGATCAAAGTTTAAAATCGACGGATTACTATAGAAAATGTTTAAAAGAACAAGATAGATACAAGGAGACACATCCTGTTGTTACAAACATAGAATAAAATGCGTCTTTCATGATGGAGGTGATTTAATAGTGGAAACAATAAATTATAAAGATTCATTTGTTAAAGTATATCATCTTAAAAAATTACAAATGTATTTGAATCCAAGAAAATGCTATTGTTGTAATGAAAATATAGGATCTGACGAAAATGTTATTTTGATGATTAATAATCATAAATATATTCCAAATATGCTTCTGCATGAAGTTTGCTATAACTCGTTCACTAACAAAGAAAATTTTATAGGAAATATTGAAAAAAAAGACCATAGAGAGTATAAAGTCAAGAATGAAATTTTTGGAAACATCTAAGATGAGGAGGTGATGATGTGAATCCAATTTTGATCCTTGGAGCAGTATTAGTTACAGTAATTTTATGGTTTCTGTTGACTTTTCTGTTCCAGCCATTAGGAAAATTCCTACTTCGTATCATAGACGATACGATAGAAACAATGGAAGACGATGAAAAACATAAAGAAAAGGAGAAGAAAGAAAAATGAAAAATGGTAAATTAGGCGGAATTGTTTTAGGAGTAGTTCTTGCAGCAGGTTTGATCGTTGGTATCAAATGTATGGAAAGAGTTCCAGCAGGATATGTAGGAGTTGTGTATAACTTCTCAAGCGGAATTTCCGATCAGGTGCTAACACAGGGATGGCATTTTGTATCTCCTACGAAAAAAGTAACTACATATTCGGTTGGTATTGAGCAGTCATACCTTACATCCGAAGATAAGGGTGATTCTCCAAAAGATGAAAGTTTTTCTACACCAACATCTGACGGAAAATCTCTTACTGTAGATCTTGAGTTCTCTTACAAATTTGATCCAGATAGAATTACTAAAACTTTTACAATGTTTAAAGGTCAGTCTGGTGAGACAGTGAAGAATACATTTATCAAGCCTAAAATGAGAGCTTGGACACAGGAAGTTACAGCAAAATTCCCTGTTACTGATGTATTTGGGGACAAACGTCAGGAATTAAATGAAGCTCTTGATGTATATCTGAAACAAAAATTTGAGCCATATGGTATTGTTATTGACACTGTTAATTTTACCAATATTGTAACGGATTCGGAGACGTCTGCAGCGATCCAGAGAAAAGTAACTGCACAGCAGGAACTTGAGCTGGCAAATATCGAAGCAAAGACAGCTAAGGTACAGGCCGATAAAGATAAAGAAGTGGCTCTTATTGCTGCAGAACAGGAAAAAGAAAAGGCTACAATCGAAGCAGAGCAGAAGAAGATCCAGGCTGAAGGTGAAGCGGAAGCTACAAGAATCAAAGCAGAGGCGGAAGCTGAAGCGAATAAAAAGATTGCAGAATCTCTTACTCCAGAGCTTATCGAAAAGCAGAAGATTGAAAAGTGGAGCGGCGATGTTCCGCAGGTACAGGGAAGTAATACTCCTATCGTAAGTATTGGAGAATAATATTTTGTCATCCGTGGTGTCATAGCTACGGGTGACATTTATAAAAAAATAAAGGAGAAAATACATATGAAGAAAAAATTAGTAGCAGGAATTCTAATGGCAGCACTTGCGGTATCATGTCTTACGGGATGCGAAGGGTTGAATAGCGAAGTAAACGATCTAAATGGATCTATTACGGGTAATACATATAATGCTTCATTTTATACGAATGAAGGTGAAAAGTTCATGGATATGAGTGGACAGAAAATTGACCTGGATTCCAATATTGTAGAAGAAGAAACGTATTCAGACGGAAGTTGGGGTTATACGAAAAAATTGTCCAGCGTAGTTACGGTTACAATCGATGGTAAGGAAGTGGAGAACTGTGGAACTACAATGATTTTTGCTGAAAAAGGATTAAATCCTGATGTGGATTTTCAGAGTCCAGAAGTAATCAATAGCAAAACTGATGGTAGTCTTGGAGAGAATGTTATTATTGCAAGCGTTGTCAATAGATTTAAGAATTATTTTGGTAAGGCTCGTGTAGTCGTCATCCAGTCTCAGCTTGGTGATCCGATTTGTGCTTATTCTGGTGATAGTGTGTATTATGAGGTATGCGAAGATCTGCCGAAAACGACAAAATTAATGATTGACGGAAAGGCGCTGTATATTCACAGAGCTAATTTCCAGATTATTGACAAAGGGTTATTGAATTGAGGGAGAATATAATATGAATAAATCAGTATTAGTCATGGACACACCAGAGAAATGCATACATTGTCTATTATTAAATAGTGAAGATAAATGCATAGTACAAGATGATGATGCAAATTTCAATGCCGGTGATTCGTGGGATGAGTTAATGAAAGGGTGTCCATTAAAGGAGCTACCAAAAGAAGAAAACGGAAATGAAGATCTATGTAGTTTCGATCGTGGTTGGACAGCAGGTTTTAATACATGTCTGCGAAGAATTAATGGAGAAAAGTAATGTATAGATATATTGCAGATTTACACATAGGATGCATGAATTCTTTTGAACATCGTGCTTTAGAGCATGATGAGATTCTTATTAAGAACTGGAATTCTGTTGTTAATAATAATGATATAACATTCATTCTAGGTGATATTGGAAGATGTGGAACTAACAAAGACAATGAATATTTGTGTTCTGTTATATCAAGACTTAAATCTAAAAAAATTTTAGTGGTTGGGAATCATGACGAAAAATGTTTACAAGATTACAGAGTAAAACAGCTATTTGAATCAGTCGTAGATTATTTCGAACTTACTGATAATCATAACGGAATTAATCAAAAAATCGTGCTTTCGCATTATCCTATCTTTTCATGGAATGGTTGTTATAAAGATACAGTCCTTCTCTATGGTCATACACATGGCAACTTCGACGATATTATCTATCAGGGATCCCTGAAAAAACTCAGATATAAAGTAAGAGAATTAAATACAGAGAATAAAGAAATGAAAAAATTCAGAAACCTTCCATATGCTTATAATGTTGGTGCAATGATGGATTGGATTGATTATTGTCCTAGAACCTGGGAAGAGATTAAAGATATTTCATCTTTTAGGGGAAATAGGTAAAGCAACGAAAGCGATATTTCATCCGAAAAATAAAACTATATATAGTAGATATAAGAACGACCATACACTATATATAGTATTGGTTTATGGAGAATAAATGCCATGGATAGTTTAAGACGAGAAATCAAGAAACAAATCGAATATTGCATAAATTTTGACGGATATAAAGCAGCAATTTTTGTTTCAGATACGTTAAAGATTGGCAAGATAAAGGAAATTTTGAAGAAAGAAAATGAAGCGAATTTACAGTTACAAATTATAAAATGCCGGTTCACAGAAAGAGAAATGTTTGTAGAGTTTTCGAACGGTAGTTATATGAAAATCTTTCAACCATCAGAAAATTGTACAGGATACAAATTCAATGGTTGTATTGTAGATGCAGATATAAGACAAGATGTAAAAGATTGTATTATACATCCTATTATTATGCCTAGATTGATTAAATTTGATGATGGTCGTATTGAATTTGAAGATTGGTCTGAGGTAAAGAATCGTATTGTTACAGTAAAAATATAGGAGAATAAATAGATGGCAGTATACGAATTGCGCCAACATGACATAATTTCTTACAGACCTCCACAACCACACAAACAAAAATATAAGATTGGAAAATATATTTCTGTTGACGAATTAGCTGAAGTAATGTTTGGATCACCTGCTTTAGGTAAAAATAGAGATAAAATGTTTCGAGTTATTGAAATAAAATATGTAAAATTTCCGTGGTGGAAGTTTTGGAAGAGAAGAAAATATGTTGCTGCGTATTATTTAGAATTTATGTGAGGTGCAAATAAATGTCAGATTATTACAAAGATAAGGAAGATAGATATGAACAAACGACAGAAAAAGAAGTTTATTAAGAAGAACATGATTAAGCTGAGAAAGATTCATCCAGATAAAGGTGATGTAGTTGTTCTTCAATTTGATCCAGGAAATGAATATATAAATATTGGTACTGTTCTTGAATTCTATAAGGCATGGGAAGGTGCTGGGATTTTTGATAGGTGTGGTGCAGCTATTGTACCATGTAATGTAAAAGTTTTGGATAAAGAAGCTGCACAGAAATATTGTGATGCTTTGCAGAGAGTAATTGATGAGATGGAGTAACAATGGAGACGATGGAAGAAAATAAATGTTTACACTATATGCATTACCAAGATAGATGGTTTTATTGGATCGATAAACTTAATAAAAAAAAGTATTATAAAAAACATGAAGATGCAGACATTATTTGGTTAGAAGAAAATATAATCACGGAACATCAATGTAGAGAATTTTAAAAGAGAAATATCCTGATTTAAAACCATATAAGGCTATTGCATATCATTGGTCTCCATCTCATAGTTTAGGTTGATCACAGCTAATAAAAAAACAATTAGGGGGAAAAATGATCAAAGAATATTGTGATATTTGCGGTAAAAAAGCGAAAACCACGAAGTACGTACTACCTTTTCATTACAAAGAAAAAGCGAATGATAAATCTGGCTGCAATACAATCTTGTGTTTTGATGTGGTAAAACCAACGGAAGTAGATTTGTGTACAAATTGTGCTTGGGATATAAATTCGTTAATATGTTATGATATTAAACAAGTCTTAGATAGAAATAAATAATTCATGAGTGTTCGCTCAAATAATTTCACAGAATAGGAAAATTAAATATGAAAATTACAGCAAAGAGTTATTTTAGAGGAGCTTGTGGCATGGATCTTGGGATTGAAGAAGCCGGTATCAACATTTTAGAGTCATTTGAAATTGACAAGAAATGTTGTGATACTTTGCAGAAAGTAATTAACAAGATGGATTATTGTCGATAATACAAATATAGGAGATAAGCTATGATCAAAATTATTGAAAAAGGAACAAATCATAAAATACGTTGTAATGATTGCGGATGTTTATTTTCTTTTGACGATGAAGATGTGAATATTCGTACTGGAATTGGTATATGCGGAATGGAAGTACGTAAGAAATCTTATGGAATTATTGTTTGCCCACAATGCGAAAATGAAATTGTGTTTAATAATAACAATTAATATATAAAAGTTTTGTTTCGTTTGGAGGATAAAAAATAAATAATGACTACAAAAGAAAAAGAACTTAAAGAGGAATACGAAAAATTCATACTAACAAAAGAGGGTAAGGAATGGATAAATCATTGGCAGAAGATAATTGGTTCTGATACTGGCGGAGACTTTAGAGATTATTTATATGATTTCTATCCTGAAATGATTTCTTAGGAAGGAGAATATTATGAAGAAAACAAAAATTATTAGTGCGTTCCCTGCTTGTGGGAAAACATATGCTTTTGAAAAACTTAATGAGAATGGGTATGAAATTCTCGATAGCGACAGTAGTAAATTTAGTTGGATGGATGTTGTTGATAAAATATATGAAATGAAGAATCGTGGGAAAAAGAATTACAAAGAAAGGTATATAAAGGTTCGTAATCCAGAATTTCCAAGTAATTATATTCAGCACATTAAAGAGAATATTGGAAAAGCTGATTATATTTTCGTAAGCAGCCACAAAGAAGTAAGAGATGCTCTGATTGAAAATGGAATCTATTTCACATTGGTTTATCCAGATAGAAGTATGAAAGCAGAGTGGATTGGAAGATGTTTCTTGCGTGGAAGTGGTGAAAAATTCTGTCAGCTCATTGCAGATAATTGGGATAATTGGATTGATGAGATGGAAGAAGTTGAATGCAACAGGTGGGTTCTTGGAGATAAAGAATCAATTGACAGATATTATTACATTGGCGAATTGGTAGAGAATAAATTGATTTGACGCGATGTGAAGATTATGTATCAAAATTGTTGTAAAAAGTGTGGAAGTACATCTTTGCATACGGAAGTAAAAGGTAATAACACAGGGTTATATTGTGATGTTTGTGGAGCATGGATAAAATGGCTTGGAAAAGATGAATTAAGAGCGTTTGAATATTCACAGAAATCACAATTACCAAAAACAAGTTGTGATATTCCGATGCCGAAAGTCGTAGAATGTAGCTTACCAAAAACAATTGCAAGAATTAAATTATGTGGCGGAGCAATGACTTTTGATATTACAGAGTATACGTCATGGAAGAAACCGACCGAAGAACAGATTAAGAATCTGCATGATTTGTTGTGTATTGATGTTGAAATTTTTTGAAGATGGAGAATAAGTATTATGCATGGAAAGATGGTGATGAGTAGATGGAAATATTAGCAAACACAGAATATCAAGATGTTTATAGAATCACAGATGGTGTGCTGCTTATTGTAAATAAATTCTTATACAAGGATTATTCTAAGAAAACAAATCGTATTGTGGAAGTCAATAATACAGGAAGAGACAATTGTAAAACATACAATAAAGGATGTCGGTCTTGTCTGAAAGAGTTAAAAAGAGATTATCTTGATACATACGCAACAGTAACAATTCCTAAAGGTACAGTTCTGTATCATGGTTATCCAATAGAACCTACAATTAAACCAGAGAATTATAGGTATCAAATTAAAACAACTGGTGCCATGATGAGTGGAGATTTCACAGATATGACGTCTTATTTAGAAATGATTGCTGAAATTATGAAACAACATAACGGAGAAGAATAAGTTTGAAAAATATAACAATTGGTTTAATGTGGATTGCCATATCCGCAGCAGTAATTGCTGGAATTGTGACAATGCATGATATGAAATGTTTGTGGGCGTTTGCGCTTCCTACAGTTGTGACACTTGATTTATTAGAGTAAGAAGGTGACTAATGAAAAGTAATATTTATATTCCAAAACGACTTAATGTCGGATACCAGAACAGAGAAGACACATATACAGGGAAAATTGCGTATGTTATTTATTATGATGAAAAAGGAAAACTAAGAAAAGAAACATCCTGGAATAATTGGCGAGATGAGGAAATCGCTAATACAGAATTTGATAATGTTCCGACAGAAGGGTTTGTACTCAATAAACCTGCTGGCGGTAGAGAATATTCCAATGAATGGGATGTTCGTAAATCGTACTGCAGAGTTTATGATCCTAGAGATTTTGAGTTTGAGATTACGATCGAGAATTTACTATATATTCTGGCTAATTGTTCATGCGTTAAAGGAAAAGGACTTGAAGGAAAATTTGTATATGGTTGGGACGGGAAAGAACTGATTCTTATGCCGGTTGATTCACCTGACTATAAAGAAATTTCTGCGTTTAGTGATAAGATAAATGATAAACAAGACATTAAAGCAAAAGATTTGGTTGTTGGTGCTACATATTTGACAAAAGATAATGAAGAATGGATCTATATGGGTAAATACGATACGTATGATAACTATTGTTATACAAGAGATGATATCGAAGAAACCTTCACTACATACAAAGCGCTTCGTGAATGGTGTCAAAAACAGGGGATAACATATGATTCTAATTATTCATACCGTGAGTATGAATATAAATACACAACTGGATATGTTGGAAAACAATTTTGGTTTTATACTGGTGATTCACATTATCGTCAATTTATGCATCAAAAATCATTTCCTAAGAATAAAATTGTTTGCTGCAGTGATGATACATGTAGCGAAAAATATGCTGACTTATTTTATGAGATGGAAGGGGATCACAGATACTCTCCTTATGATCCATCAAAGGATGAATACAAATCATGGGATATTGATGATTTTAAACATGAAGTAGAAACACAATGTTGGTTTAAATTCATAAGCAAATGTAAAGGTGAATATAACACTTTTGAACTTCATCATGAGGGGCCAGGGAAATATACTATTACAGAAGGATATATTGATGAAAAAAACACATATTTCAAGAGATCAGATTTATTTCCATGTGAAGAGACGTCTTATTATGAGAAACGAATGATTCCTGTTACTTTGGAAGAAATTTATGAAAAGATGCATCCAGAATATATCAAAATGTATTTAAAAAATGGAAGAGAATATGAAACGAGAGGTACACTATATGAGTAAAAATGATGATAGAATTTTAGAATTAAAAAAACAGGTAGAAGATAAAAAGAAAGAAATCGCAAGTAAGAAGACACGATTTGCGCCAATGACAAATTGTATTCTTGAGATGGATGGATTAACATTAAATCTTAATGTTCTGTCAGAAAGTGCATTGTTTTTCTTGATGGTAAGATTAAACTCTTATCGTATGTCTGCAGCAGATCTTGGTTTAGATAAATTTGAAATTTCTGGATATGATCTGAACGATTGGATTACAGATGTGAAAGCAAGATTAGAGGTTATTGCAACTAAGAGGGAAGAGAATAATCTCAAAGCAATGGAAACAAAATTGGACAAGCTTTTATCCGAAGATAAAAAAACGGAGTTGGAGCTGGATTCCATTGCCGAGCTATTAAAGTAGGTGATATAAATGACGATTGAAGAAATCAAAAAGAAGATTGCTGGAGAAGAGTATGATTTTCTGAGGACGGACAAACATTTAGAAAATAGAATTATTCTTCTTGGATTAGGTGGTAGCTATTCATATGGCACTAATGTAGAAACCAGCGACCTAGACGTGCGCGGAATTGCACTAAATACTAAAGCAGAAATTTTGACGAACGAGCGATTTGAACAGTTTGAAAATAAGCAGACAGATACGACAATCTACGGGTTTAATAAGATTATCAAGCTGTTATCAAATTGTAACCCAAACACTATCGAGCTGCTGGGTTTAAATCTAGAACATTATTTATATGTCAGCTCGATTGGATACGAGCTATTAGATAATTCACATTTATTTCTTTCTAAAAAAGCAGCATATAGCTTCCAAGGATTTATTCGATCACAAGCGCGAAGAATCGACAACAAAGCAGTTCGTACAGTCGATCAGGAACATCGAGAAAATCATGTCTTAAATAGTATCTATAATGCAATGACATCATTCCCAGAAAAATATTTTAGATATTCAGAAAATAGCATCAAACTATATCTCGATGACGCTACCCAAGAAGATATGGATAAGGAAATTTTCATGGATGTCAACCTGAAACATTATCCATTACGAGATTACCAGGCGATGTGGGCTGAAATGCATAGTATCGTAAAAGACTATGCGAAGCTTAGTATAACGAATAGGCAGGCTGTACCTTCGAATAAATTGAATAAACACATGATGCATTTAGTGCGGTTATATTATATGTGTTTTGACATTCTGGAGAATGAAAAAGTAGTTACCTATCGAGAAAAAGAACATGACCTGTTAATGAATATTCGTAATGGAGAATACTTAGATAGCAGTAATCAACCAATCCCAGAATTCTTTGAGATGGTTGATGTGCTGGATAAAAGGCTTGAGTACGATAAGAAAAATACTTCTTTGCCAGAAAGACCTAACTATGACAAAATCAATGAATTTGTGATGAGTGTAAATGAAAGAGTTGTAAAGGATGAAATTTGATAGGTGGTGATTATTGTGGATAAAAATTGTTGGATTTCGTTAAAAGAAAGATATCCTGACATGACAGAGATTTCATATTCAGCATATTCAAGACATTATAGGTCTGATAAAGTATTGGTTTATACAAAAAATGGTAATTATTTCATTGCTGAGCGTTGGAAAGAAGAAGCGTTCAAATGGCCTGATGAATATATTTGGTATTCCTATGGGACAGGTGGACGAAGAATGGCTGTAAGAAATAAAGTTGTTGCATGGATGTCATTGCCTGAAAAGTATGATGGAGAATAAAATGTTGTGCTTTGATTGTCCTTATGGATATGAAGATTATGTGAGATTATCTGAAAACTTTACTGATTTGTCTCAAGAAGAAATCGAACAATCTATTTGGTGCGACAAGGTTGGTGGAAAAGTAGGATATATGGGATACTGCGAAAAATCTTCTCAAATAGGAAATGTTGTTAAAACTCAATCAAACAAAAAGAGAAGAAATAAACGTGCGAGATATTTGAAACATCAAAATAATCTTAAGCACCTATATGAAATTGCTGGTGGTTATTATCCTGCGCCAGTTGGATATATGGATGAAATTTGGATTAAAGGACATGGCTATGTTCAGTACACTAAACCATATTATAAAAGATGGTATCGTGGAAAACGTAGTAAGTATTTTAAGCAGCAATCAAATAGAAAGATTCGTAGATATAAGGGCGAATTACATAAAGGTAATATGGCTCATAAATTATATGATTTCTGGTGGGAATTATGTTAATGAGGAGCTAGCGAATTAATTGTTGAGTCTGGTAATGGGCTTGCGATTATTGGATCTTGGATGAGAGATTAATTCTGGTAATTTTGCAAAGGTGGTGAGAATATAAAAGTTATTAGGAATAATTATAAAAAAGAAAATACGGATGTAGTAACAACATTCTGCGATAGTTGCGATTCAGAATTGGAAGTATCAATGAATGATACATATATTGGTTGGCTTGGAGCTAGGTTTACAACATGTCCTTGTTGTGGGAAAGAAACTACGGTTGATGAATTTGAAGGTATTACTTTGACAAAAGATAATCTAAAATATCCGCAATATTTTGCGCATGAAAGTAAATATCATGGCTGTAAAGAAGTAGGCGCCGAAGTTATTTTACGTGAGATTAGAAGAGCAATTAAGTATTTTAGAGAAAATAAAGACGAATTCGCTATTGAACTTGGATTCGGAGATTTTCATATCTGCGTTTTTAGATATTCTGGAGATGAAGAATATCGTGTAGTTGTAACAAGAGATTGGTATGAGACAAATATTCCGTTCGAGGAGGAAGATTACGAGTGAGTTGGAATCCAGTATTAAATAAATTTGTTGAAATCAAAAATGAGTATAAAAAAACGATTCAGCAATATCGCATATGACTATACAGAAGGATATACAGATGAATCAAAAACATGTCTGGAAAGATGGATCGATGAATTAAATAGCATAAAACAATGTAATCAATACTCAGAATATACAGACTTACTTTCTTGTTTAGAATTAAATCAGCATAACAATTTTCTTCTTTTGAGATATGGAAGATATAGCAATATTTACGATGGAGAAATTGAAAATTCAGGTGAAGATATTTGGGAAAGATATAATGGATTTTATCGTGAATGTAGGAGCATTGTTATTGATGTAGTGAATGATTGTATTGTTCTATGCCCGTTCCGAAAGTTTTTTAATATTAACGAGATCGCAGAAACGAGCTTGAAGAATATTCAAAAAAGAATCAGTATGGCTCATACTGTTGAATTCTCAAATAAATTGGATGGATCGATGCAGTCTGCTACGTGGTATAACGGAGAAATTGTTATGGCTGGTAGTCAGACTATTAATCCTGAAAATTCTTGGAGATTGCAGGATGGGTATAGAATGATTCGAGCATTACCAGGATATGAAAAGATGTTAAAAGATTTCGAACACCATACTTTTATTTTTGAATATATTTCATTAAAAGATGCACATGTTGTTAAATATACCAAAGAGCAAGAGGGATTATACCTTATTGGAATAAGAAGCAATGCACTTGGCATAGAAGCGGATTACAAAACAGTACTAGCTGTTGCTAAACAGTATGACATTCTTACGACTGAAGTATTTGACAAAACACTAGATACAGTTATGAGTGAATTAGATGATAAATCATCTGATGAAGCGGAAGGATTTGTAATCAATATTGATGATTATAAAGTAAAGCTAAAATACAATGACTATGTTCACATTCATAAAGCATTGTCTAAGTTGTCTTCTATTAATCTTATTATTCGTTGTATCGCAGATGATACATACGATGATCTTCTTTCAAAACTTCCTATTGCTTACCATGATAATGTAAAAAGAATCGCATTTATTGTGTTTGATTATATCGAGAAAACCGAAAAGACAATTAGAGAATATTATAATCAGGCACCGAAAGATAGTAAGAAAGATTTTATGATTTGGATCGATCGAAATATACCGAAAAAATACAGACAATATTGTAAAAGTTTGTATTTTGGAAAATCAATCAATGTTATTAAGAGTCATGAGGGCGGTAATCCCAAATATTTAAAATTAAATGATATGGGTGTATCAAATTATGCCGACATTTTTACACAGGAGGACGAATGAATAAACCTACACTTTGGATTATGTGCGGGCTGAGTGGATCTGGAAAGTCTACAATCGCTCAGAAATTAGCACAAGAGCATGAAAATACAGTTATTGTTTCTTCCGATCAAATTAGAGAAGAATTAACTGGTGATTATGAAAATCAGGATCGAAATGATGAAGTATTCAAGGTATTTCACAAAAGAATTCGTGAGAACCTGGAGAATAATAAAAATGTAATAGCAGACGCAACCAATCTTACGATGAAAAGCCGTAGAGCAATTTTGCAGAATGTAGGAAACTTGGATGTTGAGAAGATTTGTTATATTATTCCAAAACATATCTTGGTATGTAGACAAGATAATAAGAATAGAGAACATCCTGTTCCGGAATTTGTATTAGATAATCAAATTAGAAGATTTCAAATTCCGTTCAAAGGAGAAGGACTCGATAAAATTATAATTGAAAATCTTCATTATAGGGCAAATATGATCAACGTAATTAATTTTATGAATGAATTTGATCAAAAGACACCATATCATAATAAAACATTAGGCGGACATTGCGATTATACTATGCGGTTATTTAAAAAATATAATTATCCAGAATATTTTGGATTAGCTGCCTTTTACCATGACGTTGGAAAATTATATACACAAAGCTTTGATGAAAATGGGGTTGCTCATTACTTTGGTCATGCTGAATATTCTGCGTATTTAATCTTATCAGAGCTACATGATACATTTTATGATTTATCTAGCGACGAATTTCTGGATATGTGTTTTCTAGTTAATTACCACATGATGCCATTTGGTTGGAATACAGAGAAAGCAAAACACAGATGGAAAGAACGTTTTGGAGAATATAAATATCAGATGTTATTAGACTTCCATGAATGTGACATTGCTCGATAGAGAATAAAAATTAAGATGACTAAGATGGTCATTATTATTTTTGGACTATCTTTGTTATAGATATTCTAAAACAAATAGAAAAGGAGTGTAAAATTGAAAGGACTAACAAACGAACAAGTAAAAATGAGTCGGGAAAAATATGGCTCAAACAAACTACCAGAACCAAAACTTAAAAAGTGGTATGAATTTGCGATTGAAAATATCTTTGGTGATAAAACGCTGATGCTGTTATTAGCATTATCTGCATATGAGATTTTCGCTGCAGTATTTGGATTGGCATCATTTTCAGAACCAATCATGGTGATTTTAGTTATTTCATTATGTACATATATTGGTGTAAAAATGGCGCTTGGTATTCAAAAATCAACACAAGAACTAAGAGCAAAGACATCAACTAGGTATTGTGATGTTATCAGAGATGGGCAAGTTCAGACAATCAACAAAGATAATTTAGTTGTTGGTGATGTGGTTTGTATTGGAACTGGACAGGAAATTTACGCGGATGGATATATTATTGAGGGTAAAATTTCTGTAAGCAATGCTGCTATCAACGGAGAAAGTAAAGAATGTAAGAAAATTCCAATTAATGGTTATGTATACAAAAAATCAACATCCACCGATGATTTTACGAATCAAAATAGCTTATTTGCTGGAACAACGATTCTGTCTGGCGAAGGAAAGATGATCGTAGGCGAAGTTGGCGTAAACACCATAAATGGTGACACACTTGTAAAAATGCAGACACTTGAGCCACCTAAAACAGCACTTCAGATTGCGATCGATAAACTTTGTGATACAATTTCGAGATATGGAACGATTGCTGCAGTCGTCACGTTTATTGCACTGATGGTAACGGATATTGCGTATATTGGATTCAGAGAATATATCAATGGTGGTGTGCTAGAAGTTATCCAAAAGATTGCACAGAACATTTCGGTTGCTCTAACAATCATTGTAGCTGCTGTTCCAGAAGGACTTCCATTAATTATCAAGCTTGTTACAAAACAGAATGTCAAGACAATGGAACGATTCAATATTCTTGCTAAAAATCCTAATAAGATTCCTGAGTTAGCATACGTTGATCTTATTTGTACTGATAAAACAGGGACGCTTACGACTGGTGTTATGACGCCTGTAACTATTATTGATGGAGAAGGTAATGAAGTAGATCATGGTTCTGATCTTTGGAAAAATATTGTAAATAATATTTGCTTAAACAACAGTGCCACATATGATTCAGAGAATAATATCACAGGTGGAAATTCCATTGACAGAGCAGTTTTAAGTCTTGTTAATCCAAAAGAATGTGAAGATATTTTTGGAAAGTATCCATTAGTTCAGAAGCAAACTTTTAGTAGTGAAAATAAATATTCTGCTTTTGAGAGCAAATATAGCTGGGGCGAATCGTTTACATATTATAAAGGAGCACCTGAAAAACTGATCGAGCATTGTACGCATTGGCTAGATTTAGAAGCCATTCCATTTGGTGGGGATGGCAAGAAAAAGCTGTATGACAAAATTAAGGCTTTAACTGAAAAGTCTATGCGTTGTATCGCTCTTACATTTTCTAATTCACCGCTGGTGGAGAATACATTACCAGATGATATGGTATTTCTAGGAATTATCGGTGTCATTGACCCAGTAAGAAAAGAGGTTCCAAAGGCTGTGCAGGTCGCTCATGAAGCTGGCATTCAGGTTATCGAGATTACCGGTGATTGTCATGAAACTGCAGTAGCCGTTGCTACGGAAGCTGGCATTTATAAAGAAGGTGATCTTGCCCTTACAAACGCACAGTTTGAAGCGATGTCTGACGATGAAGTCAAGAAAATTATTCCTGTACTTCGAGTAATTTCCAGATGCTCACCTAATACAAAACTGAGACTTGTAACATTAGCACAAGAGCTTGGTAGATCAGTAGCTATGACAGGTGACGGGGTTAATGATAGTCCAGCATTAAAACGAGCTGATGTAGGTTTCGGTATGAATGCTGGATCTGATGTAGCAAAAGAAGCATCCGATATTATTCTAACAGACAATAACTTCGCAAGTATTATTAGAGGTGTGGAACTTGGCAGAACATTTATGCACGATATCATGATGTTTTTGGAGTTTCAGTTGCCAATTAACTTTTCACTTCTTATTTTAAGTATTCTATTTCCTATTTTATCTGGCGGAGTATTACTAGCTTCCGTTCAGATTCTGATTATCAATATTATCATGGACTCACTTAATTCATTATCATTTGGCGGTGAACCTCCGAAAGCTGAATATATGACAGAGAATCCAATTAAGAAGGGTTCTGGATTGTTTATTCGAGGTGCAAAGAAACGAATTGCTATTAGCACAGTAACATTTATTGTACTATATGGAGTTCTTATGTTTTCACCAGTATCAAAATTATTTACAACAGATGTCGAGGCTATGACTGCAAGATTTGCAATGCTTTGCATCATGTCTGTATGCAATGGATTTGGTATTCGTACAGAACATATTAATTTGCTCAATGGACTGAAAAACAATAAAACATTTGTATATATTGCAGCAGGTATTGTACTTGGAACTATTGCCTTATGTAATGTACTCGGTGGACTTATCCAGGTAACAGCAATGAATATGAGTCAGTGGATCGCAATCATTGGACTATCACTCACGGTAATCGTGGTTGATGTTATTCGAAAATTATTTATCAAAGGAGAGGATAAAAATCATGGGACTATTTGACAAACTTTTTGGAAAAAAGACTTCAACAACAAATACTATGGCGGATAATACATCCGCTGTGGTACATGAAGAAAATGCAGCGCAGCCAGTTGTAATTGACATGTCTAAGTCAGCAGAAAATCTAAATAATGTGCTAATTAATATGTCGAAATCAAGCAAAATTGATATGACTAAGCATCAAGCAAGGGTTGCGCTCGCTATGGATTATTCTGGAAGTATGGGTAATCTTTTTAGAAATGGATCTGTACAGAATGTAATTACAAGACTTCTGCCAATCGCTCTTAAATTTGATGACAATAGAGAGTTGGAATCTTGGCTATTTTCAAATGATTTTGATTCTCTAAAACCAATCACAATTGATAATTATAAAAACTATGTTCGAAAAATTATGATGAATTCTCATATGAGCATGGGTGGAACTAATTACGCTCCAGTCTTGAAAGACATTGTTTCTTATTATAAGGACATTGAACCAAGTACAATTCCAGCATTTATCATTTTTATTACAGATGGTGAAAACTGGGATACGGGAGAAACAAATAAAATTGTGAGAGAGCTTTCTAATTACAATATGTTTGTACAGTTTGTTGGAATTGGAAATGAAAGCTTTAGTTATTTAAAGTCTCTGGATGATATGAAGAGTAGAAAATGCGATAATACCGGATTTATTGCAGTAGAAGACATGGACAAAATGACAGATGAAGAATTATATACAGAACTTCTAAGACAATATAAAGATTGGCTCAATAATAAATAGTAAGAAAAGGAGAATACATAATTATGGCAAACGTAATTAATATGAGCAAAAATCAGAAAATTAGTATGACAAAAGAAGATGGAACTGCAATCAAAAACTTTTTTATTGGTGTGAATTGGGATCAGAATCGTTATGCAGGTGAATCAGATATTGATTTTGATATTAATGGATTTCTTACAAATTCAGATCGAAAAGTAGCTTATCCAAAAGATATTGTAAACTATAATACATATGGTGATGGTAGTGGATATCCGTGGGTAGAATATTCTGGAGACAATCTTACTGGCGACGATTCTCAGGGAATTACTTTTGACGGACACCATTATGATGAATATTTTATTATTCATGCAGATACATTTCCATCAGATAGAACAGACTTCACAATTTGCCTTACTATTTTCAGAGCTGTACAGAGACTACAGAATTTTGGAATGGTTAATAACGCAACTATGATGATCTGTGATTATGACAATCCGACAACAAAATGGGAATATGATCTTTCTGAAAATGAGAATTTTGAAAAGCTCAATGCCGTTGAGATGGGTAGGCTTTATAAATATGGTGATGGATTCAAATTCCAGGCTCTTGGATCTGGTTATATGGGTGGTATGACAGAACTATTCAAAAACTTTGGACTTGATATTGACGAAGGAAGGGATTAACTATGACAGTATTGATTATCGTAATTCTTGTGATTGCGGCAGTTGTATTTTTTACAACAACTAAAACGGGTAAGAGACTAAAAATGAGAGCATCAGGAACAGCAGATGAAATCATTGGCAATGATGCATCTACGCCAGATGGAGCAAAAGCCTACTATAATTCTATTATTTGGAAGAAGGGAGATACTTACACCAAAATAAACTCTTTATATACCCAGGTCGAGGGTAAAATCCAGAATTATGAAACACAATTAAGACAGTTGCAGAAAGAGAATATGCAGATGGATCTTAGTGTTGCATCCTGTATTGATAGAAATGATGACGAAGGTGCAAAAGTATATCTTGCGAGACAGCAGGAAATCACGGACAAAATTGAAACGATTAAGACAACTCTGAAAGAATTAAAAGAGAATAGAGATGTACAGAAAGAAAATTTAACAGCTCTGCAGGAAGAAATTAAATCTTTAAAAGCAGAAAAGGATAAAGCAGTATTCACACTCGAGGCTGCAGAAACCGTAAAATCTTTACAATCTGCCACAAGCACTTCAAGTCAAGAAGAAGATAGAATGCTTGAAAAGGTTCGTGAAGGCGTTCAGAAAACAAAAGAACAGGCTGACGGTACAAGAATCGCTTACAAGAATTCCATTGACGTTCAGATGAAGCGTCTGGATAAAAAGATGAAAGATGAAGAACTCCAGAAGAAATTGGATGCACTAAAAGCAGCTCAAAAGAAATAATGTATTTTACTCTGTGCGGTGTAATAGCTGCACGGAGTACTAAGTGAAATAACATTATACAACAAGAGAGAATATGGAGGTGTAATGATGCGAAATCTAGACATATTGAGAGTTATGCCAGTTAGTGAACTAGCCGAATATTTGGTTCGATTAGATATCAAATCGACAGCTGATATTTTAGATGAAAATTTGTGTCTGGATGAAAAACTTGTTTGGCAATCACCGTCTAAAAAACAGTTTAAGTATAGAGATGAGGCAATTGAAGATTGTATCCAGTGGCTAAATGAAGAGATTGGAGAATAAAACAATGGATAAAAATATTAATGAGATCCTTTGTCAAATCGCTAATAAAGAAGATCAGACACCGTACATTATCAAAAATGTTGAAGATGGATTAAAAAAGCGTGATGAAGAAATTACTCGATTGAGAGAAGAGAATAAAAGATTAAGGGATGAAGCTTATAAAGATTCTAAATTGCAGATGATGAAAAGAAAAATGCAAGCAATGCAGGAAGAACTGAATCGAGGATTTCCGATTACGGAAGATGAAGATACTAAGATCAGAGAGTGGATTGAAAAACATCTTACAAAAAGACATAAACTAATCGTAAATGGTCGATTTAAGTATGAATTTCAGGATTTTGCCGAAGTATCAGTTGGATCGGTTGTTTGCACCGAGTGTGGCGAGAGTTTTACTTTTAGGCAGTATTGATTAAGGAGAATGTACATATATGAATGAATATTGGTTAATGTTATTTTTAACTTTAGTATTAGAAATTGTTGCGATTGCAGTTGTGTCTGTATTTGGGATGACATTTATCGCAAAATCATATGATAAAATTATTGCTTATGTTGAAAAACGATGGGGAGAGGATGTAAGTTTTGGAGTATCATGCGGAATCATTTTGATTTTCTTGTTTATCACGTTAGCTGTAATTTTTTGTTAGAAAATCGATAATTGTCCAAGCATGAAAGACATAAAACTTATCATGTATCGCAACACAAGCCTCCACTTGTAATAAACTGATCACTTAAGCGATGGGTTGGGATCAGCATCCTCGTTAGGAAATGTCCTAAACGGATGAAGCAACTATCGCACACATGCTGGCGTGGCGGAATTGGTATACGCACTGGCTTCAAATACCAGGATCACAGATATGTGGGTTCGAGTCCCACCGTCAGTATTTAGCACCATAAAGTATGCAACTTTGTTTAGTTGGAAGTAAAAGAATATCGCAACACAAAAATCGTATGTTTTGTGTAACTAAATGCAGCGAAAAGGTATTATGAAAGGCTAATCCATTGGAGGTCGTGCATAGCTTCGCTTTATGGTGCAACCAGGATCATTAGTTCAGTAGGTTAGAACGCCCAGCTCATAACTGGGAAGTCACTGGTTCAAGTCCAGTATGATCCACTTTACTTTTCTGAAGGAATATAATGGACGATTGTGTCATTTGACTTAATGAAAAGTTAATTTCATCCGTAAATTAAAAAATATTACACATATAAAAGTGAGAAATTAAGCCTTGTTATATGTGAATTAATTGATGCAAATTTGAAATTGCTTCACAAATTTATGAAAGGAGAGACGTCATTGAAAAAATCAGACTTAAAAACTGGGATGATAGTAAGAACTGAACATAATCGATTTGGAGTAGTTGAGCTAGAGAAAGATCGAATAGATTTTTGTTATGATCCTGATCCTTCAGATGAGTTAAAAAATATTGAAACAGTATCATTAGATGAGTTAATTGAAATTGGCAACACTTTAGGAATTGGCGGATTTGTAACAGATGAATTACAAGAACGATTACCGGATTTGTTTCAAGAAAAAGAAATTGGTTCACCGTTTTTATGGTACAGGATTGTTGAAGTTTACGAATTAAACAGAATTTATGATAGTGGCGTTGGTGTTTATCCAAACATTGTCATTAAATAAAACTTATTTTATATAAAAGGAGCAGCAATATGAGATTAATAGATGCAGATTCGCTTTTAGAGAAGTGGAATAATTTATCTGAAAAGGATAGAACAAGATTTGATCGAGTGATTTTGTGCCAGCCTATTGTGGATACAATTGTTGTAACTGAAAGAAAGAAGCATGTTCCCAAAATTGATTTTGATGATTTTGAAGATAATAGACCAGAATGCTGCAAAGTCCATGACAAATATTTTTCTACTTGCGATACATGTGAATATGGAGAATACGATGAAGAGGAAGAAGATTCGGCGGCAATAGACTTTTATACTGGAATTGCAAACATGGAATGGCATGACCTTGACGGTAGATGGAAGAAAAGTCCGTTAATTAAAAAAATCGTTGTTTGTGCAGAGAATAAGGAAGTAGCAAAAGAAAAACTAATACTTTCTGTTAATAGTATTAATGAAGAAATGAAAATGGCAGGTGAAAGATATGTATTAGACGAAAACTCAATCAAAAAAGCATATGGACTTATCTCTGCAGGAGATGTGATTTTAGATTAAGAAAATAACCTCATGTGGAAGTGCAAAAAGGTCGAATCCTGTGAGTGGATACACAAGACTCGACCACGATAAAGAATATTGAATTAAAAGGAGAATAAATGAATATACAAACAAGTCTAGTATGAATACAATAGGTGGATATGAAATTATGAACGCTTAATCAGATCTTTTAGAAATGATAAATCGTGTGGTTTGGAGATCATGCTGGTTAAGTATTTAACTTTTTCATCAGACAGTTTTGGATGCTTGCAGATCCAATATACTGTGATGATTTTTGCTACATAGCAAAGCACAATACCAATGATTGCACATAAAATTACAAAATCGTACAATCTAAATTCTACCCTCCTTCCTGTAAGATATTTTCAAAACAGGAAAAGTATTTGCCCAGAACGGGCTAGATATGTTTTTCACTTATTCTTGTCGCACAACTTACAATTGTGCTACCGCATGAGTTATTTGATATAGCCCAGGTATAGCCGTGCTATTGAGTCAGTATGCGGTAAACTTGGCTGCTATGACCTGTATGGGTATTATAGCAGAAAACTAAAATATTTCAAGAGTTAAAGGAGAATAAGAAAAATGAAACCAATTGTATTTTACGATTTCAAACCAGATAAGGATGATCCGAATAATAAGATCGTTATTAAGAAAACTGATCTCGAAGAGCTTTTGAACAAAACATATGAAGCTGGTTATCAGGATGGACAGAAAGAATTAAGACAGCCAAGTTGGATAACAACAACAACGAAAAGAGATTTTGATGCGGTTCCAAAACTTATGACGGCAGGTAATTAAAAATGGTAAAAATTATCGAAACAAATCTTTCAGTCGATGGAGAGAATAATATTAAAGATCATCAAGCAAGATGGATATTAATTAACGATTGGAAAGATTACTGTAAAAAATATCAAAATTATAGTGGACTTCGTGTTCATTATGGTACTGCGAGCAGTATGCCTGGAGCAGATATTTCATCAGATGCAAAAATAACAAATTTGCAGTTCGATGAGTACCATTTGTCATGTGATATTCATCATCGCGATCATTTTGTTACTAAGCGCTTTGCATACAAATTGGATGCAGCGCAAGAATTAGATGAAGAAAGAGAGAGAAATAAACATGGAAGAGTATCTAAATAAGGTATTAATTCTGTCAAAAGCAGAACAGATTCATGATTTTAGAGGATGGATCGAAAAATTACCAGTATTTCATTTTGACAAAGAATGGAATGTAAAAATCATTCCTCCATTTGCTGGAGCAGTTATTCGATTTACCATTGATTATAAGAATAAGCATGTATCTGTATATTTTGATGGATATTCAGAATTAGGTTATGTGTATGATGAAGAAGAAAAACCAATCCCATACTTTGAGTATTACGATGGGGAAAATACATATAGATATTGTCTTAATGAAGCAGACAAAATGATGGATGATATCAGAAATTTCTTAAATAATTAATCTCGGCTATTCAGCCAATAAATTCCAAATTTTCAAATATTTGTGAAAACAGGATAGATAAATTTTGAGGTGGCTAACAGCATACCTTGGGTTTGTGCGCCCTGAATCACTGTTTACATAGTTAAACATAGATTTAATTCTGTGTTCCGTCCATGTATTGGGCGTTAAAATAGATTGTTTTATTTAACAATAATATAAATTTTAATTTTAGGAGGACAAAAATTAATGAATTTTGAAATGACAGGAAAACTAAGTATTGGAAAAGATACAGAAAAATTTCATCCATATTCTGAAAATAAGTATGAATCTGGTTGGGTGAGAAAACAACTTCTTTTCAATGCGACATGCGGGGACAATCGTCATATGCTTACCGTCAATGCGGGAGCTTTCGGTGATGAACACGGATTTGTATATACCTTCAGTAAAGGTGGTACAGATGAAAATGGTAAAAAAACTAAAGGAGAAAGTATTCAGATTCCGTTTAAAGAACGTCTGACTTCTCCGAAACTAGCAGAAGTTGCTGAATTTAAAAAATTCATCTTTGATCTTGAAAAACCTGGACGAAGATACAAACTTCAGAATATGGCAGATAAGCTTCATGAGGGTAGTGAGCTAACGGATGAAGAACTAAAAGAAGTTGGACTGACATCTCCAGATGAGGTATCCGACGCGCTTGAGAAGAGTATTAAAAAACGTCATGAGTTTATTTCTGAATGGGATTATATCGATTTCATTAAGAAAGTAATTGACAGTGGAAAATATGCTGATAAAAAATTCTTTATTCGAGGAAATGGAGAATATCAGTATTCCGACAATAAAGGAACTGTTTATGAATCTTATATGCCAAATAGAATTTATCTAGCAGCAGAAGATGCAGAAGAATCTTCGACGGCAACATTTAATATTCTATTCAATTCCGAAAGCTTTGATGATATGAGCGTTGAAGAAAAGGGCAAATATTATGTTAATGGTTACATGATGGAGTATGACAACAATAGAAAAGCCAATATTCCAGTGCCGGTTACGGTCGCAATTCCAGTAGCAGCAGAAGATGCAGATGAAAAAGCTAAGAAAAGAATCGAAGCAATTAAACATAAATTTATCGTCGAGGATGATGGTTTTAAGGAATATGGCGTAATCGTTAATATGCTGAATGGCGCACAGAGAATTGAAATTACAGAAGATATGCTGACCGATGAGCAGAAAAATGACCTTGATTGTGGACTTATCACTATGGATGATATCCGTGCTGAATATAGCAAAGGAGTTTATGGTGACAGAATCAAGGAGTATCAGTTTGTAAAACCAGCCAGAGGGTTCACGAAAGGCCGCCAGGACACGGTGTACGCTGCAGACGACATGGTGATTCATAGTATCGAGCAAGAACTTCCGGAAGGAACAGAAGATCTTTTCGACGAGGATGATGAACTATAAGAATTAAGAGGGCTATGTCCTCCTTATTCTTCAATAATAAACTACATATATAAAGGAGATATATATTTATGGCATTTCAGAAACCAACAATCAATGTAATTAAACCAGACATCAAAAATCTTTCTATTTACCTTAGAAGTACTAAGAAATTTGGTAAGACGACACTTTTCCGTGATGTAATTCTGGAAAAATATGGAGATCCGGCAAAAGGTCTGCTTGTCGGATGTGGAAACGAGAAAGGTTATAAAATGCTTGACAATTTAAATACCACACAGGTCAAGACATATAAAGATCTTCAGGAGTTAGCAGACTGGCTTATTAAAGAAAAGGGTAAAGAGCATGATATCGAAATGGTGGCATTTGATACCGGTGATGAACTTGCTCTAATTGCAGATGCGGAAACAATTCGTCAGAGTAATGTAGAGAATCCAACCAAAAAATGTAAATCAATTAAGGCTGCATTTGGAGGATATACAGCAGGTGAAAAATTCTCCGCAAATGACATCATTAAACCGTATATGACTCGTCTTGAAGATGCTGGGTTTGGCGTGTGGGTTATTGCTCATACAAAATTCAAAACAATTAAAGAAAAGGGTGGACTGGAAGAAGATGGTTACATGCAGCTTTCTTCAAATATGGGATCGGATTATGAAGCAGCATTCGGAGACATTTTTGATGTAACTCTTACTGGTGTCATTGACCGTGATCTTGAGGAGAAAAAAGTCGGAGATAAAACCAAAAAATATGCGACAGATACTATTCGCAAACTTTATTTCAGAGGAACAACACTCATTGACGCAGGTGGTCGTTTTGCAGATGGCGCTGTGCCAGAATATCTGGTATTTGATAAACCTAATATGGCGGCAGATTTTATTCGAGTTGTCGAGGAAGGTATGGAGAAATCTAAATCTACTCTTGGTAAAAAATCTAAACCAGTTGTGGAGAAGAAAAAAGTAGAACCTGATCTGGAACCGATTGAAGAAGATGAGGATATTGATGATATTCCAGTAGAGGAGACAGTAGCACAAGAAGAAACCACGACAGAAACTTCTGATTATCCGGATGATCTCGCTGCAGTAATTCGTACAATGTTCAAAGAGTGTACTGATAAAGATAAGAAAGCAAGCGTCAGAAAAGTCATTGCAGAATATGGCAAACTTAATGATGTAGATGAAGATGGACTGAAACGAATTTACGATATGATGAACTAAGGAGTATCATGTATGCTTGTTAAATGCAGATATTGCAATAACAAGGTAGATAGAAAAGATGCTTTCAAAGTGGTAGTGGATGGTAAAAACATCTACTACTGCAATGAAGCAGAATATCTAACTGTATTGCATGACAGAAAAATAAGAGACGATACATACGAGTGTATTAATGAGATTTTTGGTTATAAAGTAATTAATACTGCATTATTCAAAGAGTTAAGTTTTATAATTGGATCTTATTCTTATGATCGGATTTTAGCATATTTAGAAGAGAATAAAGATTACATGACATCTGTCATTCAGCAAAGAGATTATTCGAGTGAATACGCTAAAATCAGATATTTTTCTGCAATGATCAAAAATGGTATCGCAGATTTTAAAGTAAAAGAAAAAGAAGTACCTAAACAGGTGGAAGTTGATATATCGGATGGTCATTATAAACGACGACAGAAGAAAAGAAGTTTATCTGATATTGAAGAACAGGTAGGTGAGTAATATAGCTGAATTTATTACAGGTGTCAAAGAAAAGTATCCTGCGCAGCTATTGAAAGGACGAATTGAATATGAGGGAAATGTTGTAAGCTGTTTCTTTAAGGATATGCTTCTTTTGGATGACACGACATTTGAGAAGGACGATTTTATCACTGTTGATGGTCGGTTTTATTTTTCACTACTGAAAGATTTACGAAAAAAAGGATTCTATTCTCTTGATGAAATAACTATTCTGTCAAATTCAAAACAAGAAGTCATTGATCGATATGAGGATTGTGGTGGATGGGATTCGATTCAGCATCAGATGGACATTATCAATACACAGAATTTTGATACATACATTGATATCTTGTATCGAGAAAATGTTATGCTTCGCATGTGCGATGATGGATTTAATCTTTTAAAAGAGATTAATATCAAGGATAAGAAAGTTATTCCTCTTAAATTATTTCGAAAGATGACTGCTGAAGAGGTAACGGATTGGTACGAGGCAAGAATAAGCACTTATGGTACCGGATATTCGAGCAAGATCCTGGAAGAAGAAGAAATAGATTTCGATGACGAATTTATTGAATCATGTGCAGAAGGTGAAGAAAATGGTGTACCTTTTGATATAGCAGGATATGATAAAAACGGAGAAGAAATCAATTGTTTTCCTTTTTTATCTAGGCAAATAATGGGATTGTTAGAAGGAACTCTCACAATGATGGGAGGATTCAGTAGCGCAGGAAAATCCACTTGGTGGATTACAGTTCTTATGGCTCTTCTATATTATGATCGGAAAATTCTTATTATTTCCAACGAAGAAAATATTAAAAAATTTAAAATCAAATTTATGGTTTGGCTCCTTGGCAAGAGGAACAGATATTTTAAACTTACGAAAAAGAAAATGTCTGTGGGTGATATAAACAAGGAAAGTCGTGAGCAATTAAAAGATGTGCAAGCATTCTGGAGAAAGAATTATAAGGGTCGCGTAAAGTTCATTGCTATGAACGATGCAGACATGGCTGTTGTTAAGAAGAAAGTACGCGAGAATGTTCTTAAATTTGGATATGATACAGTTCTATACGATACGTTTAAAATCCAAGAGAGCGATTTTTCATCCTCCAGACAAGATTTGTCTTTAGTTAGAGACAGTAGAGAGTTAGATAAGTTGGCAAAAAAATATAATTTAATCATGTTGGCATCAGTTCAGTTGGCAGAATATATGAAAGGAAAATTATTCCTGGATGCCAGTTGCCTTAGTAATGCCAAGCAGACGAAAGAAATTCTTGAGAATTTGTTCCTTATGCGAACTGTTTATGCTGAAGAACTTGATGAAAAAAGTAAATATTATTGCCATCCATTTAGACTGAAAAAGATTAACGATAAATGGATTGAAGAGGAATATAGAGCAGATCCAAATGCAGTATGGAGAATGTTATTTGTAGAAAAAACTCGGAATGGTAATAACTCCAGTGATACTGGTATTGCGTATCTTTTGAAGTTTTCAGGCGATCATTCTATCTTCAGAGAAGTGGCACAATGCCGTCCAAAACATGGAGAAATAAGATAAAAAATAACTTGGTGGTGATATATGTTAGAAGATATTAAAAAAGAGCTATTAAATAATCCAGAAAAACTAAAAGAGGTATTGGAACATTTTGGATACTGTAATATAGTCATTCGGTCTACATACATGCAATTTGGGCGAGATGAAGAATCTTCGAAAAAAAGTATTGTAATTAAGCTTGAAAATAATAATTGGCTGTACGTACATGATTATGCTCGAAATATTCAAACTGATATCTTTTCATATATCACCAATCAAAGAAAAGTAGAATTTGTAGATGTCTTAAATGAAATAAAAAATGTGTTACATATACAAGATTATATTGGACACTTTCAGAAAAAAGGAATCTTTGGAGGATTTTATGAAAAGATTAGACAAAGAAACACTATTCAATCGAAAATATATGACGAAAAAATATTAGATGAATTTCAATTCTATCCCAATATTCGATTTTTGAAAGATCATATATCATTAGATGCACAGCAGTATTTTGGAATAAGATATGACGTCGAATCACAAGGAATTGTTATTCCCATCAGAAATGAATATGGACAGCTTATTGGGGTTAAGGAACGTTTTAATTATGAGATTTCAGATGGTGCGCTGAAATATTTTTATTCTTATCCTGGGCGTTGCAGCACTACATTATTTGGTTATGCTCAAAATTATCAATATCTTGTTGAAAATACTGTTTTTGTAGGAGAAGCAGAAAAATTTGTCATGCAATGTTATTCATACGGATATAGAAACGCTGTTGCGCTTATGAGTGGAAGTTTAAGTGTACAGCAAGCACGGTTGCTTGTGGAATTACATCCAACAAAGGTGATTTTTCTTCATGACCAAGGATATGAATTAGACAATATAAAGAGAAACGTAGAAGTTTTACGTCATTATTCTAAGTTTGCAGAATTTGAAATTGGATATTGGGACTGGACAAAATCATATTATGCTCCAAAGGTTTCTGCAACCGATATGGGTAAAGAAAAATTTGAGTATATCATAAACAACGAAATTTTAATATTAGGAGATGATAAGGACGAAGAAGAATTATAATATTTTAAACGATTGTAGAGGAATGTATGAGGATGAAGTATTTGATACGATTCTTAAACAAAGAGGAATTCAAGATGCGAAACATTTTCTAAATCCGACAGAAGAAGATTTGCTTCCACTGGATTCTTTATATAGGATTGATGAAGCATATATGCGTATTAATCGGGCAATTGAAGAAAACGAAAACATTGGTATTTTGTTTGATACAGATACGGATGGAATCACTGCAGGAACGATTATGACGCGATATTTGAGACATTTCACCGACGACATTTTTACATATATTGATGATGGTAAGCAGCATGGACTAAAAGGACAAAATTTACAGCAGTTTGCATCTTTAGATTTATTGATTGTTGTAGATAGTTTAGACGAAGACGAAATTCAGTATAAAGAATTGTCAGAAGCAGGAATTGATGTACTTATTTTAGACCATCATGCAATTAAACGGGAAATTCCATATGATACATATACAATTCTTATTTCTTCGCAAAGAGATTATGATAATTCGCAATTATCTGGAGCAGGGGTGGTATGGAAATTCTGTAAATATTTGGATGAACAATTTCTTACAGATTATGCAGATGAATTAGTAGATCTTGCGGCATGTGGTCTAGTTGGAGATATGATGGATATGACAGTTATGGAAAACCGTTATATCGTATCGAAAGGGCTTGAGAAGATTTATAATCCAGCAGTTAAGAAGATTGTCGGCGGATTTGAATTCAACAGTACGGCAATTGCGTTTAGTATTGCTCCAATTGTAAATGCAGCGAACCGTATGGGTGAAAATGAAACTGCTATGAATGCATTTCTAGAAGATAATAACAAACAAGTGCTTGCCTATGTAAAAGCATTAAAGAAATGTAAGGAAGAACAAAATCAAGAAGTGGAGCGTTTACTGCCGAATGTTTATGAACAATGTGAGAAACAAAAGGATCAAAAGGTAATCGCTGTATATATTGATACACAATATGGTATTGCTGGTTTATTAGGAAATAAGCTACTAGAAAAGTATCAAAAGCCGATCTTAGTGTTGAAAGATATCGGATCAAAATATGCAGGTTCTATGAGAGCCGTAGGTGTTGATGATTTCCGAAAAATCTGCAATGATAGTGGTTATGCAAAAGCAGATGGACATGAACTTGCATCAGGTATTCAAATCAAAAAATCAGATCTTAACAATTTCTTGTCTTATATTGAGACAAACCTTCCAGAGTTTAAAGAACCAACAATTGACATTGATATTCAAATTGATGTCGAAGATATTACCAGACGATTAGTAGAGAATATCAAAAAGATTGATCGTATTTCTGGCACAAATTTTAAACCAGTAAGAGCTTATATGGATAATATTTGTGATTACGAAATTGGTCAGATGAGTGATTATAAACATTTAGTTCTAAAACCGAATGATTACTTGCAAATTATCAAATGGAACTTCGACGGTTCATTTGATGATATGGAGGATCATAGCACTATGAATGATGAATTCGAAGCCGTATGTAGTCTAGATAGTGGATTTTTAGGTAGAAAATTTGTACTAAAAGCAGTATGCGATGTACTTTCGGAGGTGAATTCCGATGAGTAAGTCCAGTAAACAAAAACGTTGTTCTGTGTGTGGAGACACGGAAAGTATTGCATATTATATTTGGCAACGACAAGGCGAATTTTATCTTAAAGAATTATGTAACAAACATTATAATCAGCTTATTCGACATGGATATTTATTGGATAAAGAACAATCAACTCATCAGAAACGACATAAATGGACGAAGGAAGAAGAAGAACAATTAAAATCTCTATATGCTATTGGATTGTCCATGTGCGACATTGGTAAGGAGATGGGATTGTCGGTAAAATCCGTAAGAGCTAAAAGCTGTAGTTTAAAACTTGGCGATAAATACATGCGAAGTAATAATGTGAAATTTAAAGCAGTTTATCAGGATTATGATTGGTGCTATCAAAGATACATAGTACAAGGTATGACACATCAGGAAATGGCGAATGAATGTGGAGCATCGTTAAGAGTAATTCAAAAATGGTGCTCTCAAATACATAGATTGAATAAATGGAGTTTTAAAGAGTATAAGCAATTATCAGACTTACAATATCAAATAATTCTATTTGGAACATTAGGAGATGGACATATAGATAAGAGGGAGGATCAACCTCTTTACATTGAAAGTCATGCTATCGACGAAACGGACTATGTGTTTTGGAAGTATGATAAATTAAAGGATTTATGTAGTGCGCCACCAAAATATTATGAAGCAACTTATACAAGTTTTGGAACGAATAAACAATATCTATGCAAACCATATTATAGATTTGAAACAAGAATTATTAATCAATTAAAAGAAATTCGGGATATGCCACGCATTCAAAAAATTCAAAAACTCAATGAACTTGGATTATGTTTACATGTTCTTGACGATGGAAGCAGAGGAAATACTTGGTATTTATGTTTAGCAGAATATTCTCAAGAAGAAATTGATTTATATATTCGATTATGCAAAGAACGATTAAATCTAATATGTTGGCGACAAAAAGATGAAAGATATCTAACTTTTGACGCACCATCAAGTAGAAAAATCGATAAAATGATTTTGAATATTTTCCCTGAAAATTTTGATATTATCCAAAAAAAGATAATAAACAACTCTAATGTTACACCACCTGTTCGGTATGTGTACATCGTTTTAAATGATGGCAATAAAATTGGTTTAAATAATTATTGTCGTAGCCATCAAATTCCCTATGTAAAAACTAAGAAGATAATTGACAAATATGATTTATCAGAAATTAAAGAAGATGAATTATTACAAATGATTCAGGAAGAGGAAATATCTTGAGATATAATAATTATCATAAACATGATCATATTTCCAATATTTTTTCGCCGGACACAAACACTAAACAGGAAGAATATATAAAAAAGGCGATTGAATACGGGCATATGAATTATTTCACAACGAATCATGGTAGTTTTGGAGATATATTTGAAGCAAGAACTTTATGTAATAAATACGGAATCCGATGTATTGCAGGAATTGAAGGATATATTGTTCCAGATGCTTCAGAAAAAGATAAACGGAACTATCATATAATTGTTATTCCTAAAACAGATCTTGCTCGTAAAAAGATGAACTATGTTTCTAGCATGGCAAATATCAATGGATTTTATTATAAACCGAGATTCTTTATGAAGGATTTATTGACCCTAGACAAAGATGATGTTTATATTACCACAGCCTGTGTCGCTGGTTTGTTGAGGGATGATGATTCGATTAATAAAATTTTTATGCCGTTATTTGAGCATTTTGGGAATAACGTATTATTGGAGGTTCAAGATCATCTTGATCCCATTCAAGTTGAGATCAATAAAAAAGCTATATATTATTCCGATGAATACGGGCTATCTTTAATTGCGGCTAATGATTCACATTATATTGACGAGGGAGGAAAGCAAGAAAGATTAGAGTTATTAAAAGGAAAACATATTAATTATGGCAGCGAAGATGATTTTATATTAGATTATCCTACTGCGGAGACAATGATACATCGCTTTAAAAAACAAGGTGTTTTATCGGAACAACAAATCGATTCAGCTATTAATAATACATTAATTTTTGATAATTGCGAAGAAATACAGCTTGATTATTCTATTAAGATGCCAACTATTTATCCCGATCTCACACCAAAACAACGTGTAAATTTGCTAAAATCAGAGGTAAATAAACGCTTTAAAGTAATCAGAAAAGAAGAACATATTTCAGATGAAGATTACAAAGTATATAAAAAAGGTATTAGATATGAAATGAAAATCATTGAAGATACTAATGATGAAGTACATACTGCAGACTATTTTCTTTTTAATGAAAAAAATGTCGATTTAGCGGTAAATAAATATGGTGGTGTATTAACAAGAGGCGGAAGAGGAAGTTGCGGATCTTTCTATATTAACAGAATTTTAGGCATGACTCAGTTAGATAGATTTAAGATTAATCTTCCTTTGTTCCCTGATAGATTTGCTTCTACGGCAAGATTACTTGAAAACCGTAGTTTACCAGATATTGACTTCAATGTTAAAGAGCAGGAACCGTTTGTTAAGGCGTCGAGAGAATTATTAGGCGAACACGGTTGTTATCCTATGTATGCACCAGGAACGATGCAAATGTCTGAAGCATTTAGAAATGTATGTCGTTCCAAAGGTATGGATTTTGATGAATTTAATGATGTTGCCAAGAACCTGGAATCATATGAAAACGATGAAAAATGGAAACCGATCATCGAAGAAGCGAATAAATATGTTGGAACCATTGTGTCTGGCTCAGTGCATCCCTGTGCTCATATTCTTAGTGATAAAAATTTATTATATGAATATGGCGTTACTCGTTTGGGCGAAAATCTTTGTGTTCTTATTACGTCATCAGAAGCCGATGAATATAAAGTATTAAAGAACGATTATCTGATCGTTAAAGTATGGAAGTTAATTGATGAAACATTTAAAGAAATTGGGAAGCCAATTATTCCTGCCAATCAACTTTTGAATGAAATCAAAAACGATCAAAAAATATGGGATTTATTTAAAAATGGTATTACTTGTACATTAAATCAAGTCGATAGTGATAATGGATCACAACAGGCGAAAAGATATAAAATTTCATCTTTTGAAGATGGCGCACATATCGCAGCTGCCATCCGTCCATCTTTTGATTCATGGAGAGAATCATTCTTAAATAGAGAGAAATATTCTACTGGATCACGACAACTTGATCAGGTTTTGAAAGATACACATGGATATATTCTGTTTCAAGAGTCTTTAATGCAATATTTTAATTGGCTTGGGGTTACACCGGCGGAATCCATTGGTTTAATTAAGAAAATTTCAAAGAAAAAAATCAAACCACAGGATTTTGCCAACTTAGAAGAACGTCTGAAGAAACAATGGATTATTAATACTGGCGCCGAGGATATGTTTGATGAGACATGGGGAATGATTCAAAGCTGCATGGCGTATGGATTTTGTAGTGCTCATGCCGCAGCGGTGTCTCTTGACATGTGTTATGGAGCATATTTGAAAGTAAATTATCCATTGGAATATTATAGTGTATGTTTCAATAATTATGCAGATGATCAGGTTAGAACTAATAAATTAAAAAAAGAACTTGAATATTTTGGCATTAAATTGAGCGATATTAAATTTAGACATTCGACATCTAAATATTCTTATAATAAAAAAGAGAATACGATTTATAAAGGAATGTCTTCAATTAAATATATCGGAGATAATGTCGGAGATGATTTATATTTATTAAAAGATAATCAATATGAAACTTTTATTGATTTGTTGATTGATATTAAAAACACATCTGTTAATTCGAAACAATTAGAAATTCTTATTAAATTAAATTTCTTTTCAGAATTCGGTAAGATCAATACTCTCCTTGCGCAAGTTGAATATTTTGATAAGATTTACGGCAAAAAACAATTCAAAATTGATAAACTAGATGAACTAAATATCCCAAAAAACATCGTACAAAAACATTGTAAAAAACAGACTGAAAAAATCTGGAAAGATTTTGATTCCGTTGAATTGCTTAAAGATATAATTTCTAATGTGGAATATCAAAAAACATCTATTATAGACATTTTGAATTATCAGCAAGAATTATATGGATATGTTTCATATGTTCAACCAGATGCCAACAAACGTTTATATTATGTATCCGTTATCAATTCTACGAAATATCTTACAACGGCATCTCTTTACGAAATCTATAGCGGTAAAACACGAACAGTCAAAATGTGGACAAGTCAATATAATCGTAATCCATTCGAACTTGGTTCAATTCTATACATAATTTCCCTGGAAAAGAAAAATAAAAAAGAACCAACGGGCGAGGTCGATCCCAAAACAGGAAAGAAAATATATAGGGAAGTTCCGGATAAATTCGAATTTTGGCTTGGAAAATTCACAGTAAAAAATAATGTAGAGGAGGTGGTTCAAGATATTTAGCAATTACAAATATACAGATAAAGAGATGGAGGAACTAATCTCCTCCATCGTTATTCTGATCGATACGAGGGAAAAATCGTTCTCTCACATCACTGATTATTTCGATAGAAAAGATATCAAATATAAAAAGAAAGCACTGGCATATGGTGATTATAGTTTTATGCTTGAACAGAATGAAAAGCTTTCTATTCCAAGACCATTATATTTTGATAAAAAGATTGTTGTGGAGCGCAAGGGCAGTCTGGAGGAAATTAGTGGTAATTTGACAAATGGCAGAGATAGATTTGAGAAGGAACTATGTTTGGCACCAGAGAATAAAGTACTGTTGATTGAAAATGGTTCTTATGCCGATATTGCATCTGGGAATTATGATACTCAATATAATAAGAAATCATTTTGGGCTTCGCTGCATTCTATATGGTTTAAGTACAATATTCCAATCTTCTTTATGCCAGACAATAAATATTCTGGATTATTTATCAGAGGATACTTTGAATATTACTTAAAGAATTTATTTAAATAGGAGGAGAATATATGTTTACAGCACAAGAAGCAAGAAATATCTCGAACAAAGCATACAAAGAGCAAATAGATGCCGAATTAGCGTCTATTATGCCTGAAATCGAGGCAGCAATGCGCAAGGGTGAATACAGTTGTTGGATTGATGAAACTAACATTTCATCAGCCACAATTGCTTACCTGAAAGAACTGGGATATAAAATTACATCTTCAACACAGTATAATGAAACAGAATATAAGATTGCGTGGTAGGAGAATAAAAATATGAAGTTAAGTGAAATGGCTGAATACATTGCAGACAATTGTCCAGAATCTAATATCGCATATAACAACGATGTCATAAAGGGATGCAGAGAAGAGTGGTACGAAGAAAGTCTTATCGATCCACTGCTAGATTTTTACATGCACGAAGAATTAGGTCTATGCGGATGTGGAAATCCAGAATTTACATATGAGACGATAAGAAGATATCTAAGTATACGAAACGAATTTACAATATCAAAAATTGATTATCATGAGGTTATTGGTAGATACAAAAATGATCTTTTGATTGATTATAATAAAGACATTCAATATGGTCTGTTACAATTCATGATGTATATTCTTGATGACAAAGATTTTACAACACACGGGAGTGGTATTGGTGGATGCTGGTTAACTAAAAAAGGACAAAGATTATTGACAGTTTTGGAAGCATGGAGAACACGAGAAGATGAAGAATAATTTGTCATGATAATAAAAGATGGAAGGCTGATGAGCTATGGCAGTATATGTGACTGGTGATATACATGGAGATCCTACCAGGTTAAGTAAAAATAGTTTCTACGAACAAAAGAATTTTTCTAATAACAAAGATGAAAATGTAGTTATTATTCTTGGAGATTTCGGTCTTGTTTGGAATAGAGATAAGGAAAGTAAACAAGAAAAGTACTGGTTAGATTGGCTTAACAAAAAACCGTTTACAACAATATTTGTAGATGGGAATCATGAAAATCACAAAAGACTTTCAACTTATCCTATAAAAGAATGGCATGGTGGCAAAGTACATGAGATAAGAACCCATGTATTACATCTTATACGAGGAGAAGTATTTACAATTGATGAAACAAAGTTCTTCGCTTTTGGTGGGGCAAGCAGCCATGATATTCAAGATGGCATTCTTGATTGCAATGATTCTAATTGGCAGGAAGAAGCAAAGAAACTTGATAAACAAGGTAAATATATGTATCGTGTTAAGGATTTATCTTGGTGGGAAGAGGAATTGCCAACTGATGAGGAAATGCAGCATGGAATTAATGTATTAAAAGAGAATAACAATATGGTCGATTTTATTATCACCCACAGTCCTTCGACGTCAGAATTATATCTTATGCGTGGTAATAATTTATATGAACCAGATGTCCTTACAAATTATCTAGAAGATATAAAAGTTACGACAAAATATAAAAGGCATTTATTTGGACATATGCATATGAATAAAGCTATTAATGACAAAGATATTTGCTTATACGAACAAATTGTTAGACTATTATAAGGGAGCGATTATTTAATGTGCAGATATTGTAACTATGAATCTGATGATAATCGAATTTTTATCGATCCACTGACTAATGAATACTATTTGGATATCAATTATTGCCCATGGTGTGGAAGAAAACTGACGAAAGAATGAGATATCGTTATGGAAAAGAAAATTATTGACTATAGAAAAAAACATAGACGATGTAAATACTGTAAATATAGTGTGCTTGTAATACCAAAGGATATGTATACACCAGACTACTATGTATGTAAAGCGAAAGATAAAATTATAGAAGATTGGTTTGTCGAGTATTTACCAAGAATATTTTGTTCATGTTATGAATTAAAATAAATAATGTGTGGTGGCGGAATACGTAGACGCTAATGACAGATAGGTTGCTCTAACGGTTCAATTCCGTCGGTATCTGAAACAGTGAAATAGCTGATGATACTGGGTCTGATTAGGCAGAAGGGAGTGAGTAGCTATGTATGGTGAAAATCCATACCCACATATTATAGAAAAATTGAAAGGAAGAAACTAAAAGATGAATAAAAAATTAGAAAATAAAGCATTAGAGATTATTCAGAAATTGCGAACATATAATCCTGTAGCAGGTGACGATCCAAGATGGTTTAAACAGTGTCTGGAAGATTTAGAAGATACAATTATTGATGATGTATTTTCGCCAAAAGAGCGCGAAAGATTGAAACGCATTGAAAATCGTAAAAAGCTTGGCACAAATATGGATAATACACTTTATGTTAATATGAATAAAAATGATATTCAAATTGCAGTTTCTGCACCACAAGCTGAAATCGTATATTCAAAATGGTGTTCTAAAACAGACGCTGCAGCAGAGATTATTATAGAAATGTGTTCCAGATATGGTGTAAAACAGATTTTCATTCAAGATGATCATTTTGGAACTAATCTTCTCGATCTACTTAGTCAAAAAGGGATGGATGATTCTATGGATATCGTCAAATTTAATTATAGGGAAGTATAAAGTATCTTAATTAAGTGTGTTCACATCTAGAGAAATTCATGAAAGATAATTAAGGAATCTTGATTTATTGAGGATCTGAAAAAATGGAGACAGTAGAAGATTATGAATAGAGAAATACTTTTTAGAGGGAAACGTGTCGATAATGGTGAATGGGTAGATGGATATTTGTTTGACGATGGTTATCAAAAACCTAGGCACGTTTTTGTCGGTGATTTGGTGATTGCCGAGTATAATGGAATGGCTTGTGACGAATGGGATATTGAAGGCATTGGGTTTTATGATGTTGACCCGAATACAGTTTGCCAGTACACAGGATTAACAGATAAGAATGGTAAGAAAATCTTCGAGGGAGATATATTAAGAGGATTTCAATATCCATTCTGCTATGATGGGGAATATAACTATTATGCAGAGATTATTTTTGCGAATTGTTCTTTTATGACTTACACGCATAAAAATCCATTGTCTTATGTTGTAGGAATATCTGATGGGAACACAGAGTTGATGGAATGCTGGGTAAGTGAGGATTGGGAAGTCATTGGCAATATTTATGACAATCCTGAACTGTTGGAAGATGAAAATGAAAAAACGTGAGATAACAAAGGAGGAGAAAAAGAATGATGAAATATAAAATTGGAGATAGAGTGAAAATCAGAAGTGACTTAACATTATCGGAACTGTATGACGGCTACAGCGTACTTGATGAAATGATAAAGAAAAATATTGCAACAATTACATTCGTTCATGATGATTACTATGAAATTAAAGAAGATGCTTTCTGCTGGACAGATGAAATGTTTGAAGGATTGGCAGAGGATGAATTGACAGCAGAAGAAGCAATCATTTTGTATAGTAAGATGTGCGGATCTCTGGTTTGCGAGAAGTGTAAATTGGACGAAGAAAACAATGAAACAGGATTTGCTTGCAGAAAATTCATGAGAGAACATCCTGACAAAGTAATTGAAGTTCTCAAAGACTACAAGAAGAAAGAAATAGAGACTGAAATTGTAGATCTTATTAAGATTATGAAAGAAGTGTGCGATGACGAAACATGTATATATGCTTATGAAATTGACGTAAATAAGGAAGATATTAACGAGAAAATGAAAGAGTTTGTAAAAAAGTATTCTAACGAACAAAACGGAAAAATTTACGCCAAATATGAGCGTATTTGTAGAGTAAAAAGTTAATGAAACGTCCGTTTCGTGAGGTGAATATATGGCAGTAAAAGTTAGAGAGATATTAAACGAATATGAAATAGAGGAGATATTAACTGAATATCTTGGTGCATTTGATTCAATGTTGCAAATAATCGATACGGACGATGGCGAAAAAGTAAGAGTTGTAATATTTGATAAATACGATCATTTATGAATTAATGGCACAATAGAAAGAGAGTATAGTATGGATAAAACAAATTTTAAATTTATTAGATTAAATAGTCCAAACAAATTTAAAGATTATTGGTTTAAAACCGACAAAATCTCTGATAAAGAATTATCACAGAAATATATGGAACAAGGTATGGTGGGAGTGGCAGGTGTTATCTACTGTAAAGACAGTGGAGAAATTGGAATACAAAGAATTTTTCCATTCAATTTTGATGTTGTTGTAGTAAATAATCCGGAGTTAAGGAGTATCTTAGAAGAACTAATAGAAGAATTGTGAGTTTCATAAGGAGAATAAATTGGACAAACTATTAATTATATTTTTTGTAATACATGTAATTGGTACAATAGCAACGATTGAATTTCATTATAAGAATGGGACTCTGGAGTGGGCAAGTAAACATGGTGACAGGGTAAGATTTTCAACGCCAGCAGATGTTATCATGAACGACTGTATATGTTGGGAAGTTTATCTATTAATGCGAATAATTGATTTTATTACAGATTATATAAATATAATTTTTGAAAATAATTTTAAAGAAGGGAAGAAAATGAATGCGGAAAATACAAACTGTCCAAGACCAGGTGAACAATGTGATGAGTTTATGTATGGAAGTTCTGTAGATAGTACGTACCAATTTGATATTGGTACATGTGAATTCTGTAGTGACTTTATGGCAGAACCAAAGCTAAAAGAAATAAATATGTACGAGGGTAGTTCTTCAAATGGGGAATTTGAATACAGACTTGATATTGAAAGACCTGACGGCTTTATCCCAAAAAAATGGAGAAGTAAATCATTAAAAATAAATTATTGTCCTATATGTGGAAGAAAGTTAAGTAATGCCTAGTTTTAATTTACAATACAGATTAGCTTGTCTATATATGGGAATGACGGAAAAATATGATAGATCATTAACTGATGTGAGAAGCAGATATGATCCAACAGAAGCATTTTTGTATTGTAACGATATACGTTCAGAAAGTAATAGATATGCTGCTTTTGTAAGAAATAAAATTATGAAAGATTATTGTATTCTGTGGAAAGAAATACAAAGTGAAATTCGCAGACATAATACTTTTTCTTCACAGAATTGGATTGATGAATATGAAAGGATTTGGAAGTAATGGAGAATATGCCAGAGGACAGATATACTTGTAAATGGTGTTGGTATTGCGAATGTAATGAAGAAACTACAGGAAAAGCAATATGTTCTTTAGATATTGGTGAACTTGTAAATATAAGTGATGGATGTTGCTTTGCATTTGAGTACGACCCAGATTTTGTGAGGTATTAATAATGGAATATTCAAAAGAACTAACAATTGCTATCAACAAATATAATGACAATCTGAAATCTATCGCAAATAAAATCTTAAATCTCCAACTTGATTTTAATGACACAGAAATAGAAATGAAGAACCTGTATGGGTTGGAGAATAAATTATCAGTTATTAATAGTATTAAAGCACGAAAAGAGAGTGAAAGACTATTAAAAGAAGTGATTAATGAGTATGGATATATTTTGGAGAGAAAGATTAGAGGTGATGAATCATGAAACTTATTATAGATGAAATGTCTAGATGTGTAAGTGAATGTCCTTTGTCAAGAACGGAATGTGGTAGCGATTGGTTTTGTAGTAAATATAGATCTGAGTGCAATGTAGACATGTGTGACCTGTTGAAACCAATTACAGATTATGTTCTTGAGGAACGTGTTGCAAAAAATATTACTAAGAGAACTCCGTCGGCAGATATTAGAAAGCGTTGAAATCACTCTTTCATTTGGAAAATTTAAGGAGATAATAATATGATTAGTATGCACGAAGATTATAATTATCACGATATTTTCAAAGAATATGCAGAAAATATTTCGGGAAAATGGTTTAAAGAAAACTATCTTCAGATTGTTGGAACTAAAATTGTAGATGATTATATGTATGTAAAAGGATTTGATGGTGGATTTCCACATGCAAGTGCTTATGTAAAAATTGACATGAAAGAGAATAAGATTGTTAATTATTATGATGCATATAACTGTCCTGTTAAAGTAAAGGATGGGATATATGAATAAGGTAATTTTATTAGTGTTTTGTCATTTGGTTGGTGATTATGTTTTACAAAGCGACTTTATTGCAAAAACTAAAGGAAGTAATTGGTATCATTTGTTCGTACATTGTGCGTTGTATTGTTTACCATTTTACCTTGTTTTTGGATTAACATGGCAGCTTGGAGTTGTATTTTTGACGCACTGTATTATTGATCCGCTAAAAGCAAGATACCAAAAAATATCATATGTAACCGATCAAGTTTTGCATTATTTGGTATCATTCGTTTATTTTTTATAGGAGAATAAATGGGTAAAGCAAAAAGAAAAATGCGTCCTCAGCCTCCTTGGTGGTGGACATTAGACAATGATAACTGTTGGTTTTGTAAAAACAGAAACAATTGTGGTAACTGTAAATTATTAAAGGAGCAACGTGCAATCGAAAGAAAGAAACGAGGTGAGTAAAACTATGAAACATGATAAATTTACAATTACAACAAAAGAATTAGATTTTATGAAACTGAATAAAAAGATCCACACTTATGAACTTGAGAACGGATATAAACCATATTTGTTTATGAATGAAGATACAATTGACGAATTAGTAAACATAATTGGACTTTCTTGTGACGAATTAACAGGCGTTCTGTTAAATGGTTTGCGCGGAACATATTGTGGAATGAAAACCTTTTGTGATGATACAATGCAATTTGGAGATGTAGAAATGAGGTGAGAATTATGCATTATAAAACACCGTATATAACAGGTTTTATTGATAAGTATACAGTTCCAATAAATCATGATATCGATTTAGACAGTATAAAAATTTACAAAAGAAACAAAGATAGAACATTAGGTGAAATGGTTTATAACTTTAAAGTAGATTGTAATTCTACGCCAGCAACAATTTTTGTTGAAGATTCTTTTGGACAAGAATATTTTTTAAAATATTGTTATTTGACAGAATGTATGTCATTCAAAAAAAATAAAATTAAACTTATAACAGCAGATGGTTATGCAGTTCTTCGTTATGAAGATTTCATTAGAGAGGGGCATAGAATTGATTATTATGATTGGATTGATCTCCTGAAATATCTAGGATATGAAGTAGAATATAAAGAGATTTCTGATGAAGAGGTGGAGGAATTGTAGTAAATGGCAGTAATTGAAGTGTGTGATATTTGCAGAAAAGAAATATCTAAAAGTAATGGAATTACACTAGATTGTTCCGATTGGAATGGATGGGACTATCCTGCAGGAGTGCCTATAAGAGCAGAAAGAAATTATAAAGTAAGAATTTGTGGCAAATGTAAAGATAATATTATTAAGTACTGTAAAAGAAATGCGGTGTAAAAGATGAAGAAAATTAAAGGTTTAATATTTGCAACAGGTTTTGTATTGTGCGGATTTGTTATTGGAGCATGTGGAACTTCTGTCGAAGCAAAACAAGATAAACCATTAAAAATATGGTTTGAGAATCAAAATGGAAAGATGGAAACTTATCAGCTTGTAGACGAAGAGACAGGAGTAAATTATATTGTCGTGTCTGGTGAACTTTATCAGAAAGGGATTGGTACTGCAATAACTCCAAGATTAAAGGCTGATGGTAGTTTGTATATGAGCAAATAGCATGAAATGAAATGAAATATGTTTTTCAACTGGAGGTAAATAGCTATAAATAAATTTACAGAATTTCAACAACTAAAGATTCTTCCACGCGATAATCTCTCCAAGCATGATTATATCAAACGGCATTTTTATCAAAATAAATTAACAAAAGAACTATATGACAGCGAAGAATTTTCGGATGATCAGCTCTTATATATTTTCAATAATAATACATTAAAAAGACTTGGGTTTCCTCTTAAGCGATGTGGCAAGAAAAGAAAAATGCAGAGGAAAAAACGTATTATTTGCAATCCGGTATTTTTCGATATCGTATACAAAACTATGGAAAAGGCTTGGGAGCAGTATACACTGGCAGGATTGATCGATCCTTCTAAAAATTTTGTTGATTGTAAAGATCTTCATTTGGGAGATAAAAATATGTTTGTAGGAGAAATAAATGGATAAAGAAGTTATTTGCGAAGTATTATCTCGTCTGATTGGTTATACGATGCCATGCGGAGATAAAGACGTAGATACAGTGCGTAGGATTAATAATTATAATCTTGTCTATGTTACAAAACAATGTGTTGAAACATTAATTGAGAATGCTGCTTATCAAAATGATATTGGTGAAGATTCTAGAAGTGCATTAGAAATGATTCATAATATGACTAAAGCAAAAGGGGAATAAGCGTGTGAGTCAGATTATTACATATTTAAAGTGTGATCGCTGTGGTAAAGAATATAAAGATATTTATGTCAGTTTTGGACATCCTGAGAAAGATCTTGTCTGGAAATGGAAATGTGATGGCTGCAAACATGTTAATGAAAAACTAATTAAAGCTTGTCCACATAAAGAGATTGATTTTATAGCATTAAAAAACTTGGATTTAAATAAGGAGATAACAAGATGATAGAATATAAGATTGGTCAAAAAAGAGTTTATCAAGTGCAACATAAAATTAAAGAGATAAGAGAATAAGTAATTAGATTCATTAATCTTGATCAAACTAATGAATCACTAATGCGGTGAAAAGAACTGAAAATCTGAGATGATGAAAAGGTAAAGGTGAAGGCTGTTAGCAATATTTCAGTCAACCGATGAGCGTATGAGTTGAACCTGTGCATTCAGAATATAATACTCTGGAACAAACCGCAACCCTCATGAAGTCAGGGATAAGGATGCTCTCATGAAGTACGGAAATGAACGTGCTTCTAATTATGAAATTAATTTTTTATTTTGTTTTCAAAATTCACTTGAAAATCAATGAAAAATTAAATTAAATAGGAAAGGATAAAACATAGTCTCATGAGTAAGCTGCGCAGCACTTGTGGTACATAACATGTGTGATATGCATTTATTGCATGAAGAACCATATAAGATTGCAATAATAGATGCTGATTTAATTGGTAAGAAAAATCACAGATTTCCTAACTTAGCATGTATGAAGATCTCCGGTTATTGGAAGGATAAAGATGCTAATGTTGAATTAAAGATGGATTATGAAAATCTTGAGTATTATGACAAAGTTTACATATCAAAAGTTTTTACAGACACACCAATAGATGAAAGTATTTTAAAGTTAGAAAACGTTGAGTATGGTGGAACTGGTTTTTATTATGACAAAGCCCCAAGACTTTCAGAAGAAATAGAACATCATATGCCTGATTATCATTTATATGATGGTTGGGTAAATGAACAGTTGGAGAATGGTGTATCTAAGACAAACCTAAAATATTATACAGATTATAGTATTGGTTTTACAACAAGAGGATGCTTTAGACAATGTGAATTTTGTGTAAATAAAAATTATAAAAAAGTAGAATGTCATAGTCCATTATCAGAATTTGTTGATCCAACAAGAAAGAAGATTTGTCTATTGGATGACAATATTCTTGGGAGTCCGTGTTGGAAAGAAATATTTACAGAACTTCAAGCGACTAAAAAACCGTTTCAATACAAACAAGGTATGGACGAGAGATTGCTTACAGATGAAAAATGCGAAGTGTTATTTAACAGCAAATATGATGGAGATTATATATTCGCATTTGATAATGTAGAAGATTATGACATTATACATAAAAAACTACAACTATTAAGGAAGTATACAGATAAATATCCCAAATTTTATGTATTCTGTGGTTTTGACAGAAATAACAAATGGGATGATGAGTTTTGGAAACAGGATATTTTCGATATGTTTAAACGTATTGAATTATTAATGCAGTATCATTGTCTTCCTTATATAATGCGATTCAATAGATATGTAAAATCCCCATACCAAGGAGTATATAAAACTGTTGCAGCTTGGTGCAATCAACCAAGTTTCTTCAAAAAGAAAAGTTTGAGAGAATTTGGTATTGAAAGTTTAAAAGAACAAAAAGCAAGAAATAGATATATTACAGAATTTGAAAAAGAATTTCCTGAGTTCCAAAAGTATATGGACATGAAATGGAAGTAGATGATAAATAAATATATGAAATTTTGGTTTCATTTATCTTTACTATTATAATCAAAATAAGGTAATACACTGAGGAATCGACTATGGAAGAAATTATTGAAAAATTAAAAGAATGGGTCAATAAAAACTATGATCCATATGCATGTGGATTTACACCACAGCGTTCAGAAGGAAATTATTATGATTGTTTCTTTGATGGAGAATCTTGTGGCACATCGTATGCTGCATATGAAGTAGGACAAATCTTAGGTTTGGAGCTTGCTCCACCAGAAGATGACGGAGAGAATAATGAATATTAATTGTTGCATGAATGAGCGTGTATGTGGTGGGATTACCATGATAGACCCAAAATCAAAGAAAAAAATAGGTTTCTTTGATGACATACAAGAGATCAATATGACACGAAATACGATCGAACAATGTCATGATTATATAAGATATAAACCAATCATTACAAAAGATGAAAGAATTCTTTCGTTTTCAGCAAATACATCAAAGATTAATCCAACAATTCTTGGTGCTGATTTTTCTAAGACGCCAGATCAAGTTAATATTTTGTATGTCAAGAAAATCCAAGCAAGAAAACATCATAAGAAGAGAATTAATAAAAAATGGCTTAAACGTTATGGGTATAAAGAGCAGTTATTCAATTTAGGACGATGGAATTGTAAATCAACTGATCAATTTGGTGAAGAATATAAATTTACAAGAAAGGTAATAGATGATGCTAATTCCGACAGTACCAGCAAAAGAATTTGAAAAATTCGGATTTAAAAAATGTAAAGGAATGCCAAAAGATACAGAGTGTTATTATCTTTGTGTAGCACGAGGGTCTAAGATGCTATTTGTTAGTAATATATATTTTGGAGCAAATGATTGGATAAAGGACGATCCAAGAATCCACAAAAATGCCAATTGCAGATATAGCGATAAAAGAGATTATCTTGATATTGTTTATGAATTAATTAAAAAAGATATGTTAAAAAGCAGTTTTGAAAAAGGGTGAAATCTATGAAAAACGATGAGTATAATTTAAGTCATGTTTATGATGAAGCAATTAGATTACATATGGAATATCTCCCACATATGCGAGTAGGTGAATTTTGGTGGAATTTCAAAATGTGGTGCAGCCTTAAGGAACCAGATTTATTCTATGTAGAAGATGATCAAATTTTAGAATATATGGAAGAATTTTGTAAAGAGGAGAGTGAGAAATGGATAAGATCAAACGAATGAAAGAGCTAATTCATGATTTGAATAAGGCGTCAAAAGCATATTATACTGGAGAACCTATTATGTCAGATTATGATTGGGATCGGAAATATGAAGAACTATCTCAGTTAGAAAAAGAATTAGATATTGTTTTGAATGATAGTCCTACTCTGCATGTTGGATATAAAGTATCCAAAGAATTAAAAGAAGTACGTCATAATCATTCTATGCTTTCTCTTGATAAAACAAAAAATGTAAATGAGCTAAAACAATTTGCAGGAAATAAAAATTGTTTTCTGTCTGTCAAATGTGATGGCTTAACTCTATCATTATACTATAAAAACGGTAAATTAATTGTAGCAGAAACCAGAGGTGACGGCGAAAATGGTATATCTGTATTAGAGAATGCACTAACAATTCGAAACATTCCACAGACGATCCCATACAAAGATGAATTGATTATTGATGGTGAAACTATCATTGGATGGGAAACATTTCGACAAATTAATGAAGAACTTCCTGCAGATAAAAAATATAAACATCCAAGGAATTTAGTTTCTGGATCATTGCAGCTGCTAGATAGTTATGAAGCGTCTAAACGTAATATGAGATTTATTGCATGGCGTGTTATTAAAGGATTTTATCATAAATCGGTATCTTTGGACTTAAAAGAAGCTGAACGAAATGGTTTTGAAGTAGTTCCGATGATTACATATTCAAATAATACCGAAAATAATCTATCAAAGCAGCTCGAACAACTTCGTACAATGGCAGATGAACACAATATTCCATATGATGGAGCAGTTATGGCAGTCGATGATTATAACGCTGCAGAGGCAATGGGAAGAACAGACAAATTCTTTCGACATTCTATGGCTTATAAGTATGAAGACGAGCTATTTGAAACAGTGTTAAGAGACATTGAATGGAATACTTCCAAAACAGGCCTGATTAATCCTGTAGCAATTTTTGATCCTGTAGATATGAATGGAGCAGTTACAACCAGAGCAACACTTCATAATATTACATATATTAAAGATATGATGCTTGGAATCGGAGATCGTATTAGAGTATATCGTTCTAATATGGTTATTCCAAAAGTACACGACAGTATTGACAAGAGTGGTAATTTTGATATTCCTGATAAATGTCCAGTATGCGGCGAACCAACTAAAATCATTAAAGAAAACGATTCAGAAGTTCTATGGTGTACAAGCCCTGAATGTAAAGGTAAATTACTTGGCAAACTAACTCATGCGGTAAGTAGAAACGCTCTAAATATTGATGGTTTATCTGAAGCAACAATTCAAAAATTCATTTCTTTAGGATGGTTAAATTCTATCCAAGATATCTATTATCTAAATACACATGAAAAACAAATGAAAACTCTTGATGGGTTTGGTTCGAAATCAGTTTCTAAATTATTCCAATCAATTGAAAAAAGTAGAAATACAACGTTAGATCGGTTCCTTTATGCGCTCTCAATTCCACTTGTTGGCAAAACAGCAAGCAAAGCTATTGCCGAGGCGGAAGATTATCAATTCGAATCTTTTATGCGTGATATGACGCATCCAGGAGCAAAATTCTTCTCTCATATTCCTGGCATTGGCGATTCTATTATTAACTCACTCGATGAGTATTTTAATAGAGAATGTAGTAATGTATGGGAGCTTGGCAAGGAATTCACCTTTGAAACACCAAAGAAAGTATTTCTCAGTATAAACAGTGGAAAAGATTTGACGGGGCAAACGTTTGTAATTACCGGCAGTTTGAAACATTTCGAAAATCGAGATGCATTTAAAGAGAAAATTGAATCATTGGGTGGGAAGGTATCTGGTTCAATATCGAAGAAGGTTACTGCATTGATCAATAATGATGTTAATTCTACGTCAAGTAAAAATACAAAAGCAAAGAGCATTGGTGTAAAAATTATGAGTGAAGATGAATTCCTAGAATACATCAGCTAAGAAAGAAGGTGAAAAATATGAATGATCACAAAATTAAAATCTGTCTTAAAACAGTAAACAATGCAAGTTTATTCGTAGCTAAATGTGGAGAATATAAAGATTGGGACATCAATTATATTCACGGAAGACTTGTTCTTGATGCCAAATCTCTGATGGGTGTACTAAGCGTTGCGATTGACGCACCTGCGTATGTAGAGATTTTAACAGATGATGAAAAAGTTCTTGATAATTTTAAAAATGATATGACATTATGGGAGGTATAAAAATGGGAACAATTACAATTTTACCAGAAACACCAAAAGATCCACTTGCACTAATTGGCAGAAGGGCTGGAATCTGCTGGAACGCTGATATTATCAATGAAGAAAAAAATATCAAACGAGGCATTGACTGTATTAAATCAGGACATGGAAGAACACTTGAATTTGTAGATGTTCATATGATTATTGATGGATTTTCTGCGAGGGTTATGCGCGAATATTATCGTCATGTCGGCGGTATGACACCATATTTACAGGCATCTACTAGATATATCAATTATAAAGACTTTGATATTATTGTACCAAAATCAGTCAAAAAAGATACAGATGCTTTGGTTGAATTTAACGCAACTACTCGTCAGCTTAGAGATTCACTCGTCAAGCTTCAAAATATGGGGGTACCAAATGAGGATGCAGCAAATCTTCTTCCACTTGGTATGACGACAAAATGTGTAGAAAAACGTAATCTCAGAAATCTGATGGATATGAGCCATGTAAGAAAATGTAGTCGTGCATATTGGGAATTTAGACAAGAACTATTTCCTGCTATTGAGAATGCATTAAAAGATTATTCTGAACAATGGGTATGGATTGTGGATGAACTATTTAAGCCAAAATGTGAAGTGATGGGATATTGCGATGAAACAAAATCATGTGGAAGAAAACCAAAACGAGAGGAGTGATTCCTTTTGCACACACTATATTGTATCCTTGGTAGAACTTCTTCTGGCAAATCCTCTATTACCAAAGAAGCTGCTAAGAAATTAAATATGACGGTTCTTAAGTCTTATACAACCAGATCGATGCGACCAGGCGAAACAGTTGATAATTCAGATCATATTTTTATTTCATCTGATGACGTTGAAAAATATAAACCAAACATGGTGGCATATACAGATCGAGTTGGATATTGCAGTTTTGCAACAAAAGAGCAAATCTTAAATTCTAATTTCTATATCATTGATCCAGTCGGATTATATACACTTAAACTCAAAACAAGAGATATAGATGTCCGTCTAGTATCTATCTATATTACAACCCCATATACAACTGCAGAAGAACGTGCAAAGAAACGTGGCGACTATGATTCATGGAAACAGAACTATGCTGCGGAAAATGATTCGTTTAGCAATTTTGAAAAATCTAATCTAATTGATTATCGTGTTCTCAATGACAGGTCATTGGAAACTTCTGTAGAAAAAATGATAAACATTATTCGAAAGGATTGGAATAAAAACAATGTATAGACCAGATATTAAAACGATCTATATTGACTTCGATAATACGCTAGTGGACACGATCAAAACGATTGTGTCCATATACAACGAAGACTTTGAATATTATAAGAAATTCCATCATGTTAATTGGTGGGAGATTGATTCATATGATTTTAAGGAATTAGCCTGTACATCTAAAGAATACATTAATACATACTTTAACACACCACGATTCTTTCATGAGCTGGAATTTATGCCAGATGCACATGAAATTATTGATGAACTTGGAAAAGTATATCAGGTAAAAATTGTTAGCATGGGTTACTCTCCAAACTTAAAACAAAAAGAAAAGTGGATTAATCAGTATCTTTTCTATCCAGAATTTATTGGTGTAAATATGAAAAAATACAAAGATAAATCACATATAGATATGAGCGATGGCATTCTTATTGATGATTCAATACACATGTTAGAAACAAGCAATGCTCAAGAAAAATATTGTTTCGGAGATATTTATAGTTGGAACAAAGATTGGACTGGAAAGAGGTTAATGAATTGGACGGATATTGCACATTTATTATTATGAAAGGAAGAAAATTAGACATTGTATATTGGAACAAGCGGCGAGCTATGCCGTACACTAAAACAAATGGGAGATGATTTTATTACTGTAGAAATCGAAGGACAAGACAGAGAATATATCATTGAAGCTGTAACAAGACAATCAAATTACAGTGAATCGCCTTGTAGCCATATCTGTATTAAATGCAGAGATGGTGGTCAAGGATATATCAAGCGCTAAAGGAGAAATTTGTTATGAATGTATTAAGTTTTCTTATCGGAATGGTGATAGGCAGTGGTGTTGGAATTTTTGTCACATCATTATGCATAGTATCAAAAATGGCGGATGAACAATCAGCACAAGACTGTGATGGTATTCATTGTAGATACGCGAAAGAAGAGGAGGAGTCTAAGGAATGAAGGTAGTAAAACGTGATGGGCGAAGTGTTGTTTTTGATAGAGATAAGATCAAAAATGCAGTATTAAAAGCATTTGAAGAAGTTGATGGTGAAATTACACAAGAATCCAAAAACAAATCTTCTGATATCGCTTCGTATATTGCCAATCAAGAAAAAGAAGAACTTTCTGTAGAAGAAATTCAGGATATGGTTGAAGAAAAACTTATGCAGAGTCGTCGAAAAGATGTAGCAAAAGCTTTCATTTTATATCGAAATGACCGTACAAGAATCCGTGAGAATAAAACACAATTAATGAAAGATATCACGGAAAAACTTATGGCAACAAACGTCCAAAACCAAAATGCCAATATCGACGAAAAATCTTTTGGTGGAAGAGTTGGGGAAGCCAGCGATGTTGTGTTAAAGAAATATGCACTAGACAATTGTATGTCCAAGATGGCACGAGAAAATCATTTAAATAATGAGGTTTATATCCACGATTTAAATTCTTATGCAACTGGAATGCACAACTGTTTAAGTATTCCGTTTGATAAATTATTAAAAAATGGATTTAATACTCGCCAAACAGATGTAAGACCAGCGCAATCAATTAATACGGCATTTCAACTTTTGGCTGTTATTTTTCAGCTACAAAGTCTACAAGAGTTTGGAGGAGTATCATCTACTCATTTAGATTGGACAATGGTTCCATACGTAAGGAAAAGTTTTTATAAACATTATGTAGATGGCCTTAGATACGTTGAAGCAAAAGATGAGCAGTATATTCAACAATATGTCTATGATATTATTAATGACCCTGAATGCTTTACAGAAGAACAATCTATTGATTCAAGCTGGTGGAAAGAAAATAATAAAGCATATACATACGCTCTTGACATGACCAAGAAAGAAGTTTATCAGGCAGCAGAAGGTATGTATCATAATTTAAATACATTACAAAGTAGATCAGGAAATCAGTTACCATTTACGTCAATTAATTACGGAACATGTACTGAGCCTGAAGGACGTATGGTGACAAAAGCTATTCTCGATGTGTCTATCAAAGGAATTGGTAAGTTACATAAGACGTCTATTTTCCCATGTGGGATTTTTCAATGTATGAAAGGTGTAAACCGTAAACCAGGCGATCCTAATTATGATTTATTCCAACTTGCACTTAAATCGACAGCAAAGCGTTTATATCCAAACTATGCTAATGTTGATTGGTCTGGTAACGCTGGATATGATGTAAATGATCCAAAAACATATTTTTCAACAATGGGATGTCGTACTGCTAATGGATGGGACATTAATGGAATGGGGCAAACTAAAGATGGAAGAGGAAATATTTGTCCTGTAACAATTATTTTGCCAACACTAGCAATGGAAGCAATTGATTTAGTATGGGATAAGATTCCAGAAGAATCTAAAAATTTTATTACTGTATCAAAATATGATTGGTGTAAAAATGAAATTGTAGTAGAAGAATTTATGAGTATTCTTGATAGAAAAATTCATGAAGCAAAAGATATGCTACTTGAAAGATTTGAATGGATTTGTTCACAATCACCAGATTCTGCTAAATTTATGTACGAAAATGGCGTAATGGAAGGTTATATTCCAGAAGAAGGTATTCGATCAGCATTAAAACATGGAACTTTAGCAGTCGGACAATTAGGACTTGCTGAAGCACTTCAAATTTTAATCGGTCGCAATCAGACTACAAGTAGAGGCATGGAACTTGCGAAAAGAATTGAATCGCTATTTAAAACGAGATGCAATGAATTTAAACAGCAATATAAGCTTAATTTTGGCGTATATTTCTCCCCATCAGAAAATTTATGTCACACCGCACTGAAGAAATTCAAGGACAAATATGGTGTTATTAAAAATGTTTCTGATAAAGAGTTCTTTACAAATTCAATGCATGTTCCAGTATGGGAAAAAGTAAATCCATTTGAGAAAATTGATATTGAATCTCAATTAACAGGATACAGCTCTGCAGGTTGTATTACATATGTCGAACTCGAATCTACAGTAGACCATAATCTTGAAGCATTGGAAGATATCGTAAATTACGCAATGGATCATGATATTCCGTATTTTGCAGTTAATGTTCCAAATGATATGTGTACAAACTGCGGGCATACAGGAGAAATTGGAAATGAATGCCCTGTATGCGGTTGTACAAATATTCGAAGATTAAGAAGAGTAACAGGCTATCTCACAGGAGACTACAAGACTGCATTCAATATCGGGAAACAGCAAGAAGTAGAGTTAAGAACTAAACATTCAGGTACAAAAAAGGAGCTTTAACTTATGAATTATGCAGAAGTTTTAGATTGTGATGTTGTAAATGGTAAACAAGTTGGAATTTCATTTTTCGCACAGGGGTGTCCATCACCCCATTGCGAAGGATGCTTTAATTCTATAGCTTGGGATTTTTCTGGCGGAAAAGAGTTTGGTGAAAAACAAATCGAACATTTTCTTTCATTGGCAGGAAGAGAATATATTAAACGTATCAGTATTCTTGGCGGTGAACCACTTTGTCAACAAAATGTGAATGATATTATGACACTTGCAAAAAAATGTAAAGAAGCATATCCTGATAAGCAAATTTGGCTATGGACAGGATATTCGTTTAAGGACGTTTCTAATTATCCAATCTTAAAATATCTCGATTACATAATCGATGGAAAATTTCTTAAAGATCAAAAAGATCTTTCTATCGCGTTTCGCGGAAGCAAAAATCAAAAAATCTGGGAAAAACAAAATGATGGAACATGGCAAGATAGAACGGAGGAATTCCTATAACAAATGACACAACAACTACATAAAAACGACATTTTATACTACGCCAGAATTATGCCAACATTAGGCTTATACGATGTATACGAGCTTAAAATTCGTACTATTGATGAAGAAAATAGATGGTTCTGTGGCATGGAAAAACGTACTAAAATAGCATATCTTTTCAGCTATGATAATATTGGCGAGACGATTTTCTTTGATCGAAAAGAAGCTCTTAAAGCAGTTAAACAAGCTGAAAAGAATAAAATCCCAGTTAGCAGCGAAACACTGTACGAAGAATATTAGGAGGTGATATTACGCCAAGTCCACTAATGAAATACAAAGGTACATATCGTCTAATGGCTAATCTGGATCATGATACAAATGATTTTCCACGAGACGATAAAGGAAATCTTGATACAGATGATATCTATATCAAGTGTCAATATGGTAATCAAATATATTACTATGGCAGAAATGACCTTGTTGCATACATTCCGTCAATTGGAAGAGGTCATAACATTCTCAGAACAATTGCGTTAGATAAAATTCAAATTGAAGATAAAATACCATACGAAGAACTTTTTTCTCAACTATTATCCGAAGGAACAGTAAAACATATCATGGAAAATGATGAAGAAATTGAATTTCATTTTCATCCAAAAGACCTTTCTTATATTGCAACACTTCTTAAGGCATCCACATATGGAGCAGATATTTCACCATTCTCAACCAGAAATCTCCCAAAACAAAAATATGAAATCCCAGAATCGGATCTTGAACAGTATAAACAGGTTGTAAAAGATGTCCCAAAAGATAAATTTCTTATCATATCTCGTGCTACATCCAATTATATCTTTGAGCGTATGCAGAAAATGAAACAATATAAGCCTGATCCAATTAAAAAACTGATGCGTAAAAAGATGCTTAAGGGTAAAGAATTTATCCATTCTGAGGAACAATGGGATGATTTTCTCAAATATCTAAGTAAGGAGGTATCTATATGCTTGACTTAAACAATTATGAATTAGTAACAGATCTCTCCAATAATAAGCTCAGAAAGAATGGATTCTCCTTTGGTTGTTATCGAAGGAGCGTATATAAAGATACGATTGAGTTTCGTCTATATATTGATCTTGAGGAACAGGACGTATTCTATCAAGTGTTCGACTCAGATCATAATCAGCTCTATATTCCTTATTACAATAGAGAATATGGTAATAACAAGATTGTCAAAGAGATTGATAGAAAAATCAATCGTATCATGAAAACCATGGTGAACCAAAAAGTCTTAAAGAAAACAAAAGAAGAGGAGAATAATTCTATGGATACAGAAACAATTAAAATTAAATACTTTGCAGATATTGAACCAATTGCACCTATTCAGAATGGTGATTGGATCGATCTAAGAGCTGCAGAAGACGTACATCTCAAAAAAGGTGAATTTAGACTTATTTCTCTTGGTGTAGGAATGAAGCTTCCTGACGGGTATGAAGCTCATATTGCACCTAGAAGTAGTACATATAAGAACTTTAAAATTATGCAATGTAATTCAATTGGAATTGTAGACAACTCCTATTGCGGAGCAAACGATATTTGGAAATATCCAGCAATTGCTATGGAAGATACAGTTATTCATAAAAATGATCGTATCTGCCAATTCCGTATCATGAAGAAACAGCCTGAAATTCACTTCGAAACTGTCAAAGAACTAGAAGGCAAGAGTCGTGGCGGATTTGGCAGTACAGGTAGAAACTA